ATTCAATCTGTCAATCTTATACACTCCAACAAAAACTTCATCATCAGTATAATCTTTATCAGATATGCATGCAACAATCTTCATCCTCATACCATTTCGCAACTTGTATTCTTCGTCGACTTTCAATAGAATTCCTTTGATTGTAGGTCCTAATGGCGAAGGAATAACGTTTTCAAACATAATGATGTCGTCTTCATATATCCGAATAGGTGTTGCACCACCGAGATTTAGAGTTTGATATGGACGTCCATATTTAGGTTTAGTTATTGCATACTTGGATGCACCGTTGTCATTACGATTTTTATACCAAAAACTTTTATCATCTTGGTCAATAAACAAAGTTCGATTGAGATTGTCTATAGAATAATGTTTATTGTCATGATCGTCTTCAATTTTGATAGATGTGATACATTTAGTAAATATTCCATTGCCAAGAAGATAACGTCTAACTGGTTTGTCTAAAGGCTTTTGATATATTGTAATAACTTTGCTCATTTGAACTTCTCCTACTTCGTAGCGTTTTCAGCTATTACCAAAACCAATGCCATAAAGACGCATAGCATTACACCCAATTCAATAACTCTAATAATGACTTCTGTAGGTGCCATAATACTATCTCCTTATTTCAGAAATTTTGCAACAACTGAAGCTTCTTGAACATTGAAGCCGCCATTTGGATTTTGCAATACTATATTTTGTTTTGCTCTTGGGCGAGCACCAACGATCACATATGTAAAAGCACCAATCGTCACGGTTTTACCTAAGTCAGTATGTTTCATACCGAATAACGAAGCATGTGATTTGAAGTCTTGAGCCCATTTCATTTGTTTACCAGACATAACACCATCGCTATCATCACCTTCAGCAACAGTTGCAGCAGTGATTTTAGCTGAAAATGAATCAGCTCTAAATGAGATGTTGCCAACACCTAAAGTGATACCATGTTTTTTGGCAACTTCAGCCAATGCAGCTTCAATATCACTACGTAAGGTTTTCAGGTTTTGTTTGTCGAATTCTTTGATTTGGTTAGTCATCGTAGGTTCCTCTCTCTCATCATTGTGTGGTTTGTTTGAATATGTGTCTATTATAAACTCTCTACTTTAGATGTAAATAGCCACTATGTCAATTTTTGTGAAGTACTTATCAGTTTTCTAATTTGAGAACAACACCTTCGTCACGAACTCCATACGATGCGTATTGAGCAAAGACTTGAGCACCATCAATCATTTCAATTCGATGACCTGGAATTCGTATCGCCAATTGAATATTCACAGTTTCCAAATCAACACCATTAGCTTCAATTTGTTCAATCAAGCGTTTGATTTGTTTTGCATTCACGAACATTGTCTTATCAGCTCGAACTTGGTCAAACTTTCTTGTTTGTCCATACACTGAAATCTCAATGTCATTCTTTGAATATAAATGAGGCTTGTTATCGTCTGGGTCATAGTGCGAAAAGATACCTTTAACATCAGGTTGTTCAACAAACATATCCCATGTTGAGCCAATGACTTTATCACCTTTTTCGAATACTTCTTTACCATCGTTGTCTTTATACATTTGCTTTCCCCATAGAAAGATTTCGTTCGTGATGACTTGGCCAAAAGTAATTGCACTTTCCAACACAGCATACAAGTTCTTTAGCGGGTTCTACCCATTGTTCATATTTTGCATAATGAACCGGGTCTTTTACAAACAGTCGAGCACGATGAGTCATAATCACTCGATTTCGTAATGTTTCATCAGACCACCACAAAGGAGGGTCTTGACACATATCCGGCGAGTCAATTAGATGGATATGCTTATTGACAGCGTCAGTGTTCTTTTCGACTTTGATGCCACGATAGATACATTCTTCTCTCATTCGTTTGATGTACAACCATAAGTAGTATTCATGTCCTTTCCACATCAACACAGCAGGATGATTTTGCCATGCAATCTTTTTACCATCTTCACGAGGTTTAGCAAAAAGAACGTCCATGATTTGACGAGCTTCTTTGAACTGACTATTGAGCCGACGTTTGTCAAGAACTTCAGCAGAACCGCTAAAAGTTGTTTCACTTAGAAATGTTTGCATATTATTGTAGCAAGAGCTAAACGTACAAGCGGGACCAATGCAAGAATTACAATTATCCAAATTGCCCATATGAGCATATGTGGAAAAAATTTATCAACCATAGTTATAGCTATTTGTGCGCTAATCATAAACATAACTGCATTCATCGTATTTCTCCTCTTTCATCAGAATATGGGTCTATTGTATCTAGACTTAGAAGCAATGTAAATGGTTAGAAGTGATAACTGGTTATCAGAATTGAACTTTGGTCCATACCGCTTACATAAGGATGCTTTATGGTCTCTATATGGACCACTTCCCGGCATCGCATTCAGAAGAACGGTATTTCGTTTTGAGGTCAAGAAAACACCCGCATAGGCCACATTGTCGAGTAAGCTTTGTCTTATGTTCGCATTCATTACAAACATCAAGGCGAAGTTTTTGTTCTTGTTTGGTTAGTTTATCTGCAGTGCCTTTTAGCTCGTCTTTGACGACATCAATAACGTTGTATGACATATAGAGAGTATTTCATGAAGAAGTGAGTGAATGGAGGGGATTTCTCCCCTCCATCTCTATGACACGATTAGCCTATTGCAATAAGCTTTGGTTCTGGTTCAAGTTTGACAGGTTTAGACACATCAACGATTAGTAATCCATTGATAAGTTGGACTGCCAGTTCTGAGCCTTCTGGGATAGTGATTTCATTACGAAAATCACGTAAGCCAATTCCACGATGCAAGTAGTAAGCAGGGTCAAGTTCAGTTTTATTGACTTTCTTGCCTTCTACGACAAGCAACGATTCACGTTCAACACTAACTGTCAAATCTTCTCGTGCAAAACCAGCAACTGCGTATTCAATACGGAAATGATTTTCATCTAATCGAATGATGTTGCGTGGTGGGAAGTTTGGAGTGGTGTTGATAGATTTGTTCAAAACCTTTTCAAATGTATCAAAGATGTCATCAAATCCAACAAGGTATTGTGACAACTGTTTTGAAAAGTTTGTAGGGATGCCACGAATAGGCGCATTGATGTTACTCATAATTCTCTCTCCTTATAATAAGCGTTTGAGATATTTCTAAAAATTCGCTTCTACTACAATAGTCAGAAGCTAAGTGATTGACAGAATAAAGAACCCTTGTTCAATGTTCTATCAAATCTATTTATAGAAAATTTCTGGGTCAATAAAGGGGAGAATGTCAGATAAGTCCATCACTTTTTCTTGGTGCATATATATCAGAACATTCATAAAGAATTGACATTCTTCATCGTTAGTCATATCACAGTAAAATTTGACGCCAATATTTGCATATTGAGCAAGATAGTGGTTCAATAGAACTAATCGTTGAACCGCAAACACTGCATATGCTGCTCTATCTTCAGAAGCATTTTGAAAGATTTCGTCAAAAGATGACATATGATTAGAGCTCGAATGTCCCAATTGAAACTTCATACTTTACTCTTGGGTTATCTTCAAGAAAACGTGGAATTACATCTGAATCAATCACACTTGAAGTATAGACTTTTTTAGATTCTAATCCTAACCATGCATAAGTATAGACTCTATATCTTCGTTTTGGTTCAACAATATCATAATGACTATTACCGCCATGAGATAAAGTTTTTCCATTGATATCACATCTATACGCAACATTTGTGGGTTCTCCATCATTTCGTTTTATCAGGCCAATAAACATTGGTTCTGTAGCAAAATCGCTTTTATCTTCAAAAGCAATTAGTTTGACACGACCGTTATTAGCAGTTTGATATTCTTTACCGACTTCTAATGAAAATGACAATTTACCTGCCTTCAGTTCAACAGAAGTCTGTGCTTGGATTTGTTCTAAATCCAAATAAGTAGTATGAATAAATCTCGACATTCCTTGGTCAAGGATTCTTTTAGTTTCCGACGTAGTATCTTTTTCTAATTGCTTAGGAAAGATAACATATTTTAGGCTGTTTACTGTAATTTCAACTCTACCATCAGATGATTTTTTATCATATACAAAAATATGCGAATCATTCGCAAATGAAAAACCTATCATATCCATATTCTTACTCAAGAATATGTCGCGGCGAGTACTATAAACATTTGCCTGACCAATTTGAATTATCTTATATGGCCAATGCTCTCGATAATCATCATTGAGTCTAGTCAAAATATTTGGAACCGCAATTAATGCTGGTCTATAGATTTTACCTTTTATTGCACCCATTTTATTTTCCTCGTCTTTTTGATTTACGTTCAACAGTATCATCGATACTTATGTAGAAGTCTAACGGCTTTTTCTTTACCCATTCAACAAATCGCTGCATCTTTTCATCTGAAAGAAGTCGTTCAATTGTATGATAGTACTTTTGAAGTTCTCTTTCAGAAAAAGTAGCATGTATCATTCGATGACACACTTTATGAAGTGTTATTGTTTCTTTACCTTTGAAAGTCTTGGGAATTAGATGATGTTCATCTACCATCACATCCCCAAGAAGTCTTCCGCAAATTGAACAAACTTCATCGTCATGGCTTGACATGATTATCCATTCAATTGGGTTGTCAATATGAAACCTGATGTTTGTTCCAACCAAGTATCAGCAAGTTCTTTAGAAGCTCGTATTGGTGCAACAAGCAATTGGTTCACATACACACTCACTTCTTCAGTTTCAGGAGCTAACATTATCCATTCCATCAGTGCTTTACCAGGTTGCCCAGTTGATGGGTCACGAACAAGTGCCAATCGTAACGGACGTCTAAGTGTTATAACATCTTGCGGACCATTGATATGTTGGCCAACAACTTCATCACCATTCGCTAACTTTAGAACTAAGACTGTTTTTTGACTCATAAAAATCCTCTATGTAAATTGATTGAAGTAATTATACTCTATGTATGTAGCAATGTAAATGGTGTTTTGACATGTAGATATTTAGACAAACCAGAAGTTTGTCTTTTTCTAAGTAGTTGATTTTATTACTGTTTTTATTTATCATTATCTTCGTAACTTATTGATTTATATACTGTTTTTCAAATGCATCATTTTCCATGACTAATCACTCGGCAATTTTTGAAGAAAAATGATGATTTCTTCAAAAACTTATAAAATTAATTGAACAATGTTTTTCTTATGTGGAGGAAATACTAAAATATGTCATTTTTATGACATTTATGTGGAAGAAAAAACTGACAGACTAAGGGTATTATATATATGCAGATTTCTCTCCCATGTAGATGATAGTCTTCTTTTATGTAGTTCATAAATATTTTATTATTACACACTTTACATAATCATATGAACACTTTATTAAATCAACAACCTCCTGATGTACTTGACATTACACAAGAGAAGAAGTCAATCATTCCTCGCGAACAGTGGCCTGAGTTATCAATAGATGACTTGATTGCACAAAAGAACATCTTATATGATAGATGGGAATTCCTTCATAGTAAGGGGAACATTGGAGCAAAACAGTTTGTTGAGGCTATCGAGAAACTTGATGAATTGATTCAATCTAAATTAGTTCCAAATGAGATTTCATATTTCTAAATTAGTTATAGTATAAATAGCATTACTATTATAAGTAATGTTCAATGTGGAGAACTAATACAAGTGGGAACTTCTTTCAAACAATATCTTCATGAAAAGCAAGATTATGCTAAAATTAAAACACATCTTGAATATCATGATACATTGAACCCAAAGTTATGGGAACAGAATAAACTTAATGAACGAGTTGCAGAAGCACTTGAAAGAATTGCTCAAGAGTTTATCGAATTCTTGTCAATCCCATCAAGTTCAGTATCAGATATCATTATCACTGGTTCGAATTGTTCTTTCAACTATTCAAAACTTTCAGACATTGATTTGCATTTGATAGTCAATGAAAAGAAAGCATGTCCAGATTGTCCTGGAAGTTTCATAGAAGATTGCTTCAAAGCTAAGAAGAACTTGTGGAATAAAGATCATGATATCAAAATTCATGGTTATCCAGTAGAACTATACGCACAACCTGAAGGCGATAAACTTGTTGCTGCTGGCATTTACAGTGTTAGAAAGAAAAAGTGGATAAAGCAACCATCGTTTGGTAATCCGGTTCCACCGACATATGATGATACTTCAGTAAAGTCTAAAGCGGGTGAAATCATGGACCAAATTACTTCATTGATAGATGATAAAGTAACTGACCGTGATAGTGTGCAGATACTAAAAGACCGCATCAAACGATTACGTCAGAGCGGTCTTGAGAAAAACTCGGGCGAGTTTAGTGTTGAAAATCTTGCATGGAAAACTATTCGTAATAATGGATTTCTTGATAAGTTAGACAACTATGTCAAAAATCTAGATGACGCCAGCTTATCAGTAGAAAATTAAAGAGTTAACACTTCCCAATCATTTTTCAAATGATGACGGGCATAGAACTCTAAGTAGTTAGGTTCTTTGCCTTCATAAGCTTTCATAAGTAATCCAAAGCCAGGTAGTTCTTTGAACTTCATAGCAAACTCTTTACGTTCAAGATGACGTTCATTTCGAACAATCGTTTCTACAAAGTCAGCCATTTCAGAAACTTGACGAGTGATTTCATGTTCGATATGTTCAATCTTTTCAAGCAAATCAGGTTCGCCCATTTCTACAATGTGAGACTTCAAATCGTCAATACCTTCAGCAACAACCAGCTCTGCTACATTGCGATAAGTTAGTGCAGTCATTGCATGATGACGGTCAAGATACCATTTAGACTTTGCTTTGACCATGTCTCCATTTTCAAACTGATACACATAGCCTTCAATACCTTCAACAGATTCAAGATAAGCTTTGTCTTCAGCCCAAGTCCAATTTGTTGGAGAGTATTCACTGACTAAGTCAATTTGAAACTCTTCAGCTAAAGTCATCAAGCTCATTTTGTCTAAGTATCGACCAGTAGTATTTTCACGAACATGTAACAAAGTCAATTTGCTAGTAGGATACTTCATGACAATACGAGCATAAGGAGAAGTCAATTCAAATGTTGGCGTAAAGCCATTTGATAACATTTCCCAGCTAAATCTTCTGTCGTTTAGTGATGCAAATTGTTCAGCTTGGACTGCTCGCTCAGAAGTAAATGACTTCTTGGATTTGAACTTCATCGCGCCATTCACGATAACAGGATTGATGACAGAACCATCACGTTTGTCCATTTTGCGAACTGTAGCATTCCAAGGCAATACTTGATGATGAGTGTCAGGACGTTCGCCAACATTGAAGAACTTGTGAATTGGACGAGCAATCAATTTGCCTCGTGCATCAAAAACGATACCACGGCATTCACGAGCCCAAGGACCAGCATCGCCAGAATAAGTATCACTGTCAGAAATCATAGCACAAACAACAGTAGTGCCATTTTCTTGTAATGCAAAGCGGATTTCAGGTAAGTGTTCTACTTTTTCTCGTAGTTCATCAATGTGAGTGATAATTGGAAAGTGCATCATCGTCATGGCAAAGGCCTATCTCTATAATCGGGTTGGTGGTGTGGAAATGGTTCATCATCTGGGTTTTCATAGTTTGCTACGATTTCTTCAGATGGTCCATAACCGTTTTCTCGTGCCCATTGACGAGCACGAAGGATTTTGATTGCTAGTTCTTTTTGTTTATGGTTTGAACGGGAAAAGGTTCGTCCTACTTGAACACTATCACCAGTCTTTTCATTGGTGACTACTGTTCCTTCAAATCTAAACCCAAACCCTGAAGCTACCATTATCTAAAAACCAAATAGTCTTCATCAAGTTCAACTTGTTCTGGATAGGTTTCAAGGTCTTCACCTTGACCTAAACCATCATAAGTAGTTGAACGAGTCATAACTTCAAATTCACGAAGATTGACACCTGCATTAGCAGCGGCAAGTAGGAAGTTCAATAGGTGTTGTGCGTTCATCTTCATTCACTCTACATTTGTTTGAACATGTGTCTATTATACAACATCAATGTCAGATGTAAACGGTTATTTTTGTGAAGTGGGTATCAGATTTGACTATTCGTCACACATTTCATTCAACTTTGTCTTGAAGGCTTGATAAGCTTCTTGTCTTTGCAATCGACCTTTATTGTTTGAATAGTCACGTGAAAAAGGTTCATCTTCTTTCGAGAACTCATAAGTTCTAAATGACATAAGGTGTTTTAGTTTTTCTAAATCTTCTTCAGAATATGAACGTTGTAAGAGTGATGATTGATTAGACATATTAGTTGAATACGCTGTAAATTGAAATGCCTAAGCTGATTGAAGCCAGAATGACTGAAGCATATGCAAGAACAACCGCTATTCTGGCTTTACGTTTGACGTATTCTTGGTTAGAAAATGTTGTAGCAGCTACATTTTCAAGTGCTTCAAATTGTTCTTTAGATATTGCGTTATCGCTATAACTTCTCATATATGGTATTATCTCTCTACTATTTTAGTTTTTGAAAGTTTGAACAGTGACGAAGTTTGCTCCTTCACTATTTTGATTGGTTTGTCTATTGTAACACTTTGTTTGACTTTTGGTTTAGTTTCATTCAATTTAGCTTCGGCTACATTCACTAAAGTCTCTAAGTCAATTGATGGTGCTGGTGCTTTACGTTCTTGACGAACAGGCTTAGTAAATTGGATTTGCTTTTTAGGAGTAGGTGTAGCTTTTTCCTCAATAACTTTTTCCTCTTTATCTAATTGAATAAGGTCTTCAAACGAAAAGATTGAACTAGGCGGCTTAGGTTGTTCAACATAACGTTGAGCAGCTTGACGTAATTCATCTTGAGTAATGAAGTTTGATGTATCAGTTCTAATAGCATTATCAGAAGGAGGAGTATCAGACGTCACTTCAACTGATGGTGAATTCAAATCAATCGTTTGCGAATATGGAGTAATCACTTTACCATTCAGTACAACTTCAATTGATAGCTTTGCAGAAGTCTTACCACTAAACAGACTTGTCAAAATGGGAATAGAAGTTTCATATTCATTCGAACCACTATTCAATGTAGCGATACTGCAAAGTCTAATGGATTCACAGCAAGATAAGAATACTCGCACTTCACTTGGAGTTGCTGATGTTCCAGCAATGCTTAGACCAAATGAGACTTTGAAATCTTCACCAAGTTCTATGTTATTAGAGGCGACATTCATTCTTTACGTTCCCTTCTTAGTTTTAGATTGTTTAGTTTGATATTAGGTATTGTTTGTTCAAATTGTAGATTAGTCAATGCAATCATTGGTACAACATTATTAGCTGGATTATTCTCAATAGTTTGGCTAAAAGTTTGTCCATTCATTGTAACCGAAACGGAAATGTTGAATCCTTCTAAGTTCTGAAGAGTATCTTCTTGTTCTTCATCATCATCATCAGGTCTTCCAAACCAGTTTTGATAACGATAATGCTGAACATTCCCACCGCCAGTAACAGGTTGCGGTGGAATTGGGTTACCAAATCTTCTCCTGCAAGCCAGGCCATTGATTGTGAAAGCATTGATTGAACAAGAATTGATAGACATTTATTATGGCTTATAAGTTCTTTCGCGATAAACAGTAATAAAGAATGCGGCTGCCCATGTGCTATCTGAAACGTTCACGCATTCCAATCGTAAGAAGTATCCATGAGGAAGTTTGAATGTATCTTCGGATGCTAAACGAACTGGATGACCATTGGTTCCAAGCACTGGCATTCTATTAATGAACCGGTGGATTATCGATTCATTGACAGACATCTTATACCCACCTGTCTTAGTAAAATTAGGACGTAACCCATTAGTTTCATCATAATCCCAATCGCCATCTTTGCTAAAAGTTCTCGGAAGCAAATAAGGTGCTGATGCAAACCCATGCGTTCCAGTTCCAGGTCCTCCAGTCGAATATGTAATGTAACCGTCTTCGTCAATGACTAAATCTAAATCTTGAACTTGTTGTAAATGACAACCTTCTGCACAAATCAAAGCATTGACATAATCACCAATTTTTGCATCTTGCCACATTGCATATCCTTCATGAACATAAGTATCTCCGAAATTACTATCAAACAATAAATCTACATGAGAACGCGGAGTACCTGGAGTGTTTTGAATAGCGGCTATAGGACCTTGTCCAAGTAATCCATTTTGCTCATCATCTCCAGCTCCTATCCATTGGCTGTAAAACATCTTGCCATCAATAACGGGTTTAGCTGATGAATGCACCCAAACTTTGTTACCAACTTCTGACATTGGAAATCCACCATTGCCAAGTATCCATTTCCAACCTTCAGTCGGATTAAGGTCTTTGATACCATCATTGACAATAATATCAAAACAGCCTATCATATCAAAGAGCTCAGTATCTTCTTTGTAATACGATTGTATTGATGGAGTGACATCAAGTTCTTCACCCACTTGTAAATCCTTACCAGCAAAAGATAAGATACGTTGTGTATTGTTTTTGAGTTTGATAATTTGTGTTGCCATGTTCTTAATTGTTTCCTAAAGGTTTAGTCTATTTATGAACTCATATTACCAGTCCAAGTTTCAGTTACATCTTCTTGAGTATCTGAAGTAATCATAAAGTGTAATACTGCAAAGCACGCAGATGGATTAGTTTGACCTGCAACACTTCGTAAGTAGATACCAACATGGTCGCCAGCGGCAAAAGTGATAGGTGAAGTAAATGTTGTCTTTCTTGCTGCTCTTGCATTACGAAGTGGAACAGTAAGTTGTAATGTTGAAGTTTGATTTCCAGCATTCCATGCAACTTTACGAAGCTCAATATCACAACCTGAGTTTGCGACAGTATTAGAGAAAGTAAGTCCAACTAATTGACAATCCCATGGCATAATATGCGGTGTTGCATTTGAAGGAACGATAACGTCGTCGCACCCAAGCCAAATGTTAGTACCTGCATTAGCTTGACTTCCAAAGTCTAACGTAAAGGTTTTTCCGACTGGCGAAAGAACCGTCAAGAATGCATTTTCCCAATTAGATGTCACTGAATTATAGACAAGTAATTGACCATGTTGTGGTGAAGTAATAGTTACATCAGAAAGAGCATCAACATTAGCATTCACGTTGATTTGACCAACACCTGAACCAGCATTAGTTGCACTTACCAATGGACCAGTAAAGTTCAATTGAGTAAATGGACCACCTGATACAATCACACCTTCATCTTGAAGATTGATAGAACTTCCTGAACCCGCAGGACCCATTGGGCCAGAAACACCTTGAGGACCTTGAGGACCAACTTCACCTTGAATACCTTGAATACCTTGCGGACCAACAGGGCCAGTAGCACCTGAAAGACGGGTCACTGTTAGACAAGCTCCAATTGCAAGAGTGTCTGTTCCAGTTGAAGTTCTTACTTGAACCGTGATAAAGTCACCTGATACTAAGTCAGCCGCAAACACATTCTCTAAAGAACCTGTTGTATTTGATGCAAAAGTAAATGCTGAGGTAGAACCATTTAGAACAGTGGTTCCATTCTTCAACATTTGAACACTGATAGTACGTGTAGCATTTCTTGAAACTATTGGAATGCTATAACCAAGTTCATAAAGACCAGTTTGTCCAACTGTGACTGGAGCTCCTGATGCCCATACGATAACTGATGCGTTATTCTCAATATGTTGAGTTTGCCAAGTAACGTTTGCAAAAGTAGTGGTAATCGAGCTTGTGGCAGTGTTAGCAACTTGACAGACTGCTTGGTCAGCAGATGTCATTGTACTTGCAATCGTTAGAGTTTCGTTAGCTCCTGAGTTATTGACTGTTAGCGAAATGCCAGAACCGGCTACTACTTTAGATGCAAGATAGTCTGAAGTAGTATCATTTGCAGTAATCTTCGTAAATCTATCAGTCGTAATCACCGGTTGATAAGATAGCCCTGTCACTGAGGTATCGTCAGACATCAAGAAGTAGCCATTAGTTCCAACAGGCTGTCTAACATTGTTCGCACCAGTATGGGCAAGTATATCACCTTTAGTTGTGAGTGGAGACAATGCATTGAAACCGGCAAGAGCAGTCGTTTGACCAGTACCACCTTTGATAATTGGCACGACATTCAATGTCAATGGAATGGAAGTAGTTCCTGAACCAGTTGCATCACCTGTAATCGTAATCGTTTGATTAGCAGTCAAGTAGTTTTGATTGACCGCATTAGTCACAATACCCTTAGCATTGACAGTGATACCATTGTAAGTACCAGCCACAACACCAGAGTTTGCAAGAGTTGCCGTAATAGCAGTCGTTCCAGAACCAGATACATCACCCGATAAAGTGATGTTTTGATTGCTTGTCAAATAAGCTACATTAGAACCAGCCCAAGCTAATCCTCTCGCATCAACCGTAATGTTATTGTAAGTTCCAGCAACAATACCAGAGTTTATGAGGTCAATATTATCGGCATTGACTTGAATAGGACTTCCACCTGCTGCATTTACGTTAAGAGTATTCCCAGTCTTAGTTAGGCCATTACCTGCAATCAATTGAGCAAGTCCATTGAACTGAGTAAATGTAAGAGATGTAGTTCCAACCGTGATAGGATTAGATGTAGATAGCACCCAACCAGACCCAGCATTGTTAGTTCCTTGTTCAACGTATGTGTAAAGACCTGATGTCACTTCTGCATTGCTATCTGCATCTGTAGAACGTGTCCAAGCACCAGAAGCAATCACATAGATGCCATTTTGAGAAGCTGTCGTTTGGTCTTTCACTAAGATGCGGTCACCAATAACTGAGACTATGCCATCAATCGTTTGAAGTCCTGAAAGAGTTAGGTTTCCAGTTGAAGCTATTCGTACAGAGTTCTTGAAATCAAGTCCTGTGACTACATTATCAACATACTGCTTAGTTGCCGCATGAAGCGGTAATGTTGGGTCACCTGATAAAGTAATAGCACCAGTCATACTATCACCAGCTTTATTGACTGGAGTATAGCCTAAAGCTGTCGTAATGTCAGAAGAAGTCACCGAGCTTGTGGCAGATACACGACCTTTAGTATCGGTTGTGATTTTGACAAAGCTATTCGAAACTGGAGTTCCAATCGTCGCAAGTGTCAATGTTGTATTGCCTGCAGATGAATTGACATCACCTGAAAGAGCTGGAAGTATTAGGTCCCAAGATGAACCATTGTCACGATAAAGTCCAGCAGTATCAGTCGTCACATAGAAACGATTTGCTGTTCCTGCTGACGGTCTTGATACTAAAGTTCCAGATGCAAGAGATGTAGCACCACCAGCATTGATAACTTGAAGAGCATTTTGAACACTTCCAAGTCCAACATTAGATGATGTTAGTGTTACTGTTCCAGTCATACCTGCAACTGAAGTCACTGGGAAAGCAATCGAAGTATTAGTAACCGCAGTCACCAAACCTTTAGCATTCACTGTCAATTGAGGAACAGCTGTTGAGCTTCCGAAAGAACCAACATTTCCATTGACAGTATTAAGAGTGAATGGAATTGAAGTAGTTCCTGAACCATTACCATCACCAGTGATAGTGATACTTTGATTTCCAGTAAGATATGCAACATTAGAACCAGAAGATACACGGCCATACACATCAACTGTTACGTTGTTGTAAGTTCCTGCAGTTCCAAAGAAAGGCAAATCAACTGTTGGGTTTCCACTAATGCCATCAGCAAATACAACGTCAAGAGTGTTGGAATGAAGTATGCGGGAATCTACTACGTTTCCTGGAAGATTGACAATAAGTCCAAACACTGCATTTGTCGCTAAGCTTGTTAGTCTTGGGCTAAGTGGTTGTGCATCCGTGATACCATAACCAGCAAGAGTTGTTGGTTTGCCAGTCGTAATCTTAGACCAATCAAGTGATGGAATGTCAGATGCAATCAGCGAAGTTCCACCAGTTACTAAACCCTTAGCATTGTAAGTCACTTTTGGAGATGTTCCTGCAGTTACCACATTTGCAAGTGTCACTGGGATTGAAGTCGTTCCTGAACCTGTTGCATCACCTGTCAAACTGATTGATTGATTACCTGTTAGATATGCAGTATTTGCTCCAACTGTTGCACGTCCATAAGCATCAACAGTAATCGTATTGTACGTTCCGGCAGTTACACCTGACGTTGCAAGGTCGATAGTATCAGTTCCAACAACAATGCGAGTGCTTGAACCGGTTCCAACGTTCAGAGTATTGCCTGTCTTAGAAAGACCATTTCCTGCCGTGATTTGACCTAAACCATTGAACTGAGTAAAGACAAGACCTGTTGTTCCAAGAGTGATAGTTCCAGTTGTAGTTAGTGTCCAACCAGAAGAAGCTTGAGTTGAACCTTGATCAACATAGCAATACATTCCTGTTGTTACTTCAGCACCATTACCAGAATTGTCCGCATCAGTTGCACGAGACCAAGCTCCAGTTGCAACGACATAGATGCCATTTTGCGAAGTAGTTGTCTGATTTTTGACAAGCACTCTATCCCCAGCTACAAGAGCAATTCCGTCAATTGTTTGAGCACCTGATAAAGTGATGTTAGCAGTCGTCGCAGCTTTTACTGAGGTCTTGAAGTCAAGACCAGTGATTGCATTATCAACATATTGCTTAGTCGTAGCATGAAGTGGATTTGTTGGGTCACCTGAAAGTGTCAATAAGCCAGTCATGCTATCACCAGCATTATTCACTGGAGTATAGCCTAAAGAGGTTATGATGTCAGAAGAAGTAACTGATGACGTAGCTGATACACGGCCAAAGTTGTCAGTTGTGATTTTGACAAAGCTATTCGAAACTGGGAGACCTATTGCAGCCAAATCAATTGAAGCATTACCAGCAGTTCCTGATGGATTGACAATGTCTAAGGTTGAAGTAGTAAGAGAACGAGTAACAATAGTTCCTGGAGCAGTTCTTGTTAGAAAGCCTAAGGTTGAACTTCCACTAATTGATGTTAGATTAGCATTCAGTGGTTGAGCATCAACTATTCCATATCCAGCAAGTGTAGTAGGATTAGTTCCTGAAGTAGCACGTCCTTTGCTATCAATTACTAAGCGAGTATAAGAACCTGCTGCGATACCAGTATTTGCTAAGTCTAATTGAAGTTGTTCATTACCACTTGCATTTAGCAATGCTACTTGCAAGTTAGATGCTGGAACTATCTTATCTTGAAGATATCCTGGAGTACTATCGGCTGAACTAATTGCTGATAGTCTATCAATGATTGAAAGTGTTGTCCAATCAGCGTTATTAGGACCAGTCTTTAGAAAGATATGACCTGTAGTACGTAAGAACAACGAACCTTTTGGTGCTTCTTCCTGTGTAACTGACGGGTCTTGGTCTCCACCGAAAATAAGCAATTGGTCATTTATGCTTAGGTCAGAAACAGTGAATGAATTGTCAATGATAGTCATGCTTGCCTGTTGATTGTGTATGATATGCCATAAGCTATTTATGGTCATAACACCAATACTAAGAAGGAGGATACACCATTTCTGATGCTCCTCCTTCTAGTTTATTGTACTACTACTAAGAAATTAGATGCTTGACACTCTACGAGCAGTTACATTGACAGCTGCAGTAGAAGCAACTGAAAGTTGTAAGTTAGCACCTGAAAGAGCAACTGCAATTGAAAGACCTGGAATAGTTGAACCAAGTTTCAATGTAGCAAATTTGGTAAAGTCAGCAGTAAGACCATTGCTTGCACCAAATACTTCGTAAGCAGTAACGTTTGCAGAGTTAGCAGCATCAGTTACTTTGACAATCCATTTAGCAACAGTAGCAGCTACAGTATCAACAGCAGTTGAAGTAGTTACGTTAGTAACAGTGCTTTCTTTGCTGATTTCAGTAAGAGCTACATCAATCGCTTGAACGTTTTGGTTGATGCTGTTAGTATTCAGGATGTAAGTACCTGAAGTAACTTGAGCACCAATTTCGGTATCAAGAGCTTGAATGTTGTTGTTGATTTTGTTGGTTGATAAGATGAAGTTACCAGAAGTTACATTCACACCAAGAGCAGTATCTAATGCTTGAACATTAGTGTTTGTGCTATTGCTGTTGATGATGTAGTTTCCAGAAGTAACTGTAGCACCTAAGCTAGTATCAAGTTCTTGGATGTTTTCATTGATGGTATTGATCGCAAGAATGTGATTACCATTAGAAACGTTAGCACCGATTTCAGTATCAAGAGCAAGTAAGTTGCCATTGACATGTTGTGCATTAGAAATCCAGTTACCAGTTCCGGTTGGAGCGCCAAAAGCTGTATCAAGAGCTTGAATGTTGCCATTCATTTTGTTAGCAGCTAAGATGTAGTTACCATTAGTAACATTAGCACCTAATTCAGTATCAAGAGATTGAACATTTGTGTTCAAACTGTCTGATGCAGAAATGAAGTTACCAGTTGAAACACCAGCACCAAGTTCAGCATCTAATGCACTGATTGCAACAGTAAGGTTAGAACCTTGTGTTACAATAGTAGTAGAAGTATAAACAGGAGCTAAGTTACCAGCTGCAGGTTTGCCATCATAAGCACGGATGTAAGCAAGTTCGTCAAGTGAAGCACTATCAAAACGAACCCAAGCTGTACCATTGTAGGTCCAACGAGTACCGCCGTTTGTACCACTATCGATGTAGATAGTATCACCTTGAGACAATGAATTGTTGTCTTGGGTAAATGACTCGGTTGTAGTATCATAGATATAGACGTTAGGAACGCCAGATAATCCAGAGAAAAGAACACGATCGCCATCAACAAGTGTTACACCATCAACAACTGCAGAAGCAGGACCAGAAGGTAAAGTAGTAGAAGTTGTATCAATTACAACTGCAGGCTCTCTCCATGAAATAGTGCCAGAGATGTTGTTATTGACCCAAGTTTCTGAAGCCATTTTTGACCAATGTTGAACACCAACACCAGCTGTGATTTTGGTCCAAATGTCGCCATTCAAGTTGTCAGTATAAACTGAACCAACTAATGCATTACCAGAATCACCGGCACCAGGTGCGCCTGCACCTTGAAGATATTGGACGGTCTCGTCAATTTCTAGACCGCGATAGATTTGAAAGAAACTTTCACTCATTGTTATTACTCCTTGTAATAGATTTAGTTAGATAATTATTCTGTATTTATTCTCAATAGTTCAATCTTATGCAATTTATGCGAAAATCGACAGTATCTGTATTATTTACAACCAATCTCATTTCAGAACCACTTGAAACTACACTCATCGTATATTTGAGATTATCTCCAGTCTTTGCATAGACAGTATATGATGGAGTAAGTGGAGCAGGTCGGTATGCAGCAAGAACTTCAGCAATTGAAATACGACCCGTAGGTTCATGAAGAACAGTGACAATCCATTTACATGAAAGATTGTTTGGAAATACGACTTCATACGTATCACTTATTAGCGATTGATTTGATTGAACAATGTTAGGGTCGTCAGGATTAGTAACTGCTCCTTTGACTTGTTCAATCTTGCGAAGAGTATAAGCAGTAATGCGATGATCGACTAGAACATCAGGAGCCCAAGCTCTAGCAGTCGTATCATCAAAACCTCTGCCAAAAATCGGGTCAATGTAAAGAGCGTCACCAATTCGCTGAATGATTTTGACAATCTCAGTTTGACCTGCATTATGAGGGTCTTCTAAAGTAACAAGAAAGAAGTCACCAGGATTGGTCGGTTGGGGGTATAATACCCCGTCCCCAGGAATAACATGTATTTCTAGCCCTGACGACGTAAGCGAATTTTCTAATAATGATAAGGCATTATTAGTGTATAATTGAGTCATAGTTTAGATTGCCTCTTCGCTTAGAATACCATCATACTTTTGAACAATTGCTTTCAGTTCTTTAATGAAAGACGGAGCTTCAGTAATAGCTTCTTTTTCGAAGTCTTTTGCTTTGCTGACTGGTATTAGAACTTTTACTTTCTCAATTCCCATTTCAGCGATAAACTCTTGATATCTTGTCTTAGAAGAACTTTCAATTAGCTGAGCAAAAAAATCGTTATTATTTATGTTTGCCATTGTATCCAAGATAGTCTTTATAAAGTTTTAGGAATTGACTTTTGTCAAAAAAGCTATCACCATGAGAACGCTTTATCCTATTTATACTTTCAAGGGAATAGATGACCGCATCATCTCCAAGTATAACTAATCCTCGCGATAAGCCAATGTTTTTATTGTGAAGTTTAAGTTCTTTTACCTTTACCTTTTTAGTTGATGTATCCGTATCTTCTTCTTTGTCATCATCGTCAATTTCAATAATGATGTAATCATCTTTTTGGGGTAAATGAAGCTTTCTCTTCAACATCCCAAGAGCATTCAATACTTTAGAAGAATTGTTGAACTCTACTTTGATACCGTTTAGATTTTTGATATCAAAAAAGTAAATAGGTAAAGTAGATTTAGATTCTGAATCAGGATTACTCTTTACATAAACTGCCGGACCTTTATCTCTAAAGTTTGTAAATCCTGCAACGGTAAATTCATCACCATCTTCTGTCGTTATGATATCTCCCTTTATTGGAACGACTAACATATCAAACTTTCTCCCTTTATTGATTTATAAGTAATCTAAAGATTCATCTTCATCATCTAAATGTTCTTCAAGATAATGTTTGAAATGCGTCTTAGGTTTTTTGTATGGTTCTGAACCAGGACGCTTATCTTCAAAAACAACGGAATCTTTATTCCCGTTTCCTTTCTTTTTCGCAGAAAAATCTTTACGAATCGATTTTGCAGCGAAATCGCTAGGTGTTTCCTTTTTCATTATTTATCTTTTGCCTCAATTGTAGTAAAATAATCTTTTTTGAAATACGTATCTTGATATTCTGGTCCAAAGGCATTTGATATTTTGATATCTCCTGACTTTTCATCTATATCGATAATAGAAAAAGTTTCTCCAATGGTTGCATCGGGAATATCTTTTATTGCTTTACAGAGTTTTACAACTTGTCCAATTTTAAAGGGTTCTTTTTTATCTTCATTCAAAATAATAGAACAATAGTCTCTAAATGAAAGCGATTCTTTTGCTAAACCTAACTTATGTTGAACTGTTTTATTTACATAAGCCCAATATGCAGAAGTTTTGAACTTGAACTTATCTTTGACTTCTTCTTCGGTTTCTTTCCAAAGTTTTTCTACTTCAGATTCTGATTTATTTGCACGTTTGGCAAAAGACTTAACGACTGAGTTTGGCATATTATTGTTTTCCCTAACTTACTTTAGCATAAACGGAAGATAAATCACTTTTGCTTGCTGCAATAGTAATAGCATTTAGAACAAAATCGATTTGAGTTTGTTCTGATTCTTTTTTCAATATACTTATTAGCTGAACTGCTTGAAGTTTTGAAATAACCCAACCATCGCTTTCAGTATTTTTACTTGCTAAAAATTGTTCTTCAATATAATCGATTGAATAATGATTTGAAATACTCTTGACATATTGTGTCATCTTTGGAATCAATTTGATATAACGTTTCTTTTTATCAAGAGTTGAATTATCTATCAAACTTTTTAGTTCTGCAGCAGATTCTAATTGAGATAGATTTAGATTTTTTAGAATCTTTTGAATGTTTCCAAATCCGATTTTTCCGTGAGCCGCTTTAGTTCCTTTTATTTCACCTTGAATATTGACAGGTTTATCTTTTTGGTCAGTTCTTAATTGAAGTTTATCTTCATCAAAAACTATATAAGCATCTTTAGCTCTAAAGATATCATTTCGAGATTCAATCATAAACTTAATACCATCAATCTTAGCAATATCTTCAATTGCATTATCAAGATTGATTTCTTTGACGGAAGCATCTTCGGTTTTTTTCAGTGATACTCCGATTACTGTGCGGTCTTTGAACTTATCAATAAGCCATTGATTGAGTTCTAATAAAGATGTCATATCATGGGGAACTTTGATAGAATCTTTTACTAACCATATATCTGCAGGATTCCATTTGTTAAAGTTAGAAAAAGTAGAATTGTCATTCTTATCAAGTTTCTTAGCTAAATCATATAAAGATTTAACCCATGAATTACCTCTATAAAAGTTTAGAGTTTCATCTAGTTTCAAATAAGAAAATAGTTTATTTGCAGTATTGACATACACTTTAGACCACGTTTCATTTGAAACTAATTCATCTGCTAATTCTTGAGGATTACTATAAGTAAATGAAATATCGAAATACTTATCAGATTCTTTGATATCATCTTCATTGAAATCATCAATGTCAATTTTTTTGTTTTTATTCTGACGTAATGCAAGAGCAACGCATTGTAAGCTTTCATTCTTTTCAGTATCAGCTGCTCCACCACCTGAACCTTTAGTGCCACCACCAAATGCTTCAGACTTTTTGATATCTGATAACTTATATGCAGTTCCACTTTTATCAACGAATGGTTTTTCTTTCTTGAGAAAGTCTTTTAGCTCATTGGCTTTATCTCCAATAAGCTTTTCATTTTTATCTGGAATAAGAGCTAATAAATGTTTGACTAATGCATTTTCAGTATCAATAACAATCTTTGTCCCATCTTTCAATTCAAGAGGTTCATGTTTATTGATAAGCTTTTTTAGGATATAGGTTCGCCACTTAGAATCATATTCTCCTGAACGAGCAGTCTTTTCAATAAGCTCGGATGTATCGAATTGAGTTTCTAGTAAGAATGATTTGAACGATATACTCATATAAAGTTGATATTGAAATGTTTGTGTAGATTACTTATAATGTAAAATCTATTTATGACTTTTTCAAAAACTTATAGAGTAAAATCTAGCAAGACATTTCCTATCTTGCTAGATTTATAAGGAGGGGGAGGTTATTCTGCTTCTTGAGCAAATGACAATTGGATTTGTTTGATTAGTGTTTCTTCTAGAACTTTAATGTCTTTAAGAACCAATTGTTCAAGTGAAATGTAATATGTCAAATCTTGTTCAGCTGATTTATCAATGTTCGTATAGAACTGAGCAGATTGTTCATCAGTATCGTGGGACCACCAAATCTTGACAATACCATCAGGATGATTGATTGTCAAACCTGGAACAACATCAGTATCAGATACATCCCAGATAAAGTTTTCAGATTCAAAGAAAGTAAATGGTTCATCATTGTTATCATTCAACTGATTAAGCCAATAGTCAATCTTACGAACCATTGAATTAATGATTGCATGTGTGAGTGGAGTTTGAGCTTTGATTCTAGTATTCATTATTAGACTGCAATAGGGAAGTTGATTTTGTCATAGGATTCATATCCTTCTAAAGTGAAGTCATCTATAGTATAATCATAGATGCTATCACGTTTATTTATGACCATGACTGGTGACTCAAATGCAATCAAGTTTTCAACTCTATCAAAAAGATATTCTTCTGTTTCTTTCAAAGCATTATGGTAGATATGAGCATGAGAAGCAGAATGAATCAACTCGCCTGGAACCATATCCAATTGTTGAGCAATCAAATAGGTAAAGACTGCACCCATAAAGATGTTGGCAGGAACACCAATAGGATAATCTGCAGAGCGTTGAAAGATTTCGCAGTTCAAAACTTTCATTTCGCCGGCTTCATTTGGAGAGACCATAAAGTGATAAGCAAAATGACAAGCCGGTAATAAGACTTGATTGAACCTGTCAGGTCGCCACATCACAAACATTGCCTGTCTTGAGCCTGGGCTAGTTTTGAGGGTATTGATGACGTAGTCCAATTGATTGAATCCGCCACGAAGTGGATGAATACTGCTAAACTCTGCACCATAATGAATCAGGTTAGGTCCATAACCAAAACCTATTGAACCTTGTTTCAATCCAGCTCTTTGAGTAAATTCATCATTTATCCAAGGAGTCCAAACATTGCAACCCATCTTTTCAAGGTCGTGAATGTTATCGCTACCTGAAATGTACCACAGGACTTCTTTGACAAATGATTTCCAAGCCATCTTTCGATATGACAATACTGGAAACTGTTTGCTAATGTCATAACGTGTAGTAATACCTAACTTGACACGACATCCTTTACCTGTTCTTTCAACTGGCATTTCCCAACCAGTATTGTAAATGGAAGCAAGTGCGTCGTCATATTCTTTTAGTATGTATGTCATTATTGAACTCGTTGTATGTTAGTGATTCTTTCTTTTTCCGCCCACTTCTTGAATGTATCAAGTGGAGTTGTTAGACTTTCTATTGGGGTGCATAACGAACATACTCCACCTTTGTAAGAGCCTTGTTCCTTGCCAGCTTCTCGGTCAAATTCAACATCAAGATATCTTTGAACATTTGGCTTATTGAACAGTCGTAACCACTTCCACAATTTACTTCTACCTTTTCGCCATTCACGTTCTTCCATATAACACACTGCTCGATTTTCAGAACCATCCGCATCAGTGAAAGTGTAAATCATTTTAGGCACTTGCTTTTCAAACTCTTCACGTTGGGGAAATGACCAGCCAACTAGATTAGTTTGAATTGTCGTATAGTCAGGATTGAGCAGTGTAATGCGAACAAGCTCTTCATCAAGCCATGGTAAGGTAAAACCTATACGTTGTTCAAGAACAGATGAATCCGACATACGACCATAACGAAGATTGAAATGGTCGTCAAAGATTGAAAACCCATAAGAACGTTCATCACATTGAGTATAGCCTCTTCCTGGTTCGCAACCAGGATATGAGACATTCACCCATTCTTCATATGGTTGTAAAAGCCAGCTTGGCAATCTGCTTATCTCAAACACATAATCAAATGCTCGAAAGGTTATGTATGGCGAAGTATTGTAGTCACTATCTGGAGTTCCAGAATTCAACGTTACTTCTATCCATCGACTAACTCGAGCATTCATCTTTTCAAAGCGGAAGTGTTTAGTCTTCATTATTTCCACTGTTCGTGTTCATTGAAATACTTTTGATGATCAGCTGTAATTGCATTTAGAATATGCACAACATGATTACCTGTTGCACCACAATAGCCCTCATAAGCTCCCGGCACATTGATATCCCAAGTCTTGATAGCATCCCAAATACGATTGAACCATAATGCATTCAATTGTTCTGGAGTCGGATCAGGCCAAGGAATTGAAGGTTCAAAACCGGAAGTAGGTTGAAGAGCATCTGGTTCTTCAAAGACATCAGGCTCATCACCGGCATAAGGAATGGCATTCATAGGTTTATAACCTCATTATTCAGCTTTGTATTTTTCAATGATTGGCGTATGAGAAGGTTTCACCCACCCAGCAGGCTTGCGAATATCTAAAGACGTTCCACGTTTTGATTGTGAAGCATCAGTACAACGTTCTTTTGCCATGTTAGCAGTATGAACTTCTTCCCAATGTTCTTCGTAAGCTTCAGGTGAAATACCCATAAATTGAGCAGTTCCGAGCAGCACAACTTCAAGGTCAATCAATGCGTCAACTGCATCATCAAGATTACCTTCATCATGTGCTTTACGTAATTCATCAAGTTCTTCTTGTAAGAAGTTTAGACGAAACTCTAAAGCTTCACCTTCAAGAAGAGTATGAGTTGGAGCAAGAGGCACTCCAAATTTGTTGTGAAAATCCAGAATGTCTTGGTAATGATTTGTGCTCATATTGAGTATTTCCTATTTTAGTGTTGATTCATATGATTAGTCCTCGTATGTGTATGTCATCAGATTAGATAAAGTGATATTATATCACACTTTCGTCTCAGTAGTAGAAACAGTTTCAGTATTGTTGAAATAGACTCCACCAGGATGCTGGCCATTAGACGTCTTACCAACCGTAACATATGGATGTCCAAAGACTTTACCAACTAATTGCTCTACGACCATGCAGCGTTGATTTGCTGCATCAAGTTTGATTGTCATTTTGTCAATTTCAATCGTTTGAAGCTTTTCACGTAGTTCTTTTTCAAGTTCTTCAACTCGTTCAGCTTTAGCTTCTAGATATTCAACTTGAGTTTTGAGTTGATAAACTTCTTGTTGAAGAGACTTGGCCTGTGCAATCTCTTTCTTCAATTCAGTTTCTAACCAAGCTCTATTTTCAGCATCTTCAGATGCTTTGTTGAGCACTTCTTTGAGTTGTGATGCAGCAAGTGATGGTAGGTTAGCTTCAATAGCTGATAAGATATCTTGTGCTAATGGATTTGGTTTCATATGAGTATTTCCTTCAGTTTGTCGATTTGTTCTTCAGTTAGTGGTGGTAAATCAGGTTTGATGATTACGTATAGATTCCCTCTTTGTTTAGACACTTTATCAATAAAGCCTTTCCCCTTGATACGTAAAGTCGTTTCGCCCAATGAGTTTGGTGGAAGTTTGACATTGAGCTTTCCACCTTCAATCGTTGGAACAGTCAAAGATGCTCCAGTATAGAAGTCAATCATTGGACCGTTCATTGTCACTTTTAGATTGATGCCATCAAGTTCAAAGACCTCATGAGGCTTGACAACAATCATTAGATGTACTCTAACCATGTTGTCAAGAGCTACATGTATTATATCACCATCTTTCGTTCCAGGTGTAGCATTTGCAATGATTTGATGGTCAAGTCCGGGAATATTGACTCGCTTTGTAACTCCCTCAAAAGCTTCTTCAAGAGTGATGCTAATCTTTGCATTGATTTGAGAGGCCGATGATTGTTGTTTAGGCTGTTCGTAATTGAAGAAATCATGATAGACTTTTGAATTGCTTCCACTCATTCGTTCACGAGCCTTACGAAGCATCTCTTCTAAATCAGACTGGGTATAAGTTCCATGGGTTGAATGAGTTCCCCCGCCTCCTCCACTTCGAGTTGAAAACTTCGCAGGGTCACTAATCAATTCATAAGCTTCTTTGATACGTTTGAAGTCTTCTTCTTTACCACCTTTGTCAGGATGATGCTTTGCTGCCATCTTACGATAAGCTTTCTTGACTTCAGCTTCAGATGCAGTTGGTGGAATGCCTAAATGTTGAAATGCTTCTTGTCTATTCATCTATCATTATCTTTTGTTTGAGTGGGTTTCTTCTTCTTAACATAATCACCGGAAAATTCAGAACCTATGAAATCATCGCTCTTCTTTTCAAATCGGGCAACTTCCCAATCACTGTCTAATGATGACATCCCGTTCCACTTTGGAATATTCTGCGGATAGACATATGGCTTTTTTGGGCCATAAGATTGTTGAGCCGATGACCTTTGTTGCTTCATTGGATTTGGCTTATCACTAAAGGAAGACCAATACACCTGACCAGAGGAAGGTTCTGTTTTAGGTGGTGGGTTCAATACAACCTCAAGATTTGCATCTAACCATTCGTAAGAAGCTTTGATACGTTTGAACCAAGTATCATCCCCTTTTGTTCTATCAGGATGATACTTCATTGCCAAACGGCGATAAGACTTCTTTAGCGAAGCTTCATTCAGTTCGCTGAGTGTTAGTTCAAGATTTGATAAGTGCTGCTCTATAGAGGACATTAATTACGTTCGTCGTATTCACGCTTCCACTTATCAGCAAGTTCTTGTGTCCAAAGGTCTCGTTCATCAGAACGACCTAATAAATAGCACTGATGAAGGGCCATTCGAATTTGCATTGACAATTCTCGAGCATCGGCTAAATGCCAATCGCCTTGAGCATTGATAGCATCAAGAACTGCAGGACAGTCTTTTTCAAGAGTCTTCAGAAAGATTTCGTCTGGTTTTAGTTGCATGATGTGGATGTCTAAAAAGTGGAACGTTAAAGGTTGCACGAGTTGCTTTGAACAGCGGGTTATTACGAGTCTTATCGGTAATCACTCGTTCATCAGTTTCACATTGCCATGCAGTTACAGGTTGCTCTTCAGCTACCCAACGAAGAGCTGCATACCAAGCAGCTTTAGCACATTGATACGCATCGGCATCTATGATAGATGCATCATTCTCGTTGAACCATTGGTCAAATGGTAGAAGTTCTTGTTGGCTGTCACTCATATCTTTTTGAACGAAAGAGTACGACGAACTGTTGCTGGGTATTGATTTGATAACGAACCAACTCTATTTGAAAGTTGAATTGATTTGAGCCAGTTATAGGCTAATTGAATCCATTCACTTTTTTCAAGTATTCGAACATCAATTTCAGGAAGAGAACTTGATACATTAGCCGTAGATGTGTAATCTTCAGCACCACCATATGTCAAACCACTATACATATCAGCATAAACATAGCATTTACCATAATCAATAGTTTTGAGTATGTTGTTCCCATCATCCAACAATAGAACTTCAATATCTAATGCAATACGTTGTTTATGTATCTTTGCCAAAATCGCATCAAGTAATCCACCTTTATCGTCTTCCATTTCAATTCGAATACCATCACCAGATTTTGGAAATGCATCAAAAGTACTTACTGAAAGTACTTGAGACGATAATCGTTCAAGCTCTGGTGGTGTTAATTTTCCAGAAAACTCATTGAACTTGACATAAAAATGTCGTGATTGCTTTGGGTATAAAATGCCAATCGGTGCAGTAGAATGTTCTGATATTGTAGCCATGATATGTTTATTCCTCTTATAGTTTCAGTTCGCTGATTTCTTTAGCATACATTGCAACCGGTGTATCACCTTGTAATTGCTCTAAGTATGCAAGCTTAGCTTCAAGCTCTTTTTCAAGCTCTTCAATCTTGTCCTTAGTTAGATACCAAATGCTCAAGTTCAATAATGCTTCAGGACGAGTAAAGTCTTCTTGTATTGACAAGAGTTCAAGCAAGTCTTTCTTACCAGTATTACGGAACTTTTCAGTATTTACTAAGTAGAAATTGATGAACCGAATACGTTCATCTAACCATAAGATGTCTTCTTCAGTTAGTTTGATAAGAGCTTGTCGTCTATCTTCATAACGAGCAATTCGCCATTCAACGAATTCTTCAATGATTTGTTCAACATTATCAAATCGACGTAAAGCACCATTCGTATCCCATAATGTCAAGTTCTCAGTTTCTTTAGAGACCAACTTAAGGAGCTTCATTAGTTCTTCAGGGTCTTTAGAAGTAGTAGAACGAGGAGCAGTAATAAGATAATCGAAACCTTCTTCATCAGACTGATTGACAAAGTTCTTGATGATTTCTTTGTCCATTAGCTTATGTAGATGAGCCTCGTAATGTTCATCTTGAACACCGACCGGTAACTCGGTCACACGAATGGTAAGGTTACCTTCCTCTTGATAGACACCTCTAATCTCTACTTGATTTGTAACAGGGTCACGTTCAATTGTACCTTTGTAACCATCATACCAAGGTTTCAACGTGCCGGGTTTCAGCTTTTTACCTTTCAAGACCTGTTGAATTGCGGACTTAAGGTCATTAGGATTGTAACCAAGGATGTATGTAGAGTGTCCTGTACCTATACCGTCAGCACCGTTAAGCAAACACACTGGAAGTATCGGGATGAAGTAGAGAGGCTCTATCTTATCGCCATTGGAGTAATGATGTTGTAAGATGAGGTCATCTTCTTTACGAAAGACCTTACGAAAGTTCGGTGAAATCTTTGCTTTGATGTAGCGAGCAGAAGCAGACTTACGCGATAGTCGATTACCGAATTGCCCAAAGCCTTCAACTAAAGGCATGTTGTTAGAGCCGATGAACTTTTGAGCCAATGTGACCAAAGTTCCTTCCATACTTGCCGCGCCGTGATGATAGTCCGTATCAGAGCAAGCTCTTGCAGCAAGTCGTTCAATCGTATCTTTATCAGCACCTTCACCTCGACATAGCATACCCCAAATTGCTTTACGATGAGATTGCTTGAACCCATCTCCTAAGAAGGGAATACCACGCACGTTAGAATGCGCGGAAAACAACTTTAGCTTAGTATCTATAAACTCTTTACATGTGAGTTCATCGGTCTGACCTAAAGTGTAGTTGATAATAGTTGCGGTTTTAGCCATAGTGTTCCTTTATGAATATGGTATTATTATAACACAATTAGTCGTATGAGTGAAAATAACTAGCACTCATTAGCCATTCCTTTCTGTTATCAGCTTCACGATTTGAGAAAGCCAAGTTCAATCCTTCAACATCTTCGTTCTGCAAAGCTGAGATTTTGACTAAGTACTTTTCACGGTTATCGATAATCTTTTTGAACTGATGTGACTCGAATGTTCCTAAACCTTTGAAGTATTCAAACTTGTGCTTGATGCCTTGTTGAGCCCATGCTTTGTAGTCTTCATCGCTGAAGAACTCAAGTGGTTCATCACCTTTCTTAGCACCAGTGACAGTGACAATGTAAAGAGGGGTTCTTAGACGATAGATAGCACCAAGTTCAAATAGCTCTGGCCAGAAGCGAGCGAAGAAGTTATGGAGCAGTGAAGTGATATGCATGCCGTCAAGGTCTTCATCAGTCATAGTCACAATCTTACCAAACCGCAAGTCTTCAAGTGACTCGACTTTCTTACCGATTTCAAGTCCGGTGATAGTCATAATGTTCTTAATTTCCGCGTTTCCAACAATGTCTTTATTGTCAGCATCCATCACGTTAAGTGGTTTCCCACGAAGTGAGAATGAGCCGATGTAAGGGTTCTTACCGCGAGCAGCTTGGATTGAAGTACGAGCAGAGTCCCCTTCAGCTAGATAGAGTTCGCATTGATGACGGTCTTTACGTTCGTTTGCATCAGAGAACTTTGGAACCTTACGTGGGTCAGACTTATTGACATCCTTATTCATCTTACGAAGTTCAGCAAGTTCGTTTGCTTTTTCCTTCGCTTCAACCCAGTCAAGAACTGATTGGATAATAGATGATTGAGTCAATTGCTTGACAAACTTGTCAGATACTCGCCATGTAGTTTTCCATTCGCTAACAGGAGAAATCATGTTCTCTTTAGTCTGCGAGCTAAACTTGGGACGATTGACAGTGCCGGAGATATAGACTCGCATATGAGCACGAAGGTCACCAGGTTTCACTTCGACTTTATGTTTCTTTTTGAAGAACTCGCGAAGTCTATCAACGATTTGCCACATAACATAATCGATATGTGTGCCACCTTGATAAGTTTCGACTGAATTGATAAAGCTTATTTGGTCAAATCCGTCAGATGCAGAAATACCAACTTTCCAATCTTCAGTGGATTCAAAGACGTACTGTTCATCATAAAGAGCAATATAATCTGCAAAGCTCTTCATTACTATACGTTCGCCATTGACATAGAACTTAACACCTACATTATTAGCTGCAGCATCAACAACTTTTTTGATGAGCTTCAACTTATGGTCTTCGTCCAACCCGCCTTTTAGGTTGAAGAATTCGTAATCAGGTTTGAATGTAATCTTAGTATGGTTCTTGCTACTTGATGTAACCTTGGCTTCTGATTTCTCACGTAAGCCATTCCAGAACTCCATACGAAACAACTTATTCCCATCGCAGCTTTCAATTTTGAACTCTGAACTCAAGATATTGGTTAGTGTGCTACCAACACCATTTGTACCAATTAGAGATTGGTCTTCATCATCGTTGAAGTTTGAACCAGCTCGCAGGTTAGAGAAGATGGTTTCAGCGACATATGTTCCAGTCTCAGGATGTATTTCAACGGGGATGCCTCGGCCATTATCATGAACCGAAATGTAGCCATCATCACGAAGTTCTACCTTGATTGTATCAAGAACTTCAGGTGCTCGCTTAGCTTCGTCGATTGCGTTGTCAAGGATTTCAGAAAAGATTTTGACAAAAGCAGGAATGTAAGTAATTTCTTGTTGCACCATCCTTTTATCTTCAGGTTGATAAACCCATTCTTTTGATGTTTGTAAAGAAGTAGAACCGCAATACATGCCAGTTCTTTTTCTTACGTGGTCAATCTCATCAAGAACTTGATAAGTTTGTGCAATATGTTTTGTCATATGATTTGTTTTTCACGAGTTATAATGGAATCTATTTACAACTTGACAATATAGCCTAAATTGTTTAGCAACATAAAAGAGCTAAACAGGGCCATCACAAAAAGAGAAAATTTGAAAGACGAATTTCGCAAATTTCTTGAAGACCAAATATAAGCCAAAAAGAAAAAGAAAAAAGTTGAAATTGCCAGGTAAATTGTCATCATTATAAAATACTCCTCTCGTATCAGTTTGTTTGTATGTGTCCATTATACATCACTTGCCGCAACTTGTAAATAGTGGCAAGTGATAACCAGTTATCAGATTTACGATTTTAAGACTCAAGTTGTGAAGCTACTTCCGGTTTATATGACGGGTCCCAAGACATTTCAATTTCAAAAGCTTCATTGAGACTAACTTCAACATTTGAACCTTGCGTCAATGTCGCACCAACTTCACAAAGTTCAGATGGGTCCATATTGACTGCACGTTCAATGCTTTCATGAGTTAGGCCTAAGCCACCAAGCAATGCACGTAATTGAGCTTCTTTTGTGTTCATGATCGTTTCACCTTTACATTGAGTTGTCTATCTAAAGATACATCAAACAGTCGGCCATCAGAAATTGCTTTACCGACATCTCGTATTTGCTCTGCATTATAGAGCTTGACCTTATTGATACTATCAGTACTCAGGCCAAGACCGTGTAATAGAGCATGTAATCGTTGTTCAGTTGTTATCATATAAATTGTAAGTAGGTTGCTCTTTTTGTGACGAGAGGGTTTCCGTAAATAAGAGACACTTCATCCAAGTCTTCTTTAAGAATTTGTAATTTTGTGAAGCCTGAACTATCATTTCCTGAAGTCCATTTCGAATTCATTTTATCTAAATCGACATGCATTGTAATAAAACTTAAAATTCTAAATTCATCGTCAAGACAACATTTAGTCAATAAATGATTACTCACTTTTGACGAATATTTGTTTCCTGTCCATTGAGACTTATCAGAAAAAGTAATTTTGTTTTCAACCGCAATATCGTTTATCAAAAAATCATATCCTTCAGTTTTACATTCTTCAAAACCAGGTATGATTTGTTGAAGGCTGTTCATTATAAAATTAGTAATAAATGGACTATATAATTTACCTACCTCAACAGTTTTGTTTTTTTCGTATTGAAAATGTTCTTTTATTGATTTTTCTAACGCTTGTTCAATCTGCGGTATTTTTACATTATTGAATTCCACAAATTTTGATATAAGTTGGTTTTTGAGTTGTTCTTTATAAGTTGTTATCATAAGTTCTTACCAATTCCATTCTCTATTTTTGAGTATAGCACCACCTTCGATACTATAGATTTCGTTTATTTCACAAAGTTCATCCTGTTTGCTTCTAATACCAATATACACAAACTTGTCATCATATAATGGGTTTGAGCAACCTTTGAATGCATGACAAGCTTCAATCAACTGTTTGTATTGCCAAACCGGAGCTTTAGCAACTGGGAAGTATCTTTCGCCAAATAGGTCATCTGCTTTAGATTGACCCTGAATAGCTTCACTAGCAGACTCAAATACTTCTAAGCCATTTAGTTCGGTAATCAGTTTAGCATGAACTTCATTATACCAGCTTTCAGGAGGAGTCGCATCATCATATAAATGTCCAGTCAGTTTATATTGATGTCCAAATGTAGCTTTGATAGTAAATTCATAGATAACATCAAGACGATCAGGGTCGCCAATATAAGCAAAGCAGAACTCCATACCTTCACGATACTTAGCTTGAACTTTATCTTTTACACATGGGTCATTCCAATAATCTTCAATTCTGGCATATTGACGATTGTTAGTTCGCCCACCATTCAAATGCTCCATATAATATGAAGTAATCATATTGACACTATAATGTTGTTCCTTATCAATTTCTTCAAGGTTCAAACGATTTGGAATGTATCCGCATGCGAGAGAACCATATTCACTTTGGCTTTCTTCATCATACAACATTGCCCAGACCAAAGACTTATCTTGAGGATTTGGATTTTCCGGAGTTTTTTGTGATTTATTATCCGGAGCGAAATGGACAAATCTTACGTAGTATTTTGACATGTAGTTATACTCCAGGACCAACAACTGTTGATTTAGCAACCTTAGCAAAAACTTGGTTCATGATTTTTGTACCAGCACGTTCGGCATCAGTCAATAATGGAAAGTTGTATCCACATGCAGGCTTATTCATAAATTCCAATTCTTCACGACGAGCTTCACGTCTTGCATCACGTTCAGCTTTTGTTCTTTCACGTTCTGCTTCTTTAGCAGCTTTCTTTGCAGCTTTATCTGCTTCTTTAGCAGCTTCCTTTGCAGCCTTTGCGGCAGCTTTTACACTTGGGTCACGTGGAGCTTTTTTGCTTCCTGTACCTTTAGGAGCAGTATGACGTTCTGCATCAACACCGGCACGTAACGCACGAAGGTCTGCATTGATTTTTTTCAAGATGCCATACAAGCGAAGTTGCTCATCTTTGGCAACACGGAACTCTTCTTTGATAAAGTTGATTTTTGTGCCGTTCAACTTGTTGAAACCTTTTTCAGCTTCAAGCAATGGGCGAATGCGAACCAAGTTAGCATCAACAATCTTCAACTCGTCCAAGTATTTGACATGATTGACTTTGATTGCTGCGTATTGTTCAGTGGCTGATTTAGTTGTCATCGTAGTAAACTCCGTATTGATTTAGTATGGGTCTATTGTATCAACAAACCACAGACTTGTAAATAGCTAAAACTGTTACTTTGGTAACAGTTCTGCTAAAGAACCTCTTTGTTCATTTCCTCCTAAAGACCGCATTGCATGTTGGTAGTACAAGAAAGAACGGAAGATGTCTTTATGATCACTTTGTCTAATTGATTTTGGCAAATGAGCTAAGAAGTACTTAGCATTTTGTACATCTTTTAGGAATGCTGGTTCCATTGTTCTAACAACAAGGTTCAGTCCTGAATGGAAATAAACACCTGCACAATAGGGATAAAGCATATCATGTATCATATGTTGCAATAGGTCAATATCCAACTTTGTAAATCCGGTGTCTTCAAGATACTTGACATGTTGTTTGGTATTCTCAATGAACAGGTCAGATTCGAATTCAACAAATGGTAATTGAGAAGCAATTTGAAACGGCTTCAAGTTATCTTTGTTTCGATAAATCCAATATTGTCGCATTAGAGAACGAAACTGCCGAAGCCTGTATGTACGAGATAAACCAATGTTTTGAATAGTTCGAATTAAGCCATCAGCTTCAAGACGTTGTTCATTATTGCGAACTTCGTCTTTGTACAATTGGGCAAAGTTTTCTGAAAATTGGACATTCATTTCTTTCATATGGGGTTATTCTCTCTTTGTATTATAGGGCGATTGCACTGGCATCTACGATTGCATCAAGTTCATCAATTGCAAAGGTAAAGCCGATTTGAGTTAGACCACAGCTAACAGCTTTTCTGAAGATGGTTCTATCGGTTGTACGACGATAACTTTGGCTACGAGCAATCAGGTATTTGTTGATGTAGTTTTTGAAATGAACAATTTTAACATTGAATTTTTTCACTTTTGTAGCATACTTCTTTATCAAGTATTCAATTGTTTTTTGAAGATTGAAGAACGTGCTATGAACTTGAATATGTTCTGGAAGTTCAATACCTTCTAATGAAGTTCCACGTTTTACATTACAACGAGAACATGCAATCCGCATATTTGAAGGTTCTAAAGTACCACCTAATGAACGTGGAAGAATATGATCAACGTTTAGATAGACTTGTCTTTCACTTTCTTTGTTCCAAGCTTTCAATTGCCAAATTTCACAATTGGTTCCATCGGCTTGGCGTTGAAAATCTTGTTGTAGATGTGTAGCCATACAACCACAAATGCTACATTCAAGAGCATGATTATGAATTGCATGAAGACTGAAGATACGTACCAATGAAGGTGTGACTGGAACTCGTTGTCCTGAGTCCAGTGTCACTGTGCATTTTGATGGTTTTTTCGTAGGAATACGGGAAAAGACATCACTTATTGCTAATACGGTTTTTGGTTTTTGAGTGCTCATCGTAGCAGTTCCTATACTCATCTCTGTATATGGAACTATTGTATCTTGTAAAAGATGTCTTGTAAATAGTTCAATGGCTGAAAACTGTTACTGGCTTCACAATTTTAATCAAATCCAATGTTATCATAACATGATTCGCCAATATGTCTAAGACCAGGCTTGCCAAACAATGGTTTCGGACCGCCAATAGAATCAAATGATTCTAGAAAAATTCGCCACTGATTTGGCATTGTCCATAAATTTGAGGGTTCATCGTCTTGAACCTGTTTAGTCTTTTCATTATAAAAACTAATGTTATCAAATTTTCGTTTTGCTATGAACTGTTTATACATTTTGACTGCATCATCCGATAACATATCATCGCATACTAACTTCAACTCAAGTTTTTTAACAAGAAATTGATATAAGGTAGTAGCATAGCCTTTTCCTCGTTCTGCTGGATGAGTCCAAGACCTAACTTCTAGTGTTCGTTCTTCGCCTGCCAACATTATTGGTTGGGTCTGCACTACTATGAATGCTAATGGGTTTTTAGTTTTTTCATCAAAAATAACAAATGTATGATGACCTGCATATATACCACTTAGATAGATATCAATTTGATTCATTGTTCCAAAAAGCTTACATGAATCCATATCAATTTTTGCAAGTTCATTTTTGGTTAGTTCTGGTAATGGTTGTGCTGAATCTTCATTTAGAAACTTAAATGCCCTAAAATCACGAGAATGATTTGGTACTTTATCAATATAAGATAAGTCAGTAACTTCAAATTCTAAAGCTGATTCCTGTAGTCTTTTTTTTCTCATCTTTCTTAGCTTGTTTGAACTTTGGAGTAGTGACTTTATAAAGCTTTCCGGAGAGTTCTACTACGTACCCTTCTATTTCATCCCCTATGACATCCCTACCTTTGATTGGATGTTGCATGATAGCATCGGCTACACGAGCTTTGATTGCATTCAGAATGACTTGATACTCTAGCTTCAATGGTTTGTCAGCATGCTTCAGGGATTTCAGGATTTGCTCTGCATCTTCACCAATGGACTCAAGTGGTTTCAAGTGAGCCTCAACATCTAAAGTAAGAGGTTTCAGTTTAGGCGAAATGATTTTGATGTCTTTATCCGACTGATTAAGCAGGTCATCAATAATCTTGTCTTTATCAGGATGTGCTGCTCCAGTAGAAGATACAGTGACTGTGATTGGAACCAATGTCATTAGCTTTCCAAGTTTATGAGCATTGTACTTCACTGATACGAACTTTAAGTGGTCATCTTCGACTTCTTCACCCATTGGATTGTATAGGATTTCGCATGACACTTTAGCATCATTTGGTAAAGTTTCCCATATCTTACTATCTTCAATATGGTCATAGATATCATCATAATGCATAGCACGTTGAATGATGACTTCAGAGGTTACACCTTTATCACGGTTGAAAGTTGAAAAAGCTTTCTTAGACTGAATAGGACCGCTATTACCAGTTTCCAGAAAGTATTCACCTTTCTTATCTTTACCAAATCGTAAAGAACCTCCATCAACTTTGAGAGTAACGGGAATGTCTTTCAACTTACCCTTCATCTCATCTTTGATTTTACGAAGAAACTGTAATGCTTCAACCGGCTTCATGTCTTGAAAATGCACAATGCCTTGTCGCTTTGTTTTAGCGATTTCGCTTTCGCTTTCTTCTGCTAAAAATTGTCTAAATGTAATCATTCTTAATCGGTTCCTAGTCCTAAATGTTCATATCCATTAATCATACGACATTCTGCTATATGTTCCCTTTTCCAAAATCTTGAATAAACTTCTTCAGTCTTAAAGATATCTTCATTATCGCCTTTATGTCTTTTCTGAAAAAGAATTTGCCAATGTGTTTCAGGATGAGCAAAATTGAATGTGTATTTTCCTTCAGTATTTTTGAATGGCTCAATTTCACCAGTCTTTACATTATACCAGCATGCTGAAGAATTTTCATCTTTAGCAATCTTTTCTAGGTTATTCTTATTCGATGGAGATAATAAGTCATCAATGAGCACATGCCATACTTCTCGAGTATTGAAAAAGTGTATCATTTTTGCAGATAAAGCTTTACCCTGAAACGAGGGTTTTGTTACCATGATAAACACATAAAGAACTTTATCAATTATCGGAAAGGTTCTAAACATACATTTGAATACACAAGCAACTTCATCATCCTTTCTTAAAGCATATACTTCATAATTGTTATACTTAGTATGATATACTTGATATTCTTCAATGTCACCAATATGAGTTACTCCACCACCATGAATAATCAAAGGTTCTATATCATCTAAATAATCGTATAACATTTTGGCAGATACCGCAGGGTCGACTAATGTCATCTCCCCTAATAAGTATTCTTTGAATGTAATCATTTACTTGTACTTTTCGTAGAATTCTTTTTGTAATCTATGCAATGCATGTTCGTCTAAATCTAGATTTAATTTCTCTTTAGCATATTTCAACGCAACCATCTTTTCATCTAAATCTCGATTTGGGTCACCACGATATAAACCTTGTGCTCCTTCGCCAAATAATCTATCAATGAATTCTTCAAATACTTTTTTCAAATCATCTTTAGCCATATTCTTTTTCAAAAGCTTTAGAATTCCAGTATAAGACCAAAACATTTTGACTTCATCGGCACTTGCTTCTTTACCGAAAATCTCTCTTAAGATATCATAGAAGTTGCGGTTCCATTCTTTAGAACCCGTTTCTCTGACAACATTCTTTCCATCAAGTTCGCCAATCTTTTCAAACTTTTTACGTAATCCCTTGATTGAAAGAGCATGAGTTCCAGCTTTGATATCTTTCTGCTTAGTCTTCATTTGAAGAATGGCATCAGCTTTTGTATGTCCCATTAGTGACGTCATTAGAAGTTTATGGAAGGCTCCTTTGATACCAATTTCCATATCTTCAAAAGAAGCCGAATGTGAAAACTCAGACCATTCAGTCGGCTCATCTTTTAGAAATTCTACATACTCCAAATCAACCTGAACATTGATACCCATAGGTTCCAACTTCCAAAGAGTGATTGTTTGGTCGCCGGATTGTTGAGAACCTATTAGCTCCAAACTTCCAAAGTTTTCGCCTTTGCGGTCAGAGATGAAAGCGATGATTTGTTTCTTCAAGTTTTCATCAACCATCAAATCAATATCGCCAACGGACTTTTTGTGTTTGACAAAAGTTTCTGTTGGAATACGACTATCGAAAAAGTGTTTAGTTGAACCTGAGAAAATCTTTCCGTCTTTGAGAACTGATGGTTTCCAGATGTAAAGCCCGGTATCTTCTTTGAAGGAATGGTTCAATTCAACCAGTGACTTCATAATAACATCTGACACGATATCTCTATCGTGGTCTTCTAAGTTAATATGTTGAGCCGCATGGTCACCAATCTGAACATTTCCTCCTTCGCATAAAATAGCACGAGGAAGTTTATCTTCTAAAAGATAAGATGAAAAAGTAAGCATAATAAAGAATGTCCTGTGTATGATATTAGAGAGTGTCTATATAACTTCTATTTATCAGTATTGAACCATTCTTTCAATTCTAAATAAGAAATAGGTGTATAGTTATTAGCATCTACTCCAACATCATATCTTTTGACAGATGATTTAGTATTGATAGGGGAATGAACATGACCATGAAGCATCCAACTATTATATCTTTGTCTATCCCAAGTCAATAATGGATAATGACAAAGAACAATTGGCTGAACTCCATTGATACAGGTTTCATCCTTTATCATAATCGTTTTCAAATCAAAGACTGAAGTAAAGTAATGATGAAGGCTATTCAAAGGTTTGTCATGATTGCCTCGACATAAATGAATATTTCCATTAAGCCGGTCAAGAACGGCTTTTACCTTATCATGTGGAGCAAAAGCAAAATCCCCTAAGAAATAAACAGTATCTTGAGGTTTGACTTTTGCATTCCAGTTTGTTAGTAAAGTTTCATTCATTTCATCAGCGGATTCAAATGGTCTATTACAATATTTGATTATGTTCTGATGAAACCAGTGAGTATCTGAAATGAATAGCGGATTAGTATCAGTCATTTATTGAAATGTCGTTGAATTGATATAAGGATTGTTGTATTTTGTTTCCATTTAGATTTAGAACTAATTGAAACCATTCTTTATCATTTGGTGGCAATATATCTAAATCGTAAGTCACTGGAACTTCCATATTACGAGCATAATAACCACTTGAATGTTTTACTACTTTAGTTTCAAAATTTATAGAAACTTTATCTATTTTGCATGGAACTAATCTAATATTATTTCTATTATTAGCAATCATATATAATTGATTGTCTTTACGAACGAAATAAGATTTGACTTTTGAGTTTTCAAATTGACTTTCATACATAGTCCAATTTCTAGCATATTCATCTACATCATCATCTACTTTTTCTAATGATAAAGAAAAATCTGATGGTTTGCCAATACAGAATCCAACAATACGAGAATCATAAGATAAATGCGAATGAGTTTCATCAGTCCCAAAGAATCTACTTGATGCAAGGTCATTTAGTCTTTGACATACTTCAACTTTATCTTTAGGAACTAAAGTCTTTTGAACTATTTCATATACAGTTGGAGTTGAATAGAACTCATAAGCTATTTGATTTTTGCCTCCAACAAAATCAACCCTGCGTAATACATACCGTTCATAATTGTCACGAGCTACATGTATGCCACTGAATGTGGTATATGGGTAAAATTCATTACGTGTTGAGCCAGTGATAATCGTGAATTTACCAAGATACTCATACACAATATCTTCATTCTTTGAAGATTCTTGAATCCTAACATGATCGCCGATTGACACTTCTTTCAATGGAATCTTCTTTTTTTCAGCTCGCTCAGTATTCACATAAGCAGCTTTACAAATGTCTGATGACATTGGAAGCAATACATTTGCAGCTCCTGACCGTCCCCAGATACAAGGTTCCATAATGACACCTTCAGTAATAGTCGAGCAATCAATGATACGAGCAAGATTAGCTGAACTGATTTCAAGCTGGAATCCACGCGGGTCAAGAATTCGCCATACAACATTACCACCATTCCAACCAGTACGACGAACTTCTTTAGTCAATTGATAACCAGAAAGCGGAACATTGTCAAGAATCTTAGGTGCCATTGGATGGTCGTCAGTAACTTCTTGACGAGACTTGCCGCAATAGGTATTTGGTAAGTATTGTTTTAGCCAGTCATCATTATCTTTAGCTTCTAATCGTGGTAATGTTTCATCGTCAACCCATTCAAACATCTTGACTTCACCAGACGTATCATCCTGTGAATACATAAGCGACAATTGATTTTGATAGACATTTATTCTATGAAGGTCATGAATGGTAAATGTTGTATGAGGATGTGAAACTTGATAAGCCCATTCTAATTGGGTTTTTTGTCTTTTCTTGAAGCCACTTGTACCAGGTTCGTATGGAGAAGCAAAGCCTAATGGTGCATCATCAGGTTCTACTCGTCGTTCTTGTCTGAGAGTGACATACAGTTGTTTTGGTATTTTTGTTTCGATGACGGCCATCTTAGGAAATCTCCTCTAATAGTTCTTGGGGTGTTTTACGACGTCCATCTTTATGACAGATATCAATGATTTGACGACGTGGGAATTGGGATTGTTGTATTGCTCTAATGAAATCTTCTTGCTCTTGTTCTTTAGCAGAAAAGTCAAATGATAATCCATCATCCACAATGTGAGACCAGTTTGAAGTCACAAGTAGGATGAGTTTGACATGACTCCATTTTTCAACTTTGTAATCGCGTTCCATGCTAAAGACATATTCACCATCATAACCTCTATAACGATGTGCATAAACAAGTTCGCCAAGATGAAAGCGGTCAAAGATGAATGGTACTATCTGTTGTTCTAATAATTCAAACCCATATTGGAAACTATTTGATTGATATGTGAATAAGTCATTATCATACACATCAAGTGCTTGCGGTTTTTCGTAATGAATGTAGTGAAAGAAACCGTCTGCATTTTTGATTGCATTGATGAGGGTGCTCTTACCGAGTCCATCAATACCTTCAATCACATAATGTTGGTATGGAAGTTTTAGCTTCATGTGGAGGTGTGCCTTTTACTTGAACTGATGTATAGCACAATTATAACACAAACGTCAGCTCAAGTAAATAGCATCTTATTATTGGTATATGATATCACACTAAAAACGTGTTATCGTTTGACGAGCTTGCATCCTTGTAGGTTATAAGAAGGATGAGTGGTGGTTACCGTTTTTCCTTTCTCGCAAGCGTTGATGAGTTGGCCTTCATGTACAAAACCACTCACCGCCCAGAAGAATATGCCGCCTAAGGCAATTCCTAAGTATTTCAATGGTGTGTTCATTTTGTTTTCTCTTGTAGTAGTTTAACAATTATGGAGATTATATTGTAACACAACCTCCATAAGTATTTATCAAACAGACTTTTTCAACCTATTGATTTACATAGCTATTTTCTATAATTAGCTGTTTCATAAAAGGAAACAATCAAATGAGTTATTACACGATTGTTACATTAGTGTTTGATATGATACACTGAACTCATCTTTCCATTCATTCAGTCGACTTTTCCATAAGTAGGACAACATCGAGTCTAACATGTAAGTTGTTGCATAATCTTCTTCACTTCTAACTGAACGACCTGCTCCCTGAATGATGCGAAGTATGGTTTGCAGTTCATACAGCTGTTTGTAATTGTCTGCAATATACTTGACTCGTTTTTCACCTAAAGATGCATATGGTGCTTTGACGTAAATCTGAAATCGTGACAAGTCGTCATCAAGTGATAAACCTTCAAACATACTTGGTGAAATCAGAACTGATGGCTCATTACATTTTTTGAACTTTTCAACTAAAGGAGCAAGTTTAGTGCCACGTTCATGTTGAAACAATTTGACATGTGTAAGACTTTTAGAAATCATTTCAGTAACATCAAAACTTGGTGTTAGGATAATCCCATTTTCTCCTTCATTGATATGTCTATCAACTAATTTGACACAAGCCTTTACAAGTTTTGTTTGAACTTTAGGGTCTTTCATTGAAACATAGTTTAGTTTATCGACACTAAGAAATATCATTTTCTTATTATCGACCGGGAAGTATGGTGGGAGTTTGATAAACTCCACTTCATCAGGATTAAGAGCTAAAGTATCAATGAGTAATGGTCCAGAAACCGTAGCCGACATAAAAAGCTGATACTTTGAATTGACTAAAGTTTGAAACATATCGCCAACAAAGATTGGTTTGACGATAAGTTCTTTTGTTGTAGTATTCAGCTCAAAGATATGTTCATACATATATGAAAGTAAATCACCAATCTTACATGCCATATCCCCATACTTTTTAGCTATCTTACTAATCTTTCCATATTCTTTTAGATTAGATTGAATCATTAGAGATTTTGCTTGAAGTTTCCCTTCATCTTCTACTCGTTTATAGAACTTATGAAGTTTCTCTAGATACTCCAAGTAATTGTTTTCAGTAATATGTCCATTCTTAATAGAATTCTTAAAGTCTTTTAGAAACTTAAATACTTCAAGTTCGGTGAATTGTAATACTTCAGTAATTTCTTCTGCGATTTGAGTTAGTCGTTTATCAGAAACAAAGACTGCACAATGTTCAGCAAAAGTATCGTTTAGAGTATGTGCTTCATCCCAAACGGTAATTGTTCTATAAGCATGCTGTTTAGTAAAAAGCCGGTCGATAAAGAAGTAACTGTAATTCGTAATAAGATGTTGAACTTTATGTTTTGCTTTACGAACATATGCATATTCACATTTACCACAATACTTATCAACCATTTGTAATAGGTCAGCTTGCTTTGACTTCTTCATGTCAGATTCGCAGCAACTATCTGCAAAGACTGGGTCAGTGAAAGTTGAAAGAGCTCGACATTCGTAGTTGTTTGCGCCTTTTACTTGAAGAAAATCCCTTACATTTTCAAAGGTATCCGCATACTGAGTTGCAAGAATGTTTGTGCCAACCAGAATAAATGAGCCTTCACGTTCAACAACATCATCAATATGATGGCCATGATGGTTCTTGTCAGTTGATAAAGCATGTAGCACATCAGCAACAACTGCACCTATGATTGACTTACCACTTCCCGTTGGAGCTGAAAGTATAACTTTGGTTTTGCCCCTGTCAAGGTATGCTTCGAGAATGTAATGAATGTCAGCAAGCTGATGACCTCGTGGAGTTTTGCCTAGCTTCTTGAACGAGTCAAGAATTGCTTGTTCGTATTTTAGCATTGATGTTGGCTCTTCTTTATTGGATGTTCATTAAACATTATAACACATTTGATGGCTAATGTACAGTGCTAAGACCTCTTCCTGTTAGACATTCTGTATAAATAGTTGTTTATCATAACATATTTCTCATGTACACGGGTTACTCATATAATGTTTTCTACTAATACTATTGCAAAACTTGCAGGAATCAATAACTTTGTTTTGAATGAAGCTAATCCCTCCGGTTCTAAATATACTGATGAACAGATAATTGAATTATTCAAAAAAGTTGAATTGGGTATTAGACAAAATGATGAACTATTCAAACTAAACAAAAAATTTTTTGGCGGAATTGATAAAACTGCTGAAGAAAAAGCTGAAGAAGATCAAAAGAAACAGGAAGAAAAAGATAAAGCTCATGATGAAGATGAAAAAGCGAAAGCTGACCGTGATGATAAGAAATCTGCTGAAAGTTATGATGCATTGAAGAAGCAAGTTAGAGAATATTTTACTGACGATAGCCTCTATGAATATAAACATCGTCAATTTTTTACTAGTTCAATATCTTCCTCTTTCAATTCGATTGCTGATAAAGAACAGTCACTTGAAACAAAACCATTTATTTCAAAATGGTTAGCTAATGGTGAAGAATTTGTTTTTATAAGACGAGTTCTAATGTCAACTGTTAAGGCAATGGCTGATTTCATCAATAGTGGAAATGGTAAGTTCAAAGCTAAAGATTTTGGAGATTATGTCAATTCTCTTCTTCAACATCAACAGATAAAACAAAATGTATATGAAAAAACTGTTGATAATTATCAAGCATTAGAAGCTTGGACTGAGGCTAACAAAGATAAACCATTAATTGATGTAGTCAATGAAAATAAAGAACTTATCAAACTTATTATCAAAAAAGCTGATTTTTTTGCGGAAGATGGTTCTGAACCTAGGCCATTGTATACAATCGGCCGATCTACCACATTTATTCCCCTCGCCTTTACTATTTTTACTAGACCTTCTGATAATATCAAATTTAAGATCAAAGGTTGCAAATTTATTGAAGCACTTGAACATGCAAATAAAGGCAAAAACAAAATCTTTATTTGGAACCATGGTGTTTATTCAGCAGCATCATTAGAAGATACAATCAATTTGAGTGTTATATTAAAAGGTCTTACGAAAAAAACTCTCAAACAGATAAGTAACATTGCATTACGTTCATATGGTAGAAAGGATTTTTCAATACTAACTAAAGAGGAACTTGATGAACAACTTCGTGAACAAACAGATGTTTCTGATTTAGAAGATGATATCCTAAGTGAAGGATTACTAGGACTAGGAGGTCGTAAGATTACAGTTGATTCCTTACATAAAGCTTGGTCTGAAGAAGGACGTCCAAAAACTCCAGCAGCTTTCAAAGAATTTATTGAAGATCATCTTATTATTCAATTTGGTGAAAAACATAGTCGTAAGATTAGCGAATTACTAAGTAAGGTATTAAAAGCTCCTGATGAACAGGCTCCTGCTAAAGATGAAAAAGATGACCCAAAAACAGATACTTCAAAACCGAAAGATGATGATGAAGAGCCATTGCTAAAGCCTGAAGAAGAAACTGAAGAAAAAACTACAAGTGATGACAGGAATGAAAAAGAAGAAAAACCCAGTGACGGGTTGGACGGAAAAGATAAAACTGAAGATACTCCACCAGCTGCAGAAGAATCTATTCTTCAAAAATTCAAAATTACTAAAGAAGAATATCAAATACTTTCAAAACTGTCGCAAGATGTAAATGCTGGAAGATATCGCAAACCTTATTGGAAAGAACTTTATAATCAAGAACTTATAGGTAAATTATTACATTATGTTTTTGATTTGCAAGGACAAGATTTGAATAAGCCTCTTGCCGAAGAACATAACATTCGTTCTTTAGAAGATTTAGACAGAGCTATTCTTATTGAACAACAATGCAAACTTGCTGGGATTCAATCTTCATTCAATTCAACTGTATTCTTTGAACAATTAGATAAGTTTCTCAATCAAGCGGAAGTGGCGTTCATAAACGTGAAGTGATGCCGCGTTCCAAATGATTGGACCTTTTTGAAGTGTTGGATATTTTATTAGCAATTGACTATGTAATTTATCCAACACATATCTGTTCCAAAACAAATCCCCTTTATATCCAAATACCGCATCGCTACTTCTCCAGTTTGCGATAGCTATCAATTGATTATCTCGAATAAAATATTGCACATTTTGACAACACATAAAATCATTACGTCCAAATTCTTTTGAATCTTCATGCATTGATGGACGATTATAAATCATAATCGCCTGACGAGTATCAGGATTTTTATTCAATGCATTGAAACATTCATTGAATTGATTTCCATTGTCATATGAGAATATGCACCATCCGTAATTACTATTGATAAAACCACTATGATCTGCTATTTCTCCCCATATCTTTGGAATAGGTGATGGAATATCATTTACATTTCTTGATTGAGACAAATACCATTGAAGTTCTCGTTCATGCCAATCAGAAGATGGGGTTCCAAAAATAGAATCTTCATCAGCAATAAAACTTGCATTGATAAGTTCAACTGTTTTGACACCTGATTTATCAATTACAAATTGTCCTCGTTGAAACAATTCAACAAATAAGTTTCTGATATTGAATACTGTTAATGTTGTGCAAATCATTGTGAATACCTTCTCCTTAGACTTTTACCGTGAATAATGTTCATTATATCACATTTTTGAGAAAAAGTGCAAAAATGTTATGGCTAACAAGCAATAAAATCAATATGTTTGAAAAAGTTGTAATAAAATCAATAAGTTACGAAGACAATGATAAAATAAAAGTGTAATAAAATCAATAAGTTATAAAAAGAAGACTAGAAATAAACATGAAACTACATAAAAGAAGACTATCATCTACAAGGAGGACATTCTAAACATAATATAATACCCTTAGTCTGTCAGTTTTTTCTTCCACATAAATGACATAAAAATGACATATTTTAGTGTTTCTTCCACATAAGAAAAACATTGTTCAATTGTTTCTAAACCGATACATAAATCATATTATCTTATAAATAGCAGTAGTTCGCAAGTTCAAATAATACTCTCATTCTCTATTACACATAAAGGACCAATCACATGAAGATAGATGGATTAACACTTCTTGAAGGCTCTCAGATTACTAACCCAGTAGTCGCTCATGGGACTTCTTTTCCTACCGGCCCAGCAAACCCACCTGACATTGGTGAGCTTTTTTACTTGACATCTGGCGATGTTGGACTTCACTACTGTTCGCAAGTTTCGCCAACAACCATTTGGATAAAGATTGCTTCCGCTGAAATGGACCCAGATTTAGTCGCAATCGCTTCATTAGTTGGTAATACTGGTTTATTGAAAAAGACTGCAGCAAATACTTGGAGTTTAGATACTACTCAATATGCAACACAATCTGGATTGAATGCAGTTGCTGGAGCTCCTGGCAAATTGATGGTTGGTGACGAATGGCCAAGTACTCCAGAAAATTTTCAAATGTTTTATGCTACTACACCTATCGGTGGTGCTTCAAAAGGCTTTTATTATTGGGATGACTATGATGCTATTTGGGTAGAGGTTCAACCAGCTCTCGTTTCTTGGGACGCAATTGAAGGAGAACCAGATACTCTTGCAGGTTATGGTATCACTGATGCATATACTAAAACTGAAACTTATACTAAAGCAGAAGTCAATTCAGCAATATCAGCTGCAACACCAACATTTGCATCACTAACTGGCAAGCCAACTACACTTGGTGGTTATGGTATTACTGATGCACAACCGCTTGATGGAGACTTATCATCAATTGCTGGACTTGCGGGTACTTCAGGTATTCTTACAAAAACTGGTGCTAATACATGGGCATTAGATACTAACACTTACTTGACTGCTCATCCATCAGTATCAGGTGCAACATCTGCGAATAACTCAGGATTGACATATGTTCAGGATTTGACATTTGATGCTAATGGTCATGTTACTGGTATTCAATCAGTTGCAATTCAATCAGCTTCTACATCTCAAGCTGGTGTTGCTCAACTTTCAGATAGTACTTCAACTACTTCTTCAGTATTAGCTGCTACTTCTACTGCTGTGAAATCTGCTTATGATGTCGCTTCTGCAGCTCTTCCTAAAGCTGGTGGTTCAATGACAGGAAGTATTGTCATTCCAACAGGACAACATATCACATTGACTGATGCTCCTTCAGTTGGTACTGATGCAGTGAATAAGAACTATGTTGATGGCAACTTAGCGGGCTTGACATGGAAGAATTCAGTAAAAGCTGCAACTAATGGAAACATCACTTTATCAGGTGCTCAAACAGTTGATGGTGTTGCACTTGTTGCTGGTAATCGAGTTCTTGTGAAAAATCAAACAACTGCTTCTGCTAACGGTATCTATGTCGTGGCTGCTGGTGCTTGGACTCGTTCAACAGATATGGATGCAACTACTCCAATCAACGAAGTGAATAGTGCTGCAGTATTTGTTGAAGGTGGTACTACTTTTGCTGATACAGGTTGGACACAAGTCAATAATGTATCAACTTTAGAAACAGATGCTATTGCATTTACTCAGTTCAATGGAGCTTCAGGTATTACTGCTGGTGTTGGTTTAGTCAAATCAGGTAACACACTTGATGTCAATCTTGGTGCAGGTATTGCTCAATTGCCAACTGATGAAGTCGGTGTTGATGTATATGCGACTGGCGGATTGATGACTACAGTTGATGGTACTACTTCAAGCACATTGACCAATGCTCAATTATCACTTGTCAAAGTTGGTACTGCAGGTACATACAAATCAGTCACTACTGATGACTTTGGACGTGTCACTGCTGGTAGCAATCCTACCACACTTGCAGGTTATGGAATTACCGATGCTCAAGCTCTTGACGCAGATTTGACTGCTATTGCTGCACTGGCTGGAACTTCAGGTTTCTTGAAGAAAACTGCTGTTGATACATGGACATTAGATACTACTACTTATGCAACTGACAGTTTAGCGATGCATTTGGCTGGAGCTGAAACTGCTACTGGTTTGAAAACCTTCAGTGCAGGTATCAAACTTCCAGATGCAAGTAACTTCTACTTAGGTACTGATAACGATTTAGGATTGACGCATTCCGGTGCACATGCCACCATTACTAATAGCACTGGTAACTTGACAGTAAATGGAGCTCAAGCAATTTACTTGAATTGCTATTCTGGAGCTGGTAGTAATATAGAACTATTGAATGGCAGTTTATTTATCGATTCTGCCGCAACATCTATTAGAACACAAGGTGGAACAACGATTGCTTATTTCAATGCCGCCGGATGTGATATTACTGGAAGTTTAGGTACTTCAACAAATATGAACTGTCAAGGTACTGTTACATGTTCTAGCTTCTATACTCGTCAATACATTCCTTTGATAGCTTCTTTAGGCGGCCAAGCTAACAATGCATACGATAGAGGATGGAAATTTAAATGGCATAATGGCACTAATGAGAAAGAAGGTTTCTTTGGATATGATAAAAGTACCGGTAAATTCACATTTGTTCCAGAAGTTACGTCATCTGTCGGTGACATAGTAGTTGGTACTAAAGGCACAATCGATGCTTACTTAGCTTGGGCTGATGTTACTGGCAGAGCAACTACACTTGCAGGTTATGGTATTACTGATGCGGCTCCGTTATCACATACTACTGATGAAACCATTCATTTGACATCTGCTCAAAATACTTGGATTGATGCAATCACTGCTACTTCTGCTGAAGTCAATTACTTATCAGGTGTAACATCTGCTATTCAAACTCAATTGAATAATAAGCAAGCTCTTGATGCAGACTTAACTGCTATTGCTGCACTTGCTGGTACTTCAGGTTATTTGAAAAAGACTGCTGCTGATACTTGGACTTTAGATACTGCAACATTAGCAACTGATAGTAACGTTGTTCATTTAGCAGGAACTGAAACTATTACTGGTTTCAAAACTTTTAGTACTGCTCCTTTAATTTCAGCTGCTGATGCTTCTACAAGATTGATAGTACAAAACACTAGTTCAACTGTCGCTCAATGGCCAGGTATCGCAATACTAAATTATAACAGCGGATTTGCTGGTGGATTTCCAGCTATTGAACTTCAATCAGCTCGCGGTTCTTCTGCGGCTCCAGCTGTAGTTCAATCAGGTGATATTCTTGGCAGTGTCGCCGGTTGGGGTTGGAACGGCTCAGGATCTGATGATGTTGCTAGAATTCACTTCGTCGCTGGTTCGACTTTTGATGGAGTTACTGACAATGGCAACATTGAGTTTTTAACTCAATTAGGCACTACGCTTACAAAACGTATGGCTGTAGAAGCTAGTGGTTCTACATCATTCTATCCTAGTTCTATTACTAGTAACTTTTATATGGGCGCATCCGGCGCAAATCCGATAGTTGTGTTTGATAGCACAGATTACATTGCATATGACAGAACAGCTAATAGTTATAACTTCTATATTGGTGGAACGTCAGAATTATCATTATCATCTGCTTCAGCCATATTTGGTGGTCATGTAAAAGTCGAAGATAATAATGCCATTTATGTTGGTACAGGAAATGACTTGTACATGGTTCATGATGGTACTAATTCTGCTATTGTCAATCAAACAGGTATTTTGAACATTACTAATACTGCAGTAGGTGGTGCCTTAGTTCTTCGTTCAGAGAATAACGGTGGTTCTAATTTTGAGTTATGGGGTGGAGCTGCTTATCTTGATGCATCTACAACATATATTCGAAGTCAAGATGGTGGTACTGTATTTGCAACATTCAATTCTGGCGGATTGACATTAGGAACAGCTGCCAATATCGGAAAAGTTGGAACTATCAATGTTACTAATACTACTAACATCGGTGCTTCTGTCGGAAATAATGTTGCAATCGTTATTCAAAATGCATCAGCTGACGGAAATACAGTAAAAGATATTAGCTACTTAGTTAGAAAAAGTGTTGGTGCTGGATGGGACAATGTAAAACTTCATCAAGGTGTTGCTATTGATGTTTCTTTTGGTACTCCAGGAACTGATAGTAAAACCTGGTGGGAACGTGACCCGAGTTTAGGAACTCATGCATTTGGTAATGCTGCTACTACATATGTAACATTTGATGCAACTAATGCAACTTTTTCTACTAACTTAGTCGTTACTGGAAATCTTACTATCAATGGTACAACAACCACTGTCAATTCAACAACTCTTACTGTTGATGATAAGAACATAGAACTTGGCTCAGTTACAACTCCAACAAACGTCACTGCTGATGGTGGTGGTATTACATTGAAAGGTGCTACTGACAAAACTATTCTTTGGGATAATGCTAATGCTAACTGGACTTCTTCTGAAAACTGGAACTTAGCAACTGGTAAAGCATTCAAAATCAACAATGTTGATGTATTGAATGCGACTACTTTAGGTTCTTCAATAGTTTCTTCAAGCTTGACATCTGTTGGTACTATTACTTCTGGTACTTGGTCAGGTTCTTTTGGTGCGGTATCTGGTGCGAATCTTACCAATCTAAATGCATCTAATGTAACAAGTGGTTCATTACCAGCTAACGTAATACCAAGCTATTTGTATTCATCTGGTTCTACTGAGGGTTCTTACATTAGTAATGGGATGTATTGGAATGCTGGTTGGAAACATCTTGGCACTAATACTTATGGTTATGTGCTAAGAAATAGTGGTGCATCAGGTGCTCAGTTATTTGTAGCTTCAACTGCGGGAACGTTAGATTCTGTAGCAACACATTATACATATACTTTTAGTGGAACTGGTACTTTTAGCACAACTAATGTATCAGCAAGTGGAACAGTCACTGCTACTCAGTTTGGTACTGCATGCGGCAATACTTCTTCAACATCACTTACCACTTCTACGACTGATGCAAACCAAGTGATTATGCAACTAGCTTCAGCATCGTATAGAACTGTTGAATACTTGATACAAGCAACTTCTGGAACTTCGTATCATACTACTAAAATCCATGTCATTCATAACGGCACTGATACTTGGGTCAATGAATATGGAACAATGTTTACAGGTTCTTCATTAGCAACTTTTGCGGTTGATATTAGTGGCGGTCAAATTCGTTTGATTGCTGCAACTGTAGCTAATGCTGTAACAGTATTCAAAGTGGTGGCAACAACAATAGCAGCTTAATAAGCAAATCATGGAGAGAGCCATAGAGCTCTCTCCATTATACTATTTCTAAAATAGTTCATAAGGATAGGGAATTATGGCAATCAACAACAATCGCTTCTTGGTCAAAAATGGCCTTGATAACAACTCAAAAACCATCACTAATGTAGCTGACCCAGTTAATGCGTCAGATGCAGCGACTCGTGCATATGTACTTGCTAATGCGGGTGGTAGTCAAACATTGGACACCGTAGTCACCAATGGTAATACTACTGCGTTGATGATAAAATCGACAAATACAACAACTCAATCTCTTACTGATGGAGCATTATGGCTAAGTGGAGGTGGTGGTGCAATTCTATTAGATGATGGTGCTCATAAACGTATTTCATGGAATGATGGTGGTGGAAACTTCAACATTCGTTCTGGACATTATCAAAGTGCTACTGGTGCATTGTATGCTAAAGGAGTAAGTGATAGTAATGGTGGGGCTGGAGTTATTTCAATTGCTACAGATGCAGTTGACGGTTCATTATTTCTAGGAACTTCAGTAATTGGTGTTCCAGGGGCAGCAGTAACATGGGGGAATTCACTTTCTATTCATTCAACTTTGGGTTCTTACTTCACCGGTAATGTTCTTATTGGAACTTCTACCCAATTAGCTCCAGCCAGCAATAGACGTTATTTGACTATTATGGGTTCTGGTGACCAAGGTTCATTACAACTTGCAAACTCGGTCGCAGGTTCAGGAAACAACGGTAACATTGAATGGTATGATGTAGGTAATACTTCATCAAGTTCTCTCAGAAATGCATACATCTCTTCCGGTACAACTGGTTCAACTGCCAATAACAAAGGTGCGGTTATCAGCTTTGGCACTAAAGCTGATGGTGTTTCCGGTGGTGGTGTTGAAAGAATGAGTATCAATGCTGCAGGTCAAGTAACGGTAGGTGTAAATGCTGCAACTGCTCCTGATGCTAATGCTCTGTTAGTATCAACAGGCTATATTTCTTCTCAAGCTCAAAGCACAACAGCTCGTTCATCTATTCAAGCAGTTGCTCATGACTATTACAATAGTTCTTGGTCAAGTATCAATATGTCATATATGGGTAAAACCACCGCTGGTACTATGACGTACAATCCAAGTATGAACAATGCAAATGCTTGTGCTATTGAAGCTATCAATTCGGCCGGTATTTCAATTCATACTAATACTGGTCCTATTTCAATTGCTACTTCTTCAGTCGAACGTATTCGTATTGGTGATGGCACAAGTATTCAAATGAAGCATCCTGGTAATGCAACATACGGTTCAGTTCTTCAACTGGAAACGACTGGTGGTACTGACGACCCTGCTCTTACATTCAAGAACTATAATGGTGGAACTCCATCATATGCAGGTATTGCGGTAACTGATGCAGGTGGAATAAGCTTTAGAACTGGAGCTTATACTGGTGCATGGGGAACAGAAAGAGCTCTCATTGATACAAACGGTATCTATACGCCTCATAATGTACGTGCATCAGGTTTTTCTACAGGTTGGGGCACAACTAATGGCCAAACAACTGGTGCATTCAATACAACGATGGGAACCGCTGCTTCTGCTACTTGGTTACTTTCAGGTACGTCAGGTGGTACTTTTAGATGCGGTATTCAAGCACTTGATAGTAATGGTATTATTCGTATCTTTAGCAATGGAACTAATTATGTAGAACTGAACGGTAACAATCTTGTTGCTGCTGGTTCATTAACAACCGGTGACATTACTGCTTATCGTTCTGCTGCTGCAACTACAGGTTACATTTACTTTGGTAATACTGGTACTAAGTATTGCGGTTTTGATGGTTCTAACTTTGTAACATCAATGCCAATGTATTTCAATATTTTAGGAAGTTCAGCTTCTTGTACAGGAAATGCTGCAACTGCGACTCTTGCAACTAAAGCTTCTACTTTATCTCAAAGTGGTGGCAATGGAACAGCAATGACATTCAATTGGTCAGGTCAAGGAGGACAACCTTCATGGTTATGGGGAAGTAATGATGGTTCTAACATCTACGTCTATAATCCATCAAATTTTAGTGTCAGCTACGCTACTACTTCAGGTACATCATCGTCTTGTTCAGGAAACTCGGCAACTTCTACAGTTGCTACATATCAGGGAATGAATTTTGGAACAACTGGCAACTGGAATACTTACTTTACTGAAACAACTGCAGCACGTCGTTCATGGACTGAATCATCTGTTGGTGGCCCAACAGGTACTTGGTGGTTTATCGAAAACATGCGTCATTCTAATGCTGGTGGTTATTGGGGAAGACAAAATGCATGGGGTTGGGAAGATAATGCTACTGAGCTTTATTCACGTAATGTTCAAAATGGCACATGGGGTTCTTGGGTAAGGTTCTTGCATTCAAGCAACTTTAGCTCTTATGCATTGCCTTTGACTGGCGGTACAATGTCCGGTTCAATTCAAATGGCACCAGCCGGAACAACTCGTGGATATTTCTATGCAGACGGTGCTGGTATTGGTATGCTAAATAGCGTTGGTGGTTGGGCAAATCGTGTAGATTACGGAACTAGCAACTTTTATTGTATGGGCGATATTACTGCAGCTGGCAACGTTACTGCATATTCTGACCCTCGTCTAAAAGAGAACTTCCAAGTCATTCAAAACCCTCTTGATATTGTCAATGCAATTGATGGTGGAACCTTTACATGGAAAGAAGGAATTGAGCATACAAAAGGCAAAGCTGGTAAGAAAGATTATGGTATTTTAGCCGACCAAGTTCAAGCAGTCATGCCAGAAATAGTAATGACTTCAACTGAAATTGAAGGTGAAAGTTATAGAACTGTAGCATATGACAAACTCATTCCAGTATTACTTGAAGCTATCAAAGAACTTGAAGCTCGTATCAAAGTATTAGAATCTAAATAAGGAGCAACACAAACATGGCAATCAACAATTCAAATTTCAAAGTAAAAAACGGAGTCAATGTCGGAGCTAATCTGATATTTGATTCTACAGGAGCTCGTATTCAAGGTGATTTTGATAATGCAACACATTCTAATCGCGTTGCATTTCAAACTAGTACTGCTAATACTAATACTACTATATCTGCTATTCCAAATGGAACTGCTACATCATCTCAGTTTGTAGTTTATGGTTCTTCAGATATGTTTAATAGTGCTAGAGCTGGTATCAATATTACATCAATACAAGCAAACATTTGGGCTGATAAAATTGGTACTGGTTCATTTCTTCCTATTGTTTTTCAAACAAGTGGCGCAGAACGTTTGCGTATTGATACTGCTGGTAATGTTGGTATTGGAGTTAATCCTACTGGCCTTGGTGCAAAACTTGCTATGTCGAATGATAGAGCAATAAATTCATATGCTCAAAAATGGTCAATGTATGATGGTGCAACCTTTGAAACGGACGTTTTATTAAGCAGTAATGGAACCACCGTAAATTTTGGTAACTATCAATCATTCCCATTATCTTTCCATACTAACGCAACAGAACGTTTTCGTATAGGTGCTTCTGGACAATGGGGTATTGGCGGAGCTAACTATGGTACTGCCGGTCAGGTACTAACATCAGGTGGTCCTTCTGCTGCACCATCATGGACAACAGTTGCAGGTGGTTCAGTGTCTGCATCTGATAATCAAACCAATGCATCTTACTTTCCAACGTTTGCAACTTCACAAGGTACGGGTGTTACATTAGCGACAGACTCAGGTCTTACATACAATCCATCAAGTGGGTTGTTATCACTTGCAACGTTAAACACTACTGGTAACGTTGGTATCGGTGGAACTGCTACAGCGTCACAAGGAACATTACAAGCTTTTGGCACATCAGCTGGAGCGGCTATTGGAGTTGCTCGTTTTGTCAATACTTCTGCGACTGCAAATTCTGCAGTCGCGCTTAGCTTGGACCCTGGCAATAATGGGGTGTCAGTACGTGATGCTCAAATTCGAGCAATCAATAATGGTAGCAATCAAATTGATTTGACTTTCCATACATCTAACGCTGCGGCTCCAACAGAAAGAATGCGTATTAGTTATACTGGACGTGTCAATGTCGGTGTCAATGGAGCTACAAATCCATCTTTACATAATTTTGTAGTCAATAGTAATATTTGTGCTCAATCACAACACACAACTGATGCGGCAACACTTCTTGCAGGTGCTCATGATTTTTATGCTTCTTCATGGTCTTCTGTCAATATAACTTATTACGGAAAAACAACTGCCGGAACCATGACCTATAACTCTGGTATGAACAACGCCAATGGTTGTGCTCTCGAAGCAATCAATACAAATGGATTATCTATTCATACAAATAATGGAGACATTTCGTTTGCTACTGAAGGCGTTCAACGAATGAGACTTTCTCAAGGCAACGTAGGTATTGGAATATCAGCTCCTACAGTTTCATTAGAGGTAAGAAAAAATGCTACTGGTTCTAATGTTCTCCAACGTACAGGTATTTTAGGTCAAACGAAAAATCCATATTTAGAACAAATATTTGATGAAACTAATGGGATAGTAACCTTAAACGCAAGTGGTTCTAGCACTCCTAATTTTACATTCAATGTTGCTGGCACAGAAAGAATGCGTATTGACAATGCTGGTAATGTTGCAATTGGTGGTTCTACTGCATATTCAAAACTTGATGTTTATGGTTCTGGAACTATTCGTGGGTTTTTAACTGTTCAAGATATTGACAATAGTGGTTCTTCTATCGCAATAACAAGTACTGATGGTTCTTATACTGGATTGACGGTAGCGAATGGTTCTTCTACTATTGCCTTGACTTCAAATGGAGCCCAATCTGAACTAAGAACAGGAACAAATACTCCAATAGTCTTTATGACAAATAATTTAGAAAGAATGCGTATTAATGAAGGTGGAGCAGTTTGGATTGGCGGAACCTTATCAAGCAGCGACATTACTTCGTCACGAGCTGCTACTCCAACAACAGGTTACATTTACTTTGGTAATACTGGTACTAAGTATTTTGGATTTGATGGGTCTAATTGTATATCATCAATGCCAATGTGGTTTAATATTTTAGGAACCGCAGTAAATTTATCTACTACTCGTTCTACTTGGAGCACAAATGGTACTATTTCTGCAGTAGTTGGACAGTTGGCATGGAAGAACTATGGTAATGGTCATTCAATCTTTGATGCTTCTGCCGGTACTTCGCCAGATGGAACTGCAGTCAATAGCACAAATTCTACACAAGCTTGGACAGCTTCTTTCCCTACATTGATGGGATGGAATGGTTCTCAAACTTATGGTGTTCGTGTAGATAGTGCTCGTGTCGCTGATGATTCAAGCGCTGTAGGCGGAATTTCCTTAGCTAATATTTGTTCTGGAACGAATGGCGCTGCAGCTACTGATACTATCTCAGATATGAATAATGTCACAACGCAAAAAAGTGGTTTTTACTTGTATAATGGTCCTCCAGCAAATGCTCCTGTTGCTTCACATATTACATGGATGACTGCAATGGGTCATTATGCAGGTGATAGATATGGATGGCAAATGTCTAAAGGATACTGGGATGATAACTTTTATCTTCGTGAATTATCATCTAATTCATGGGGAGCATGGAAAGTTATTGTTGATAGTGTAAATGTTGGGTCTTATGCTTTGCCAATTGGCGGAGGTACAGTTACTGGCAATTTCACAGCAAATGGACAAATATACACTGGTGGTTGGTTTAGAAGTTCTGGTGCTCAAGGCTGGTATAATGAATCATATGGCGGTGGTATCTACATGTCTGATTCTGCTTATGTTAGAACTTATAACAATAAGTCATTCCTGGCTCATAGCTATGTTGAAGTTGCTAACAACTACGGAGCAGTATCAGGTGCTCAAAATATCAATGTTCTAAATGGCTCAATGGTTTCTATGACATTGAACGGTGCAACTACTTATACATTTTCTGGTGCTCCAGCATCAGGTAATGCGGCATCATTCACACTTGAACTAACTAATGGTGGTGCTTATACAGTTACATGGCCATCTGGTACTAAATGGTCAAGTGGTGCTGCTCCAACTCTTACTGCATCAGGTACTGACATTCTAACATTCTATACAAGAGACGGTGGTACTACTTGGAGAGGTGTAATGGTATCTAAAGATAGTCGCTAATACTAAATACATCATATACTAACATTCACTCGGAGATAAACCATTATGCAATTTTTAGAAGTCGCAACATTACAACCAGTATCATACGAAGAAATCAAACGTCGCTTTGAACACATTTGTTTTCCACAAATCATTGATATTGCACACCTTAGCTCAATTGGATTTGAACCGCTAGAAATAGCGGCTTTTCCTTATGATGCTCCACGTTTTACAGAATCCGTTCGTCAAGCCCCAGCGCTTGACAATGGAGTATGGAAACAAACCTATGTCACCACCCCTATCGAAGATACTTTATCTGATAGCACTGAAAATGGAGTCACTACTACTGTTGCTCAACAAGTAGCAAGTATTCTAACTGAAGGTAAAGTTCAAATGCTCAATCAATTAGCAAACTATCGTTATGACAAAGAAGTAGCCAGTATTGATGTCAATGGAAGCGCTATCAAAACTGACAGAGAATCCCAAGCAACTTTGAATGGAGCTTATACTGCATCACTTATCAATCCGTCAATTACTATCAATTGGAAAGCAAGTGATGGTTCATGGGTATCATTAGATGCATCTGCAATTAGTGCTCTTGCTTCTGCTGTGATTACTCATGTTCAATCTTGTTTCAATAAAGAGAAATCTATTGCGGAAGCTATCAACAATTCAACTACTCTTGCACAATTACGAGCTATTGATTTTGATACTCTTTGGGTTGCTTAATATAGGAGAATGAATCATGGCTTTCTTCTATAAAGTAAATATTGATATTACGACAGTTGACCCTAGCTTACTTCAAGGTGTTGGTTATTCAGTAGGTGGTAAAACTCCGGCAGCAGCAAGTACGAATGTGTTTACTGCTATTGATTACGCAACAGAAACGACTTTTACTCCTGCATTGTTTATCACAAACATAAGAAGACAATGTACTGGATTATCAAGTCCTACTGTTGGACTAATTTGCGGGGGGTATAACTCTGATACCGGTACAAGAGTAAATGATATCGATGGTATCAATTTCACTACAGAATCAATGTTAGCAATAACTGCAGTTCTTGGTTCAGCTATTACCAATGCAGGCTCTTTGAATGGACCGACATCAGGTTTTTTATGGAGTGGATATTATGGAACAAATGGCGGTTCAATTGGTACCGAATCTCAATCAACTACTAGCGTAAACTATTCAACCTATTCATCTGGGGTATATGCTACTAGAGCAGCTGTTGCTCGAGGATATCCTGCAGGGGTTTCTGGAACAGATACAGGATTTGGTATTGGCGGAGTTTCAGGTTCAGTCTCAACTGAAATTGATGGATTGACATTTAGTACGATAACATCACTAAATCCTTCAGCAGTTTTAGGAAGTGCTAGAACGGCTGCAGCAGGATTAGACAATACAACAGTTGGTTTTTGTGCCAGTGGTTCAAGTACTGCGGCTTCATCAGGTGGTCAAACGAATGTTTCTGGTTTCAATATCATATCAACTACAACTTTTTCGGTTTCTGCTGTTTTTACTAGTGCAACAACTTATGCTCAAGGGGTCAATTCTACACAAGCAGGTTATTTGTTAGGTGGAGAAAATACTGCAGCAAGTATCTTATCTTCTATCAAAAAGATTGGATTCTTATCACATGCAACCACAAATGTTTCAAGCACACTAAGTATTGGTCAATCAATGGGTGCTGGTGTTTGGACCCGAGTATTCCATAATATGACAGGTCGTTCATATGTTGCTGGTGGAAATACTTCATCTGGTGTATACTCAACGCTTATAGAATGTATTGATTATGCAACATTAGGTTCTACTCGTTTTGCAGGTTCTAATCTTTCACTTGCACGAACCGCGCTTCGTGGTATTTCATCAGCAAGAATTGGATACTTTCTGGGAGGAACTAATGGCACTGCACGGACGCTAATTGATGGTATTCATTATAGCACCGAAGTTCAAAAAACAACGTCGATGACATTATCAACTGCACGATATGCTATGTCTACATTTCAAAGTTATGCACGTGGATATTCATGTGGAGGTTGGCAAGGTGTTTCAGTAACTGGGTTAATTGAAGGTTTTGTGTTTGATACCGAATCTCGAGTTGCAGTTAGTAATGCAATACCTTCACCGCTTTATTATGGGACAGGTTTTTCTGCGCCAAATAGTACATATGGTTGGATGATGGGTGGTTCAACTGTTGGCGGGTCTACATCATCTATCATATCAGGAACCCATTTAGGAAGTGAAACTTCAACTACTGCAACTGCAACTTTTGCTACATCACGGTATAGTGCTACAGCTGTTGGGTCGACTTCATATTCTATTGCATTCTATTGTGGTGGTTGGACATCTTCAGCAGTGACAACTGTTAATGGATTTACACACTTATCTACATCAACTTCATCATTGACAACTGGAACTTATGGCTCAGTATTAGCTACTGCTCGATATGATGCTGCTGGAAGTTCATCCCTAACAAATGGGTACATTTCTGGTGGCTATAATGGAACTACTAGATTTAGCAGCACTGAAGCTATAAATTTTAGTTCAAGCGCAATGTCAGCAACTTCATTATCATTATCTTTTACCACAACTGATTTAGCATCCGTAGGAGCTGCTACATTATTCAATAACTATAACTTAAGTGGGTATTTGTTTGGAGGATATAAGGATGATACTAATGTAATGCAAAGTGGTATTGAAGTATATGATTTTTCATCTGAAGCATGTTATTTATCATCAACATCAATATCACCAGCAAGTAGATGTCAAGGCGCAGTTTCATCAGTAACTACTGGTTATTTTGCTGGTGGTGACTTAGTAGCCGGCACCACAACTACTAACAAAATCTTCAAATTTTCTTATTCATCTAAAGCATATTCTGATACGGCTCAAGTTTTAGCAGATGGTGCGAGAGCAAATCTTGATGGTGTTAATAGTGCATCAAAAGGTTATTGGGCTGGTGGTCGTAATGCTGCTTCTACAACATCATATACAAAATGTGACGGTTGGACATTTGCAACAGAAGCCTATTATGCTACAGCTGCCACTTTATCAGCCGGAAGATATGCCGTTGCAGCATTTAATTCGTCAAGTGCTGGATATTGGAATGGCGGAATGAATACAACTCCATCATATTTCAATAGAACTGATAAAATGTTATTTGGCACAGATACTACAATAACTTCATTAGGAAACATTGTCCCAACTTCACGAGCTAATGCTGGGGCAACAAATTCCTCAACGAAGGGATATTATTATGGCGGAACAACTTCAGCTTCAACAACTACTGCGATTTATGAATTTACATTTTCAACTGATACTTGGAATGGAACTTCTATTGCTGCTATGTCTCAAGCAAGACAAGCTGGACGAGGATTTGGAACTGAAATATCAGGATACATTGCAGGTGGCTCTAATTTCGGAAATACCGTTTCATATAAAATGATTGATAAATTATTGTATTCAACAAATACATGTTTAGTTAGAGATGCAGTTTTATCTGTGCCTAAATCAAGAGCGGCAGCACTTTCTGCTATATAAATATAATTTTAACAATCTTAATAAACATAATATGAACTCTATAACAACAACGATCAATACTGAAAATGTCAATGATATTATTGCTGAGCTAAATGAAGCTTTTTACAATATTCCGTTTGAAAACTCACAATTTCAAACGGAAAATTTTGTGATTGGAGGTTCAATAACTCCAGCAAGAGCTTATCGTTCAATAGGTTTAAGAATGATGTCCAAACTTGAAGCTTTACGTGAAGCAAAGTATTCCCGTCTTCGAATGGACATTGATATTGAAGAACTTCAAGAAAAGATTGCAAATCCAGAAACGAATAAGTTTGATAGAAGAAGAGCTGAGTTAGAAATTCAACAGAAGACGGAGGGTTTAACTTATAGTAACAAACTTATCAATGATGCAGTTGTTGAACTTAATCAATTATATGAACACTTCAAAGCTCTTCCTAAGTATTCACGTGAAGAGTTTGAAAACGAAGAAAGTATTCATTTTGAACAACGACTACAACGTCAATTAGCTGGTGCAGATGGGGCTCGTGAAAGCTTGATGAATATGCATCAGGATATTCAAAACATTCGTGGATTTGAAGAAAACTTTTTATTGACTGGTGAAAGACAATTGGCTAATCTATTAGAAAAGCCACCAGAAACCGTAAATACACTAACGCTAAACACTAATCCAAACTAAAAGGAAAAACTTATGCCTAACTATAACGAATCTAATGTCAATTCAACTTCATATCAACGTGCTAAAAGTGCTACGATTTCGAATGTTTATGGACAAAATCCAGAAATCATGTTCAATGAAGAACTTGTCGTAGTATTACCTGATGGTGCAGCTCACCGTGATTTAGGAAATGTTTTTGGAACTTTTACTCCGGCAAACAAAGATACTGTAGTTACTCTAATTGACCCAGACACTGGTGATAATACTGCAAACACTATGACTTATGGCGAAATCTATACTGCTATTCGTTCATTGTACTTGCATTTAGCAATCAAACGTGATACTGACTTAGCTGCTCTTGAAGCTGCAAGACAGGCTGCTATAGCCGCAGTTGAATCTATTGTTGCATCGTCACTTGCTGATGTACTTGCTGCTAAAGTGGCTGCAGAAGCAGCTTTAGCAGACGTAAATGCTGCTATATCAGCAAATGACCCAGTTGCTGCATTAGCCGCAGCTCAAGCCGCTCAAAATGCAGCTAATGTTGCACGAGCTGCAGCATCTATAGCATTAGGTCAAGTTACTTCATCAAATGCATCAGCACAAGCATTGTCTGATTCAAATAGCGCTCAAACTGCAGCTACTGAAGCTGAAACCGTTGCTGCTGATGCTGCCGCTGCCGCTGCCTCAATTCAACCAGCACCTTAATACAGCGTACATAAAGTAAAACTTACATATAAAGGGAATTAGATATGGCTTTGCAAACATCTGGTACAATATCAATTAGCAATATCAATACTCAACTTGGAAGAGGGACTTATGCAACATCTAGTCTAAATGAAAGTGCTCTTCGTACTTTAGCCGAGGTTCCTTCGGGAACCATCGCGCTAAGTAATTTCTATGGAAAGCCACCATTTTCAACTGGAACTTGGACTCAATCAGTTGCTGGTACGTATAATTTTACCGTTCCATCTGGGATTTACATAATATCTTATGTAGTTATTGGTGGTGGAGCTGGTGGTGGTGGTGGTTCTGAAAAAGACCCGTATTGTTCAGGTGGAGGTGGAGGTGGTGCCGGAGCACTTATGACGGGAACACTAAATGTTTCGCCTGGTCAAGTATTATCATGTGTAGTTGGTGCTGGGGGTTCTGCTTGGCCAGCGTTTAACCAATCAGGAGGTTCTACACCTGGTAGTTCAACTATTAATACAACTACTGTAGTTGCAGCTAATGGCGGAAAACCTACAACTAGTGGTGGGACTTGGTGGAGACCTGGCAGAGGGACTTCTGGCACAAATAGCGTGAATGGTACTAGTGGCGGTTTTGTCACAGCTTCTTCATCTGCTCAAAATGGTGGCGCTGGTGGATATGTTCCTGGATATTCGACCGGTGGAGTAGGTGGAACTGGTTCCGGTGCCGCAGGTGTTGGACCTGGCGCTGGAGGTGGAGGTGGTGCTACTACAGGCAATAATGGTGGAAACTATGCAGGTGGTCCAGGTAATGATGGTATGGTTCGCATTATTTGGTAAATAGTCTAAAACTATAAATAGTTTATCATCTCTTAATAACAAACAAATAAGTACGGAGTACCTATCTTATGGCATTCAGAAACGCAGCCATTGCTGTTGGAACTACACTAACACCGCTATATACATGTCCAGCTGACTATGAATGTGTTATCCATTCATTGTATATTGCTAATACTGATGCAATCAATACTATCACAGTTGATATTCAGGTTACATTGAACAAAGGTGGATTCGGGTCACGTTATGTTGGCAAGAACTTGACAATTCCTGCAGGCACATCATTGATTTTTGACAAGCCGATTACTTTACGTGAAACTGATGTCATTAGTATCAAGTCATCTGCTGCAACATGTGACGCAGTTATTAGCTTCTTGGCAACAGCTGAACAAGCACTTCCTGCATAAATAAGGACATAACTTATGGCACTCCTTGGACAACAAGCTCATGATGTGTATAGAACACATAATGTCTTTACTGCAACAGCCGGTCAAACAACTTTCACTTGTCAATACAATCCAACTGCACTTGATGTGTATAAGAATGGGGTTCATCTAAACCCGTCTCAATATACTGCAAACACGGGTATGTCAGTTGTTCTTTCTACTCCAGCTGCATTGAATGATAAGATAGAAGTTATTGGTTATAAAGCTGATTTGAAATATGCAGTATTTTCTAATGCACCACTTCTTATTGCAGCGAATGGCGAATTGACAAACGGACAAACATATGTCATGACTGCTTCTTGCGTTCTTACACTTCCGTCAAATCCTCTTCCTAATTGGACTGTTCGAATTATCAATGCATCAGGAACTACTACCGGCACAATTGCTCGTAACGGTAAGAACATTCAAGGTTTAGCACAAGATGTTACTATTGACGTTTTGAACTCTGCTACGACATTGATCTATATTGATGATACTCGTGGTTGGTGGCTAATCTAAATAAGGGAACTATAACAACATGGCATTACTTACAGCTCTTACAAACACAATAGCAGTTGATAATACTGGGAAACTTCCGGTTGGATTGATTCCTGATTCAGTGACAGGTGCATTGAACTATCAGGGAACTTGGAACGCAGCAACGAATACTCCAACACTCGCTAATGGAACTGGAACTAAAGGACATTACTACAAAGTTGCCGTTCAAGGAACATTCAACATTGGTGGTATTGATTTCTGGAACTTAGGTGACATTATATCATACAACGGTTCTACATGGGACCGTATTGATGGTGGTATCAACGAAGTTGTTGAGGGACCTCAAGGACCTACTGGGCCTGCTGGTCCGATGGGTCAAACAGGTGGTCCTGGTCCTGCAGGTCAAACACTATACACTTGGTTTGCTTATGCGGATAATGCAACAGGAACTGTGAATTTCACAAATGGTGCATGGACTAATCAGACCTATTTGGGAATAGCTGTCAATAAGACAACCCCAACTGAAAGCACTAACCCTGCTGATTACACTTGGTCAAAAATGCAAGGACCTCCTGGTGCTCAAGGTACTACAGGTTCTGCTGGGGCAGCGGGTCCTCAAGGCGATTCGATGTTTACATGGATTGCTTATGCGAATTCAGCAGACGGAACACTGAACTTTACGACAGGTGCTTCTTCGGGACATACTTACATTGGTATTGCAAACAACAAAACGTCTGCAGTTGAAAGCACTAATCCAACTCAATACGTTTGGTCTAAAATCCAAGGTGAAGATGGAGTTCCAGGAACTCCAGGTATCAACGGTGAAACAACTTATACTTGGTTTGCATATGCTAATAACGCAACAGGAACTGTTGGTTTTACTACCGGTGCATGGACCAATCAGACATACTTAGGTTTAGCAGTCAATAAGCTGACTGCAACAGAAAGTCAAAATCCAGCCGATTACACTTGGTCTAAAATGCAAGGTGACCAAGGCGCAACTGGACCAACAGGTGCTGCAGGTCCTCAAGGTAACTCGATGTATACTTGGATTGCTTATGCGAATTCGGCTGACGGGACATTGAACTTTACGACAGGTGCTTCTTCTGGTCATACATACATTGGTTTAGCAAATAACAAGACTTCTTCTACTGAAAGCACTAATCCTGTCGATTATACTTGGTCGAAAATTCAAGGAGATGCTGGTGTGCCTGGAACTCCAGGAGCCAATGGGCAAACAACCTACACTTGGTTTGCATATGCTAACTCGGCAGATGGAACATCAGGATTTACTACTGGTGCTTGGACTAACCAAACATATTTGGGATTAGCAACAAACAAACTAACTTCAGTTGAAAGCACTAATCCAGCTGATTACATTTGGTCTAAAATCCAAGGACCTACTGGAGCTCAAGGAGCTACTGGTCCAACTGGTGCTGCTGGTGCTCAAGGCAATTCAATGTATACATGGATTGCATATGCAGATAACTCTACTGGAACTGTTGGGTTTACTACTGGTGCTAATACTGGTCAAGCATATATTGGTATCGCAAACAATCAAACAAGTTCAACTGAAAGCACTAATCCTGCTCTTTATACTTGGTCAAAAATCCAAGGTGATGCTGGAGTACCAGGAACTCCTGGAGCTGACGGTGCTCCTACGTACACTTGGTTTGCATACGCAAACAATTCAACAGGAACAGTTGGGTTTACTACTGGTGCATGGACAAATCAAACATATCTTGGCCTTGCTGCAAATAAATTGACATCAGTTGAAAGTACTAATCCAGCTGATTACACTTGGTCAAAAATCCAAGGTAATGATGGACCATCAGGTCCATCAGGACAACCGGGAACGCGCGGTTCATCTTCATTCTATGCATCAGGTGGTGCGTGGAGTGATGCTACTGCTAATGCTACGGTTCTTGCAAGATTTCCAACGGGTGTAGTTGTAAATGACGAAGTAACGATTAGCGATGGTTCAACATTTGCAATGGTCAAGTATTGGAATGGAGGTGCATGGGTTGCTCCAGGCCAAGTCATTGACGGTAACTTACTTGTTACAGGTTCGGTAAACGCAGCAAAAGTCAATACGAATGGATTGACAATTCGAGACCCAGCTGGTAACATCATACTTGATGCTTCAGGTGGTGCTGCTTTAGATTGGTCAAAAATCTTCGGTGCTGGCCGTCCTCAAGATGGTGCAACAGTTGGTGCTGCTTTTGGTACTAACATTACTGGTCAAATCACTGCAGGTAATGTCTCAACTTATATTGCGGCAGCCGCTATTGGTGATGCATACATTGGAAACTTGTCTGCACAAAAGATTACTGCTGGAACACTTTCAGCTTCTTCATATGTTCAAGTTGATGCTGGTGGTGGAAATACTGCAAGAATGGGATTACTTCCGGATTCTTCATTCGGTATTAGAGGAACGTATAACAATCAGGAAAACTTCAAGCTTTCTCCATCTGGTTTGTCATTCAATCCTACTAATGCAACATTGTGGAAAATGACAGGTTCAAATATCAAAAAGACTATTGCTGAAGGCCGTGTTGTTCTAACTGGAGTTGCAAATAATACTGTTATTTCAACTAGCATTTTAATACCCAATGCTGCAAATACTGTTTATACCAAAGTTATTGAAGTTCAAGTTGTAGGGTATTGGGAAAATGCCGACGTTACTTCTACAAGAACAATTCATAAGAAACTTTACATTCAATTAGCGTACAAAAACTCTACAGGAACAGTGTTGAAATATGATGCTGGTGTTTATATGTGCGAACATAGTGATGGTACAAATTGGCCCGTTTATACTGGTACTACAAGTGATTCTTGGGCGTATAACGGTGCAGCTTGGTTCTATTATGACCAAGCTAACGAAGAACTTTATTTGAATCTGAAGAGTCCAGCGTCTAATGACATTGATGATGAATCGTTTTTTTCATATTCTATTCAAGAATATGAAGGAAAACCAATTGTATCTGTATGGGGATAATGTAAATGAAAAATATAGTAATAAGAACTAAAGACGTTTCAATCATAAACTCTTTTTTAGAATATGTCCAAACTACTTATTCAATTGTTCCGGATATATTCACCGGAACAATAAATTGGAACGGACATGATGATATTAGTGATAGTATTTCTAGCTTTATAGTTCCAGATGATTTCAACAAAAAAATGTGTGAAAGAGCCATTGGAACTGGTATTCAAGTATTAGATGAATCTAATAACTTCGTTACATTAGCAAATGTTGCAATAACTATAGATGATTATATTCCTGGAATATCAACATTTATGGAAAGTAAAGCAAAAGAATATGGTTATGATAATCTACTTTCAGCTTGCTCATATACTGCTTCTACAGTTACAAAGTTCCAAATTGAAAGTGTTGCTTTCAATGCGTGGCGTGACTCAGTATGGGAAACGGCTTTTACTGCATTAGCAACATTTGACCAAAATGGAATCTTTCCAAAGCCGGATGATTTTATTGCTTCACTTCCGACATATGAATCTTTTTTACCTCCAACACCATAAAAGATAAATAGTGTTAATACCAATTTTCTTATAACAGGAACCTTATCATATGTATATCGGAGTTACAACTTATCCCGACTTCCTAAAGACTCAAAATGTTCAAACTGCAACTGCCGGTCAAACTGTCTTTACTGGATTGAACTACGACCCGGCTAATGTAGAAATCTACCAGAATGGGTATCGTTTATTACCATCTCAGTATTCTGCACCTAATGGTTCAACGCTTACTCTTTATACTCCATCAGTTCTTGGTGATAAGATAGACGTAGTATCTCGTGAAGAAAATGCAGTTGGTTCAGATGTAGTATCAGTCAATGGAAAGACAGGTGTTGTGGTTATTGACCACTTCGATTTGCCTGATATGCCATGGCTTGATGGTTCTGGTCGAATTCCTGCTTCACTTCTTCCTACTTCAGTTGTAGGTGCAGTCGTTTATCAAGGAACTTGGAATGCTACTTCTGGAAGTGCTCCCTCTGCTTCACCTACTAAAGGTCAGTACTGGGTAGTATCAGTTCAAGGAACCACATCTTTATCAGGTATCAATCAATGGTATGTTGGTGATACAGCAATTTACAATGGTACTGCTTGGGATAGACTTGATGGTTCTGCAAATGAAGTACTTTCCGTCAATGGACATACTGGTAATGTAGTTCTATCAGCAGGTGACATTACTTCTTCATTAGGATTCACACCTGTTCAACAAGGTGGTGGTATTAATCAATCAACTAATAAAGTTTATGTTGGTTGGAGCACTGAGGGGTTAAGAGTAACGGTTGATTCTACTGATGTTGGAATGTTTGTCATTGCTACTTCACCAGAACACCCAACTGGTCCAGGCTTGATAAACTATGGGAGAGATGCTCATACCTTACTTCTTGATAACAACCAAGGTATGGTATCAGTCGGAACTGCTCATGCTTTATATGGAGCTCAATACTTACGTTTCCGTGCTGAACCTTCTTTATGGGGTGCTCCTTATGGTGAAATGATTATTGGTTCAAGTGGCGAAAACTACATTTCAGGTAATACTAACTTAGCAGGTGGAGCATTTACGATTACTCCAACTGCGGGTGATAATTCTACAAAAGTTGCAACTACCGCTTTCGTACAAACTGCTTTAGCTGCTTATGACCCGTCTGATTATGTTCGAAAAGATGGTGATACGATGTCAGATACCTTGACTATATTAGGCAATGGTCTGGGGACACCACAAACTGCATCTCAGTTCATGACACAAGTTATCGATGCCGGTGATTGGGCGAATGCTGCGAATGCTCTTGGCGGTCCAAATGGACCCGTTGCATCAAACAATCTTTCAGCTTTATATCAAACACCGTCAATTGAACTTCATACTAGCGCATTTGCTATTCCAACTGATGCGACTATTACTGGTGTAACCGTCAATATTACTAATTATGTAACCGGTGGTTCAGTTGATGTGTTTCTTATTGCATCAATGGTTATTCCAAGTGCAACTTCTAATCAGTATTATCAACAGCAGTTTATTGCTGCTCCTGGTGGGATAATTACTTTTGGTGGAGTCAATTCAACATGGGGTTATAACCTAAGTCCTTCTTCAGTCAATGGACCTCAAGGTATTGGCATTAGAATATATGCCGAAACTTATGATTGGGAAGTTGGTGTAGCAACTGTAGCACTTGATTCCGTTCAAGTTACGGTTCATTATACAGAACTTGGAACAACTTCAGGTACTTTGATGTTAGGTAATACAGGTGAAGCAAAACTTGTGTATGATGGTACCCGTTATGTTATGCCAAACAAAGACTTATATGTCAATGGCGCTAAAGCACTAACTGTTGCTGGCGGAATATTGAATGGCCCACTTTCTGTAAGTGCTGGAAATGTTATAGGAACCAATGCAGTTGGAACTCGTTATGTATCAACATCAGCACCTTTTGGCGGAATTGATGGCGACATTTGGTATCAGTACTAAAAGAATAGGAAATAGCTTATATGCCTTCTGTTACAAGAGTAAAACATAATGGAGTTTGGAAAGAACCAACTCATATTTGGGTAAAGCATAATGGTGTGTGGAGAGACAGTCAAAAAGTTTTCGTAAAGCATAACGGAGTGTGGGAACAAGTATTTCCGAATTGGGCAACGATAGACCTTCAAATTTTTGGAGCACCAGGTGGTGGTGTTGCTGTAGGTGGTCGTGGCGGTTCAGTTCAAATAACTGGACAAATGCTACGTGGAACGTCACTCAATCTTTGGGTTGCTAGTAGAGGTGAACACCCAGACGTTGGTAATACTTTTGGTCATGGTGCTGGAGGTGGTGGTGCTTCAGCTATCACAACTTCTTCTGGTACTCTACTTGCTATTGCAGGTGGTGGTGGAGGACAAGGTGGTGGTTATAGCGGCAACGATAGAGCAGGTGGAGATGGTGGTGGAGGAGCAAATGGCGCTGGTCTAAATGGTGATGGAACTGGAAGTTATGCTGGAACTGGTGCTGATGCAAGTGGTCGCGGTGCTGGAGCAAATGGTGCCGGTGGTGCCGGTGGTGTAGGAATAAGACGCAGTGGAGCTTCAGGGGATTCTTACACAGACCCAACAACTCCTGGTAAAGGTGGTAACGCGGCAGCAGCTAATTCCGCTCACGCTCGTGGATGGGGTTATAGTCTTGGTGGTTATGGCGGAAACGGTGGGGATATTTCAAATGATAATGATGAAGATGCTTCTGCCGGAGGTGGTGGAGGTGGTTATGGTGGAGGTGGTGGAGGTGGTGGAGATGCCACAGGTTACGGTGGAGGTGGCGGTTCTAACTTTGTTAGAACCAATAACATTACGGACCTTTTGACCATTGCGACATATAGTAGAAGTAATCCATTAGGAGTTAGAAATCGAAACCAACATGGTTTGATTAGAATAATTGTAAATGGAGTAACCCATAATTTCAATTATGTATCTGACAATCTTCAAACTTTTGTTATTCCCTAACAAGCTCGTCAAAGTAATAAGTCAGCCCTTCATATTCAAGGGGGTCTCCGGGTTTCAACACCCATTGCTCCCCTTTCAATTCTGGAAACTTTACATCCCCTTCAAAAGTTCCATCAATCAAGGTTCGATATACAACATCTACTTGATGCTTCTTCAATACTTCATTATACATTCTTGCTCCACCAATCACAAAAGCTTCTTTAGCTTGTAACCAGGTTTCGCAGAAGATAATAGCTCGGGTTAAATCAGAGAAACCTAGTACTGGTGAATCCTTTTGATTTTCATATTCATTATATGGGAATTCAAATTCGTCAGGATTACTGCAAATAACAATATTCGTTCTATCTGGTAATGGTTTTTGATTTGGTAATGATAGATAAGTATTCTTACCCATAATCACTGGATGACCTAATGTTAGTTTCTTGAAATGTTTTAGGTCTGGAGGAAGGTACCAAGGCAAAGAGTTTGATTTACTATTACCTATCACACGATTAGTATCGTGTGCTACTATGACATTGAGTTTCATTTATTCCTATAAAGGGAGTTTCAATATTCTATTTATTCTTCCTATGACGGAAGCTTATCTTTTTATCAAAGCCCTTGCTTTCAATCATATCTTTATCGCTGATAGTTACTGGCGGTTTTGTATCAGGAGAATCCCGTAATACATTACACAAATAATGTTCAAGTTCTTGGTACAATTGATTTGCTGGGATGATATTCGGAAAGCCATGTTCAGACAGCATTGGTACTTCATTATCCAACGCATATTCATATTTTCGATTAGTCTTTTTGCTTCGCTCAATCCATGAAAATCCAGTGACACTGAACACTGGAGTTCCAACTTCTTTTGAAAGGTCAATTAGAGCTTGAGATGTTCCACCAATGTAATCTTTTTGTTGTTCTTCAAGGTCTTTCCTTCTAAAGTATCGTTGAGATATGAACTCATGACCATGATGTTTATCGAAATCATACAATTCCCATCTTGGTTTTACAAGATAAGAATTTGAAGGACATACAAACAAATACTTTCGCCCATTCACTACTACATACTTAGTCTTATAACCAGGTGGTATAGCAAATGGGTGAAAGTCAAATACTTTTTTCTCAGTCGTAACATAACCTTTTGCAAGAGTATTACGAACATAGACAATAGACTCATCTATGCCGTATACTCCTACAAGATAATCATAGTAGTCTTTGAACGGACTTACGATTTTCATATGTTGCCTTGTGCAAACTCCGATACAAGTTGAGGTACTGATGAATCGAATCCAACGATGTCCAATTGACGTGGGTCTTTAGGGTCAGCTACAGTAAAGCGAGTAGTTGAAGTACCAAGTACCATATTACAAGCATTTGGTTTGTTCATCACTTTACGATAATCACGAAGTGCTTCAGTTGGATGAACACGACCAGCCCAAGTTTCATTATCTGTAATAGTTACAAAGCAATCGACATCCATCTTATGTTGAGTTGCATGAATCATTGGCAATGCACAATCTGTACCACCCCATGAAAAGCTTCTGATGACCTTCAGCACTTCAGGCAATTGCATTTGTGGATGTATCTTCAGTTCAGACATCTTAGTATTGAAGCCACCAATCCAATAGTTTGGTTCACGTTTTGCGATTGCTAATGCCATCACACCTGCTACTTCTGCAGCAGTCAAGTTTGGTAATCCTACAACATTAGCTCCAAACATTGAACCAGAACAATCAACCCCAATGAAGAAGTTTTTACCAGTTGGTTCTATGAAGTTGAATGCTTCATAGAAAACATCGTTCAATATACCTTTCACATGAGTTGAAACATCCCAGCTCATTGAGCCTTTGTCACCATGACCTTGGCTATAAGTTTTCAATGCATTCAAAATTGTGATAGGATGAACTCTTCCACGTTTCAAAGCTTCAACATTGCTAAGACCAGCTACTATGTCCTTCAAAGTAGAAGACAAACCTTTAGTCATTCCCAATGAAGAGAAGCGACCCAAGTTGCGAAGCAATGCAGTATAACCCATGTTACGAATCAAAGCAGCCCAGATATCAACATCTTTCAAAAGTTCAGTTGGCAACATTTCCCAAGTCATATCGAACTCTTCGATACATTCAAGTGCCAACGATTTAGATGGCTCTTTATGTAATGCTGAATGAAACTCAACAATTCTTGGAGCTTCATATGCAGCGATTCGTTTTGCTTCGCTATCTTTTGCAGCTACCCAACGATACAATGAAGAGCGAGTGTTGCTATCAGGTTTTACATGAGCCAATCGCAATACATCACGATGAGACCAGCCATTACGTTGTTGATACTTCAACAGTTGAAATGCAAGACGAGATACATCTTTGCTGTTATACCAGTTTGCAATACCACGTTTAGTCACTGCATTCCATTTACCCATTGAATTGATAAGGTCAACGAATTGGAACAAATGAGTACCAGTTCTGCATACTTTTGGAAGTGCATCAAAAGCTAATTGACGAGCTTCGTTATTAGGTGATACTGCAACAAGAGCCAATACAAAGATAGCACTGTCGTTTTTAGGAGCACGTCCAGCATTAGAGATTTCAACCACACGATTGACCACTGACACTGGGTCTTTAGCAATCAACTTGATAACATTAGACGCAGCTTCTTGTGTTAGCTTTTGAGCTGATGCATAGAAGCTTGGTTGTTCAGAACCAAGTATCAAGAACCTGTCAAGATACATCATATCTGATACTGCAAAGACTACACCACCAGCATGATTGGAAACCATTTCGGTTTCACGACCTGGAATTACTTTAGTTTGAGGAGTAGTAGAATCTTTAGTTGGAACTACTGATTTGTAGAGGTTAGTTGCATTTGACATATGAATCACGGCTCCTGTTTAGAATAGAAAGCAAAAAGTTTTGACACAGTACGTATAAAGATAGGTCTTCTTTTACTACAAAATTCTAGTAACGAAGATTTCAATTGAAGAAATACTAATGAAACCCGTTTGAGAGTATTCTTTTCAACAATCTAGTATAACTATTCAGAGCTATACGTCCTACACAGGAGAATTCATCCTGTCTCATAGTTAGCATTCGGTCTAACAACGATCTGATTAGCCTCATCCACCAGCAAACGTCAGTTCAATCAAGAACTGAAACTACGTCAGTTAAGATAATCATCACTAATCGGTAGTGAAAGAAGACCGCATCTTTATACGTACTGTTCAAGTTTGAGATTATATTCTATCACAGAATGTGACATATGTAAACGGATAATTTCAGAGACAGATAAAAAGTCAACTGTCTCTGAAATTGGAGTGAAGAGGTTTATTACGCAGCTTGTTTCATTGCGTCCATAGGAACGGTTCCTGGCACTGGTCCAGTAGTTGAAGCACCTGGAACGGCACCTGGCACTAAGTCATCAAATGAACCGCCAACTTTGAAGTGCGAATGTAACTTGTTGAATTGTGCTTGATAGAAAGTATACATCTTATTGACCGCATCTTTGATTTTTGCCAATGATTTCACATCTCCATTTTGTGCCGCTTCAATAGCATTCTTCCAATCACTGACCACAGAAGGTGCGTGAGTTGTAGCAATGTATTTCAACAAGTCATCAGCTGAACGTTTGTCGTTGAAGTCTGGAGTTTGACGTGGGTCATCAATTTGGTCAAGAAATTTGTAGAAGTTTTTAGACACACCTGCTTGGTCAAGTTTAGAGAAATCATCCATTGCATCACGATGGTCTTTCTTGCCAAGAAGTTGTAATCCAGCCAATTGAGTAGAAAGTTCTTCAACGTCTACGTCTTCAAGAGGGTTTTCTTTGTTTGCTAACATCGCATGTAGATGACCTAACAACTTATCAACTCGTTCTACTAATAAGAACTCTTGTTGTTTTTTTGATTTGTCTTCTTGCATCAATGTTTGCAATTCGTTTAGTAGTTCGAATGCCATTTTAGTATTCTCCGTGTGTATGTTCGTTATGTGGAAAGAGGTTTGGAATAAATTGCTTATGCTCTAATGTATTTATATGTCTGTCTAATATATCACTAAAGGTTTAGCAGAAATCGTAAAACCAGAAGTTTATCTTTTTCTAAGCAGTTGATTTTATTACTAAAAATATTTATCATTATATTCGTAACTTATTGATTTATATACTATTTTTCAAATGCTTATTTTTTCATGACTAAACTGGCAGTACTTTTTGAAGAAAAATGAGGTTTTTGAAGAAAAGCATTTGAAAAACTGACAGACTATATAATTGATTTCGCTCATGTCTAAGCAGTTGATTTTATTACCCGAAAAACTGACAGACTAAGGGTATATATTATATTCAGTTTCTCCCTCTCTACTCTTCATATTCTAGTCATTTCATCACATAGCAAAAAGGAGATGAACTTTACATTCATCTCCTTTCTTTTACTTCACTTTTTGATTAGAAGGTTTTCAATGCACTTGTTGTTATGTTTTTCTCTGGTTGATATTTGATTGTATCTGATGTTGGAGTGATACTTGAGATGTTGAAGGTCAGTGTTCCTTTCACTCCTTTAGGCAGTGCTTTTGGATAAGCTATGTCTAATGTTTGTGTTCTTTTGTTCAGTTTTGCTTTGAATGTATTATTCAAGATTGATACCACTTTCAGTTTTTTGCCTGTACCAGTTGTCAAGTTACCACTGAATGTTCCTGTGACTAAGGTTGTTATTTCTGGATTACCGGATTTATTTTTCAGAGCGATTGAAGCAGTTACTTTAGTAGTTGAGCCAGCAGCTTTTGCAGTATTGATAGTGATTGCTTTTACTGATACGGATTCACCTGAATACACTGGAGGAGGAGGTGTTGTTACTTTGATTTGGATGAATGTAGTATTTGAAAAGCCAGCTTTGTTTGTGACAGTCAAGAAGACATTGTACTCACCGTGTTGTGTGAATGTAGTTGTTGGATTTGCAATTGTTGAGGTTTCACCATTACCGAAGTCCCAGTCATAAGAAGTGATTGTGCTATTACCACCACCTGTTCTTGCTGAGCTAAAGTTTACTGTCAGAGGAGTAGTTCCAGATGATTTGTTTACATCAATTATCGCACTTGGAGCAGTTGGAGTCAGACCTGAAGAGTAGTAACCAGTGATTGAATAGTAACCCAAGCTTCCATGGTTTGTATAGCCTTCATGGTCACCATTTGCGAAGAAGCTATATTCGTCGTAAGTATTTGGGTTTATTTTTCTTGCATAAGAACCTGACGTTATTGCAATGTAGTATTTACCTGGGTTTAGAGTCATATTGATTCTAACACTTGGCGACTTTTCTTTGAACTCTTTTACTACGTTTCCAGCTTCATCGTATAAGGTTGCAAAGATATGCAAGTTACCAAAATCCATGTTGATTACTTCAGTAGCTTCACAAACTTGGCAATTTGATATCAAGAAATCAACATCACTTGCCGCATTTTGAACATCGAATGTGTAGTAATCGACATCTTCAGCTACTTCGATTAGACCTACAGTTTTTGTGATGTATGTCCGAACACCATTGACATTGCTTACATTAGCAGTTTGAAATGGTGAAGCAGTTTCTTTAGTATTGGTAGTATCTGCAGGGATACGAGGAATTGATTCTGCAATGTATGCCAAATCATCTTGTTTGTTATTGGACCACATACTATAGCTACCATCTGACCATTGAGGAATGACTGAATAGTAACCTCTACCCATGATTGGGGTATGTGTCCGTAATGCACCATGAATTACTGAAGGTTCGTGATAACGACCATCATAGTACGCATCGGTCTTTTGAAAACCTTCATGAGGTCCAATACCTTTATGCATCAATCCTAATGAATGACCGGATTCGTGAGAAATAACTGTTGCAATGTATCTTTCTCTATTATTGACCGGATACATTTCAGAAAATACCCATGAAGGTTGGACATTTTTGTTATTGACTGAAGCAAACACATTGACGTATGAAACACCACCACACATGCCACGGCAGATACCCATATCAGTTGAACCAGAAATAACAACTTTGAAACCAAAATTTTTGTCGTAGAAATCAGTTCTTTCCATTGCTTCAGCAGAAGGTTGTTCAGTTGTAACATCAACATCGAATGGAGCATAATCATCCATGACACCTTTCCAGATGGCATAAATGTTTTGAGTATAAGGAACAGCTTGAATTGGCATACCACCTAACCAAGCAGTACCCGCTGGGATATATGGACCAGTGAAGTCCAAATAAAGAACTTTTGAAGCACCAGGTCTTGAATGCAGTTTGTAAAGGTCAGTGCCTGTAGGAGCATCCATAGCTGGCATTAATGGAATTTTTGCAAGGTCTGCAAGTTCATCTTTTGATGGACCTTTGTCCATATACAACAGACGACCTTCACTATCGACTTTCAGGTCATCGTCGTTCAACATTTGGTCTTTCAGGAATTCTTCGTCAAAGTTTTGACTATCAGCCAATGCTTTGAACTGTTCAGGGCTGAAGCGGTCTATTGCATCTTGACCACTTAGATATTCAGTTGTAACTGATTTTGAGGATGTGGTTTTGTTGACTGCAGTTACTGCTTCTCCGATAGCATCTGCAACTTTCCAAGTTTGGACGACTTTACCATCAACGATGTGTTGCACTGAACTTCTTGGAACTTCAGTCGCAAAACTGGTTGAGGAAACTAACATTGCAATTGTGGCTGCAAGAACCTTTGAATTTTGAGTTTTCATATAATCATTCTCCACTTTAGGAATTTTCATCTGATTGATTACTTTCTTTTTGGTACGGGTCTATATTATCACATTGGACTAGAATGTAAATAGTCCAATGTGATAAATTGATAACTACCTATCAGTTTTGGAACTTCGTATCATTGTCTTCCATTGCCATTTGGCCCATTCATTGTATTCGTTTAGACCCCATAAGTTCAGTTGTTGAAGTCGTAGCTTACGTCCAGACCAAGCTCTATGAAGTGTTTTGACAATGTCATAACTACTTGTAGCAGAAGCTTGGAACAATGAATTGACCCACTTGATTTCAGGCGATACGACAACTGGAATGTTATGAACAACTGAGTCTGCGATTACAATATTGTATGTCTCGCTCAAGCTTACTTGCATGCTAATGTCCATCAATTCTACATTCTTTAGGAACTCTTCATGGTCTTTCCAAGGATGCTCAATCAATTCATGTTTGCTATTGTAGAACAATGAACGAATGTTCTTGAGTACTGGGTCTCCTCGTTCTTCAGTCCTATTGCCATTGATATGAAAGTTCAACTTTAGCTTTTTCTCTTCTGCAAAACGAATTGCAGATAAAGCTTGAATAAGATGGTTCTTCATTGGTCTAATAGCTCCAAAGCAACCAATGTTGATTTCACCTTTAGGAGAATGCTTTTTGAAAGGTGGAATAGTCAGAGGAACCGGATAGTAGTTCGGAAGCAAGACAAGATTGTTCTTACCGATGATAGGCTGAAGCTCAGCGTAGATACGTTCGCTATTTGCAGCAATTCGAACTTTTGGATGGAATGCATAACGACGAATCCATTCAATTGCTATACCTTCGTTTGCAAGAAATGGTGTATCTGAATGAAGACGAATAATCCATTGGACTTTTGGATGTATTCGACATAAGACATCAAACTTATCAGGTACAACCCAAAGAGCTTCAATGATAACAATGTCCGGCTTGAACAGAGTGACTTCACGGTCAATGCAATTGTTATCAACAACTTCTGCAAGTTTTGCCGTTGCAATTTCACTGCAATGAGTATTGAGCATGCTTACAACAAAAGCTGCAGAGTTTTTGAGTCCTGTTGATACAGTACGACCAACTTGGTCATAATGTGGAAGTGTTCTCTGTTTGTCAAACAGAGAACTTTAGTTGGTACTGGTTTTGGCGGTGATTTGAATAAATCGGTAATGAAACTGAATATTGACATAAAAGAGCTAGAGAGTAGTTAGAGTCTATAGCTATTTATATTCTCTCGCAATGATCTTTACTTATTGAATTGTATATCTTCATTTACAATTTCCCAGAAGTCGTCAGTAAAAATGTGCTCTAAGTCATGAGCTGATGCAAGTTGATTGGTAACTAAAAGCTGTTTCAAAATTTCATCAGTTTCAAGGTCAAAATCAATATCTGAATCCTCAAACCAAAGTTCAGGAAAACAATTATTATCATCGTTAGTGATATCATCGTAAATTTTAGTTCTCATTTTATTTTCAAAGAAACTAAAAAATCGATTCATATAGTATTATACTCCTCTCATTTCTAAAATGACGATAGGGGAACATATAGCTCCCCATACCGGATGTTAGTTGATAAGCCGGGCTAAATCAAACCCCGTCAGTCCTTACGCTACTGCGCGAACTGCATAAGTTTCGTCATTGACAAATACTTGTTTTTGTCTTTTTACGACTATCACGTGTCGATTCCTAACCTAATATTTTTGCACATGATCGAAAGGATTAAGCACCCCCATTAAAAAGAATTCTAATTTTGATAAAATTCTTTTGGTGGAGGTGGCGGTCACCACACCGCGTCTCACATACCGTTATATCGGCTTCAAACAGAATTCTTAAAAAGCTTTCCTATTCGTCCCTTCAACAATGAATTTGTTTTTTCATCAGAAGCTAATAAAAAATAATTATTAGTACCGTCATTATACCAATGTTTTCCATACGCTTGATTTTTTTTATTCTTTTTGTTATTTCGCCATTCACTCAATAAAATCCAACCTTCAGGTTGATACCCATTTTTAAATTTCCATGAATTTAAAATGTTACTATTTGGAATACTTCCTTTATAATTCTGGTCAATGAATACATTTGTACCAAACATTCCATTTTTTTCTCCGGATGCAGCACTTGAGTGTTTTTGACGTCTAACTTCATATTCTTCCGGAGATAATTTTGACCAATTGTCAGGATTAAATCCATTCAAGTATAAATTCCCCCAAGAAGTTTTATTTACTTTTTTATAAGTTTCTTCGGTCCAATTTCTAGTTCCATTTCCACCTTCACCCCCAATGCATAAATTAATACATTGAGAATTGGCTAACAATTCTTCATTTACTATTTCTTTCTCTCTTATTATTAATTCTTCTCGAGAAGGAAGAAATTCTAATATTTCTATTTTGTGATTTTCTTTTCCATATTTGTTTATGGAATATCTTATTCTTTTTCCACTACCTAAATATCCATCTTCTAAATTATTAGTAGAATGCATCCCTATATAAAAATAATTTTTTATTATATTAGTTGTTTTGTATATGTAATGATATTTCTTTGGCTTTCTCATTTATTTTGTACCATCTAAAAATAGAACTTAATCTATTTATAGATTTGGGTACAAAATAGTCAAGAGGCAGGAATTGAACCCGTGTCCGCAATACCTTTCCTAATCAATGCTTTACTGACATTATGTCAGTGAATTCCTATAACTCTAAATCTTCGTTCAAATCTACATTTCGATATTTGAACTCAGTTGCTAATGATTGAACTACCAAAATTTGTTTTGCAAACAATGCTAAAAACGGAACTTGAAATCTTAGTAACCAATCACTAAACCGCTTCAATTGATATGCAATATCAAACCGATGCATTCGATGAATATCGTTTATATTCACACCAAACTTATTTGCAAAATTAGACCCATGTGACGGTAATTGGTAAATTCCGCCACTATCATAACACCAATCCTCAAATGCATCATAAGGATCAATCTTTACAAATAACTTTATTGCATTTTCTGTAAGCAGCAATGCACTTTTATTGACTATCAACATAAGAACCTCCTCTTTATAATATGGATATATCATATCACAGTCTACATCAAATGTAAACTATTGTTTTGATAACTACCTAACAGATTTCATAAAATCCGCAAGTTTTCTTTCAAGCTTACCAACAAATGAAGCAATGGTATGACTGTTAGATGCAATACCTTCGCGTTTCTTCAATGCAGATAAAGTCTTCAACAAACTTTTACCTGTAGAACTCTCATACTTATGACCTATGAATGTCAAGAACTCACCGGCAGTTTGTGTTCTATCATTGAACAACTTTCTTTCACGTGGTTCATCAAGCTCATTCAAAAACTTATGAAGCTTATTGAAATCCCCAAATTCAGGTATCTTATTACCTATGTCTTTTTTCTGGTCTAAGATGAAGTTCAATCCTGCTAATTGAAAAGCAGTTTCTTCTAAGTCAGACGAGCTAAACACTTTGACAGGGTCTGAATTGTTTTCATTTGAAAAATGAGTTCTCAAACCGTCTAACATATGGTCAACTCGTTCGAGCAACACTTCTTGTTCTCTGGTTTCTAAAAGTTCTTGTAGTATAGACATATTATAATTTTGAATAATGAGGGTTGGCTAATATGTCTATTTATCAAAAGTTCTCTGCCCAACGCTCCCAAAATCCAGGTTCATCATGATGAGCATTTTCCATTGCTTTTTCTAATGGCAAATAACAAAACTGAACTATATCAAACTTTTGACTAAATCCATGTTCGTCTTCTTGAATAAACTCAGCAAGTTTTTGGTATTGTGTATTGTTGACATCGAATGGAATATCAATGTAGATTTGACCAGCATAAGAGTTCCATCCATTTTCAGATGCTACTTCACCACATGGGCACCAATAGATATGATTGGCATCTAACCAATCAATAACAGTTTGCCGTGAAGGATTATCATGATAATCTTCAATAGCTTCAAAGTAATAAGACCGACCAAGTTTGTTGCCATATTGATCAGTAAACCCATAGTACCTTTGAAAGTGTCTTCTGTAAGCTTCCTTGTATTTTTTGACGTTTTCAATCGTTAATAACACGTGAGTAAAGTAAAGCATTAATACATCACGGCCTTTATCGCGAGCGATTTTGTCAATGTGTTGAATGATTAGTGGCATCGTGTAATATCTCCTCTCTAGAATTATGAAAGTTTAGATGGAACGTATCATAACATATGATGTCATTGATACAGTAGTTGCTAGCAAACCACATGAAAGCAATAAATGACCGAGCCACCTACGCGTAATATCAATCTAGTTCCCTAAACTTTGAACAATTATACCACAGGCTGTAGCAAATGTAAATCAATAATTTACTTGAAGTTGAGTTCTTATCATATCTCCAGTAGCCTGCTTCAAGAAGTCAGAACTTGTAGCTTTTGCTATGTTGGTTCTGTCCATATGAGCGTATGCAACTGTTAGTTCAACCGCTTTATTGAATTGATATTCGACACCAGCTTCAATTTCATTGACGCTTTCTTTTGGAGCATTAGTAGCAGCTTTCCATGCACCTTCATATGTTTGCCATTTGATATACGGCATCATTGAGTCATTAGGCAAAATCAATTTATCAAACTTGTACATTGCTTGAACATATCCACCGTTCAATCCTTCACGGCCCATTGTGTTAGTTTCAGGATTTAGCGTTGAACCTGCTCCCCAAGTCCATTCAGTTTGTAATCCGAATGGTTGTGGAAATAATACAGCATGAACAGCTACCCTATCTTCAGCATTGTCATTTTTAGAACCTTTATCTGCTTTTGGAGTTTTCTTTTTGCCTTCATACATGTATTCTTCAGGCTTTTTGTTATAACGACCAGTCATAGCATCAACACCAACCTCAACAACTTGCTCTGGCATACCTATGAAACCTAACTTGAATGGATAGGTTGAATGTAATACCATATGAAGATTGTCATTAGCTTCTGCTTTATTTGTTCCTTGGCCATTATAAACACCAAATCCTAACACACCATAATCACCAGAAGTTTTCAAACCTTTTTTACTCAACCCTTTCCAAAGAGCTTGAACATCGGATGGAGTCCAATATGCAAATAATCCTAAATCACGTTCGCTTGGCACTGCGCTATTCAATGCATCATCACGGTCAAGTGCTAAACGATTTTGAGATGATTGTAGATTTTCCCAACCAAATGGTACTTTAGATTGACCAGCGCGAACTCGATATTCATGAGCTTTATCAAAATGCAAGTCAAAATAAGCATCACGTAATTGAGCAAAATGTAAATCACCATTTGATGAAGCAAAATCAGTTTGAAGATACATAGAGACATATTCAGTAATATCTCCAGAAAAGACAAGACGCGCACGTCTCAAAGAAAAGCTGGAATTATCTCCAATAGAACTATCGCCTGGAGACTTTACTTCAGACGCTTCTCCACCGTTTTTAGGATCATCATCTGTTGGATGATTGCTATTGAGTGGTTGATTATATCGCATTTGCGTATAACCCCTAATATTGATTTTGTTGAACCACTTTTCATCATTCTTAGCTTTGTCTTCACGAGTCGCAACGACATGTTCTTCAAGAGCTTTTAGTTCATTAGCTTTTAGTTCAAGGTCTTGTTTGATTGATGCAACATCTTTAGATACATCTTCAGTTTTTTCGAAAGAACCGAGCTTTTCACGATTAGGACCAGGTTCAGCATAGATTTGTTGAGTTGCTTTATCAACATAAAGTTCTAAAGCATAACATTGGTTGGCGGAGGCAATAGATAAAGCTGCTACTAAAGAAGTAGCAATTGATAAAGATTTCATGTATAGTAATCCTCTTTTACAGTAAAGTTAGAAAGGATTACTATATCAGGTCAATGTTACAATATTATTACAAAGTTAGCGGAGTTTGATATTTGGAAAAATACCTAAAGCTTTTTCAATTTCTGTTAGAGCGATACGGGAAATGATAGTATCCCAATAGTAGAGGATTTCACGTTGCTTTTCTTCGACATGTTCATCAGTGATGATTTCGTCAAAAGCATTCTTTATACAACGTTCAATTTTCCACATCGGCAATCCATTGACTTCAGTTTCCATTCGTTCATTGAAGTTTTTAGGTTTGTCAAGATAATACTTTTGAGCAGCATCAATTGACTCTTGTATTGGGCCATTGAGCAAACCGTTAGCTTCAAGTAAGTCTAAAGCTTCTTGATGATTTGGCATATACTCATCATAGTTCAGTTCAGATGGTGGAGGTGAAGTCATTTGAAATGAACATCCCCAACAATTAGACTGTTGCTTACAGAAGTTATGACGTGTTGGTTCAGTGCTATGTGAAGAGCAAACCGCATTGAAACACGGATGCGGCTCTAAACCTTTTAGAGCTCTTTCACCGGATTTTACAACAAAGCCATTATGAATAACTGCTGATTGAGCAAATGCTTCAATCATTGCTTGAATGAATAGTGAAGTATTACGACTTAGACCTGAAACTTCTTCAGCGTGAGCAATTGCTCTGAACTCTTCTAAATTGACAATTTTGTCTGATGGAGGAGGTGTTGAATTGCTCATTGGGTTTTGACACCAGTGATGAATGGCCATAGTGGAAGACAATCAGATGGAAGGTCTTCAAATTTGACAGGATATGCTTTGACTTTATTACTTTCATCGTATTCAGTAATCCATAAAGAACTCGTCTTTATGAACATATGAACAGCTTCTTCAGAACTGTCATGAATAGTATCAACAGAAAACATTTCGTTGTAACACACAAGATAACGACCTTCAGAAACCATTGGGTCTAATGGAAGCAGCAAATAATCATGACCTTTGTATGTAGCAGAAAATAACATCGGACCATTATGATATGCATAAACATTTTTCATTAGAATATCTTTCTTATTGATTTTCACCACGTTTTTCTACCTCAGATTTATTGGTCCAAAAAGTTTCATTTAGAGTATTCAATACTCTATACGGCCATTCGCTTATTTCTGGCATTTGTTTTATTTCGACTACAATCAATTCTTCATCTTTTCTTGCAAGAACAAATGCAGGATGTCCAGCATCATTATCAGCTGGCATAATGATTTCTTCTTTAGCATATACGGTATCACCTTTTTGAAGTTGCATCTTTCTCCATCTTTTCTAAGTGAGTATAGTAATCGGGCATTTCTGAAAGGTGATCAAGTGCAATAAGTCGCGCAACTAAATCACTATTAGTATGCTCTCGTTCTATTTTTATACCAAGTTCAAGCTCTTTCTTATCAAATTGATTATTATCTTCAAAATCATGATAACCAATATTTTGCAATATTGTTAGCAATTCTTGATTAGAATATTTCTTGAGTTCTTCTACTGAGGTATGAAGTTTTTTTGCTAAACCTTCAGTATTTTTGACATCTTTTAGTGTTAGTGATTTACCACTAACATCAAACAATTCGTTTAGCTTCATTTAGTAACTCTCCATGTCGTGTAATTGTTGTGAACCATTCATTAGTTCGTTTGTCTTGTTTTAGTTCGGCAATATCTGTATCAAACAATCGCGGGTCGTATTGGCGAAGGTAATCATCTATTTTGACAGATAAATCATAAAGGGTATTAGCTTCAATACGTTCAAAAACCATAACAGTACAATCTCCATATAAAGTTCATATTAGTAATGGAGAGGGAGAATAATCCCCTCTCCATACTATTATCTATGGAACTAGCTTTGAAGCATTTATTTCGTTATAACTTTCTTTTCGCGACGTCTTGGGCGGAATGGTTCAGAAATTTGAGTATTGTCTTTATTCAACGATACTGTCACTTCCACCAAAGATTCATTTGGACGCAGTTTCACATCATGTTTGTTGCTAAACAGTTTAGCACCCATTGGTGATGTTGAAGTTTCGGCTTTACCTGCTTCAGGATTGAATCCAGCAAAGTATTCACCAGTGTCTTGGTTCAAAACTGCATAAAAAGATTGTTCGTAATTTTCACTCATCTTTACTTCTCCGTAAGATATAATTTTAGGGTTTATGTATCAGCGTTATTCAGCTGTTTTTATTGCATACTTCAAACAACCGCTATACGAAATAACGGGTCAAAAGTTGGGTTTTCAAAATCTTCAGTATCAATCAATTCATCAGTCATTTTGAATTTCGTTTTATTACGACTAGGATATCCACGCGGATTACTAATCAATCTTGATTCACCAAGTAATTTATCAGTAGTTGAATGAGAATGTCCAAAACACCAATAGTTTGGTTGATGTCTATGAATGAAGTCATCCAAGTCTGAACGATACCCACCATTCAATCTGTAATTATCTTCAGATTGATATCTTGGGTCAACTGCACCTTGAGATGGTAAGTGATGCGTTACAACTACGGTAGGACCTTGTTCAAATGGTACTGATAACCACTGACCAAACTTTTCAACTGTTTGATGGAATGTAGCTATTGTATCATCTGGAATGAGCTTGCGTGTGCCATTTCTGATGATATGATAATCATTCAAATAGTCTGCTACTTGCATTTTTGTTAGCGGGTCAGAACCATTCATATCAGTCCATAATGTTCCAGCCAATACTCGCAAGTTATCAAACTCGATTAGTTCAGGGATATCGCCGACAACAGTGATATTGCATTCACGTCCAAAGAAGATGGTTTTCAATTCATCTTCTATTTTTGATTGAGTATATTCAATGTTTTGTTTGTAATGCTCGTGGTTTCCTAGAACATAAATGATATGACTAAACTGTTTTGCAAGTTGTTCAAGATAAATGACACCTTTCGAACCGACATGAAAATCACCGGCCAAAATCAGCAGGGAAGTATGGTCTTCATTCAGTTCTACAACATCAAGATACTCAGTAAATTCGACATGCAAATCAGACATCAGTCGAAAATGAGTAATAGTTTTATTGATTTTCATTTTTTGAAACTCTCTCCAGTGTTTGGTAAGCACCTTCAGCCGCAACCCTAAATTCTTTTTCAACTTTATTGAAAAGTGTTTGGAGCACTAAAGCTTGCTGTTCAATAGGTAATACTTTTAGCTTTTTGAATACATCAATAACTAAGCTATTGTATATGTTGTTTGCTTCTTCGGTCATTTGTTCAATCATCTTATGTTACTTCCTATTTAGCAAGTGGCAAAGATTGAAGAAGTTCCATCAGTGCAAGTTCTTCTTCGGTAAATTCGTTTTCAATGATAGATTTTCTGGCGATGTAGTCAAAGATAGATTGAATTGGAATTGATACATCGTCTACTTTGTTATTATAACACAATTCGGGAACAATAACACCAATACTTGTCAAAGCATTGCTAATTCCAGGTTCATAGAACGAAGCATAAGGCATTCCACTTTGAGCAATGATTTCACCAGCATACATCAAATCGTCAGTAGTACCACCATTCAGTACAATGACAGTCTTGTGATTTTCTGCCCAATCAAACAGAGCTGATTTTTGCGGACTTTCTACAGTGTACTTAGTAAACATTTCGCCAAGAACATGCAATGGTTGAATACCGTTTTGAATACTGGACAGGTACATATTGGTCAGTGCATAAAATCTCATCTTTCTTACTCCTCAATAATTTGTTGTAGTTCATCAATTCCAATAACTTTTGTTCCTTGACTTCTAGCTTTTTCTAACTTGTTGCTTGAAGCATTAGGGTCTTTTGCAACTAAATACGTTGTACCTTTTTTGACACCATCATGAATGATAGCACCCAACTTTTCCAGTTGAGCTTCTGCATCTTTCAATCGAACCCCAGTAAAAGCGAAACTTTGACCGGTCAATCGTCCTTCAATTTGAGTGGTTGATGGCATGATAACATCAATATTCAGAGCAGCTAATAACCACTCTTTGAAAGATTTGAACTTTTCACGACCTTTCAAGAACACCACTGCAGTCTTAACACTAAAACCTTCTACTAAGACAATTTCTTCAATCGTGCAAACGGCCCAATCAACAACACCTAACAATAATGCTCTTGATTTGCGAGTTCCAAAACCTCTACCAAAGTAGGGCCATGCACCCATCAATGTAGCTAATTCTACACTATTCAACCGTGAATGTAAACTGTTATATGCTTTCTCGCCGTTCTTTCCAAGCAGTTCAACCCAAGCTTCAATCGGAGTGTCAATGATGTCTTGGATGTCAGTGATACCAGCTTCAATGAACTTTGACAATGAAGCTTCTTTCAAGTTGTCTACTTTCAATGTCGCAAAGAAGTATGTCAATCGACGTAGATGAGCTTCAGGTGTTGAAGCAATGACAATCGCATCTACTTCAGTTTCGTTCCATTCCCACTCCATGTCTGGCATTTGAGGTTCTACTCTGACAACCGTTTCAAGGATGTGAGGAATCACATCACCAGAGCGAGTGAATTTGACCTGAGCACCCGGGCCAATACCTGAATTGAAGATGAATGCTGCATTGAAGCCAGACAAACGTTTCACAGTGATACCATTGATATCAACAGGTTCAATCAATACGACAGGTTTTGCCAGGTCATGCTTAGAGATATTCCATTCGACTCCAGTGACATGTCCAATTGCTAAGTTATCATCAGCACCAACTTTCCATTTGAATGCATAATTTGGATTTGGGTCTGATAACGTTGGGAACAAGTCTTTGCGGTCTTCGTACGCATCAAGTTCACCAACAACACCATCAATTTCAAAGTAGCTAACTTCACGAAAGCGATTTAGAATGTTAGTTAGTATTTCTTCGACAATAGTCGTCGTATACATGTATTTTGGTGTTTGGAAACCAAATTCATCAAGTCTATCAAACTGAGCAGTTTTGTCTGTTTTAGAACCGGAAATATCGTATGCGACAAACTCGATGAAGCAGTATGCTTGGTCAGGGATATCTTTAGCATTCAACAAACCATTGACAGTATTGCGAAGATTTTTGTATTCACGACCTTTTGTTTTGAGCAGTACAAATTTGATTGCTTCAAAGTTCAGTTTACGAATGATAAGCTCGCCACGAATGTCAAATACGTCATTTGAACTGATTTCTTTTGGAATGTTAGGAATGTTCAATACATGACGGGTGATGTCTTTACCATAGACACCATCACCACGAGTAGCAGCACAACGTAATTTACCTCCAACATATGTAAGTGTAGCCGATGCACCATCGAGTTTTTCAGATACTACATGTTGTTTTTTACGATGTTTAGTTAACCAGGATTTTTGAAGTTCGCCTTCGTGGATTTGGTTCAAACCACCAACAGGATTAGCATGTTTGATTTCAGCTCCACGTACTGTAGAACCAACTGCTTTGAAGTACCCATTATCAGGAAAAGTGATTTCAGCATAACGTTTCAGTTCGTCGTACTTGTCATCATCAACAAGCTCTTCACCGTTGAAGTATGCATCATCCAGTTCTAGAAGAACTTGAATAAGACGTACTTCGTCCAAGTCTTCTTTATGGCCAATCAACATTTCATAACTTTCCATCTTTAGTTCCTCTTTATTAGATTATAGGTCTATTATAACACAATCAAAAAGAAATGTTAAAACCTTTTTCAAAATGATGATGAGCTTTTACTGCAGCTCTGTTTACACTTGGCTTCAACGCTACATGCCCATGCTCATCAGAAAAGAAACGAACTGCCATCAATTCACCTTCAGTCGCAAACCAATGGTCGACGTTTGGCTCGATCTTTATCAAATCACCAGCGAAAGCTAAGATGACAATCAGCTCGTGTTCTACTGGTATGTAGAACATACACTCTCCTTTGATGATAAGTCTTGCTTCTTTATCATCATGACGATGAATGTCAGAATAGATTTCATGACCTTTAGTATGATAGGTATCACTGAATGGATAGTCTTTGGCAAGTTCATCTAATTGGAACTTAGATAAAGAAGCACAATGAGATACTTTCATTTTTGGGTGGTCTAAATCATCAAGGTCAGTTGAAGTAAAGTGTAATAGTTTTAGCGAATTGATGTCAAGAGAATAGATGATAGCCATTTATTTTGATCCTTTCTTAGCAGGGTATTGTTTAGTAGTAATAGGTTTTGAAGATTTTGATGCTTCTTTGATATGTTGTTGTTTTTCTACTTCATCGTAAGCTGCATCAATGATGTCATCGTTCACTTCAATCATAAATTGTTCAGCTTTTTTGAACCATTTGATAAGTTGAGCATCTGATACTGAACCCGGATAATCGCCCTTCTTGATACTTTGATATAAGACAGTTCTTCCTTTATATTCCCATTCTTTATTATCACGTTTCAATGGAACCCATACTTCAAAGATGCCATTGATATCTGTTCTAACGACTTGCATTGAATCGAAGTTATGTTTAGGATGAGCCTCTTCCCATGCATCAAATTCTTCTTTATTACCGGCATCAAATGTCATAACACTCATGACACCAAGCTTTCTCCAAACTGCTTCACCATAAGATGGGCTTTCCATGATTTTTGTATCGCTCATACACACGTTTCCTTTTGAAGTTAAGAATAACCTATTTAGATTATAAATTATACATTATTTTCTAACTAATGTAAATAGGTTATCAGTAACTACTTCACAATTTTGAAATAAGGAAATACTAATATATGTCTAAGAAACGAATTCCTCCTCTAATAATAGACCATCTTGAAACTCTTGATAATCTACATTTATTATCAATGGTTGAATATAATCGACAAGAATTTACTTGCATAATCGATAACATTACTAACACTGAAGTTAAAGCATTCGTATTAGATAATAATATACCTCAACAGGGAATCTCGCCACAAGAGTTAGTTTCTGAAGCTATCTTTTGGTATTATGATGCTTCTGCAAAATATCAGTTTAGTATGCAATTAGCTAAAAGGGGATTATCAAATGTTGCAATCCCCTTCTATAAAACATTCTCAATCAATAATATAGCTCGAGTCGTTGGTCGAGTTTTTTATTATCCCGACCATCATAAAACTAAAGTAAAAAGAAAACGAGTCTTACCGATATCAGAAGGTATTGAGATTCATCTAAAACGAATTTCTTAATCAAACCTTAATACATGCGAATCAAAGTAATCCGTCCAATTGTAGTATTTGGGCGGAGTATATTTGAACACATAATCATCGGTAAGAAATGAATAAACAAATTCATTGATATTTTTACCAGTGATAACATCGTCATTCAAAACTAGCTCATCAAGTTCTTTCCATAAGATATCGTATTCTTCAGGGAATTCTTCAAAGAACTCAATTCGTTCCCATAAATCTTCTGGTTTTTCGAGACGAAGTATTTCAGGGAAATTGACTAAACGTTGTGAATCATATCCAGGATAAAGAAACGGAACAATCTTATGTTGAATCAACTCGCAGTATTTACCTGTAACCCAGCCATCTTTGATTGGAATACAAACCGAATACTTCCAATGTTTGATTCTTTCTTGTAGTTCTAGAAAAGGAATGCTTCCTTTCATTCGGGAATCTTGGTCTAAATACTTCTGATTCCACTTACCATAGATTTCAATATCTTGATTAGAAGAATTAAGAATCCAATCTTTTAGAATAGGCCAACGTTGATTGACACCCTGTCTTTCGTATTCTTCAGAACCTTCATTACAAATCAATCCAAATAAAGTTGTTTTTTCTAAAGAATCTCGATGGTCTGTTTTTATGTCACAAAGTTTGATTTGCTCAATTGGCCAATACTCAACCTTACTTGTAAAAAGTATTTTAGTTCTATCATCATATGAAATCATTTTTGGCAATTCAACTTCCCAAGTAGATTGAGAAAAGTGTCTCATTGGTCTATGATGTAAATCTAAAACACGTAACTCACAATTTCGTGGGTCATTAGAAAAAGCAATGTATTTGACTTTAGAATGATTTATCCATTTCAATAATGGCGAGCAATATCTTGCAACCATTTGAAACTTGACCTGCTGTCTTTTAGTCGGGTCATTCTTATCAACAGTCATATTGTTGATATTGACACCAGGAGCCGAAATACCAGTATAGAGAATAAGTAAATCCAAACCAGGGTCATTATCAATAAAGTTATCATCATTCTTTGATGACGGAATAAACGTAACATTTTGATTTGGAAACAACCGTTTGTTAGATGCATCCCCTCTACACTGTAACGCATAGAACATATCGTCAGGATTATTTCTTGCTATGTTGATAATAAGAGTCTGAAAGTCATTATCGACTGAAGAAATGTCACGTTCAAATTTCTTAGACTTTCCTAAATGAGTAAAACCGATTTTATACATATATGATTTTTTCTAATTGTTGAATTGTTTCTAATGTTGAAGTATGAAGTACTCCAATTCCACCTGTTTCTTTCCATGCATCAATGTTTCGCGGTAAGTCATCAATCAAAATATCTTCAGATGACTTACAGTATTTAGCTTTGTTTTTTCCGCCAATAACTGTAATGACTTCTAACGTACTGTCAATGTGTTTATGAATCCAGTTAGTTTTGTCTTGACCCGCAGTGACAGCTTTATCAGTAGGTCGTGGAAGAGCTGTCAATACTTTGATGTCATATCCATCAATTTCTTTGACATATTCAACTAGTTCTAATGCATCATGCTTTGGGTCTAATGTATAGAAGAAGTTGTCAATTTGTTTTGTGATTGGTTTCCAAAACGTAACAGGATGTAAGTCTTTATAATTAGGACCATGAAGCTCAATGACTGCTTTTTCAAAGTCACTAAGAACCCCATCCATATCAAGAAAGATAGTTGGTTTGTTCATAATTGATATAGAGTACCAGATAATTGTTGTTTAGCAAGTGCTGCATCAGCAATTCGTTGCCTAAGTTCTGATGTAGAGAAAGAATGAGCTCGTCTATTGAAGAACATTTCTATTCCCAATTCTTCATTCAATTTTTTTGCAGTATATTCAACATACTCATATTCTTCACCAGCAAATCGAATGTCAGGTCTTATTAGCAATAAGCTATCAGTCAAGTCTTGTTCGGACTCAAATGGAAATAGTAAATCAATGTATGAAATCGCCTGAGCTTGTACCCAACGTTCAAAGAGAGATTGCACTGGTTTGTTCTTAGATGTCGGTCTATCAATAGTCGGGTCAGATAGCAAACCAACGACTAAAAAATCGCAATGAGCTTTACATTCAGCTAACATTGCTACATGACCTGCATGCAAAACGTCAAATGTGCTGAACGTCATTCCAATCTTACGACCAGCTTTACGTTCGCGTTCAATGATTTCAAGAGGTTTGATTGATGTCATACATGAACTCCATGTTCTATTGTAACAAAGGCTTTATTGTAAAGTGATTGTTGGTTTGGCAAATGTCTAACATACTTGAGTATTCTAACCCAATGCGAAAGCTCTAATGTAAAAATTGCATCATTATGAGCCATTCCATAGTGTCCAAGTATCTTGTCTGACAGTGTTTCATAATCATCATCATAACCAAAGCGATACAATGACATCTTCAACTTAGACAAGTCTAATAACCAGCTTGAATAATCAGTTGGATTAGGGTCAATCAAATACCAACCGTGAGAGGTAATGATAACATTATCAATCGAATAGTCACCATGACAAAAGCTCTTTTCTTTGTTCATATGGTGTTCGATTGACTCAAGTTTTTCAATCATCAATTCTTTTGCTACACTAGACAATTCAGATTCATCTAAGTGAGCTTGAATGCGTTCAATATAAGTAGCAAAATCCGCATGATGCATTGGACGATAGTTTCTAAAGTCGTCAATTTGAAGTCGCAACTTATGGATAAAGGTTCCAGGTTTATACCTTTCACCTTTGATGTAATCCATGTTTAGAGTTTTGCCAATAACTGAATGGACTTTAGGTACGCGGATTTGGAGGTCACGTGCTCGTTCGTGCCATGCTGCAACCTGAAGTGCATTCTCACATGTCTTACTGACAAACTTTTCGTCAGTAATAAAGACGTCAGTGCCCGAAAGACCGTGGAGGATTTTGAATGACATCTTCTTGAAATCATTGACGTGTATCGCTTTATCATCGACATAATATGCGCCTAATACTTTTTCAAATGACAAGACATGATAATGAACATTATGGTTTCTTAGCCAAGTTTCAATGCTTGTTCTATAAGTCTTTTCACGAAGAGCTAAGTCACCATTACAAGAAAGCATTCCCCTGGCAGTACAAATCCAGATTTCAAACCCGTTTTCAAACAGCTCATTGATTTTGTCAATGACTACTTGGTCAGGTTCTGCATTATCCCAGTCACGGTTAAATGTGTGAGAAATAGTATCATCAAAGTCGAAGATGAATCGACGATGATGTGAAGTATTAGTATTCATTGTCGGTGTCATAGAACTCAATTGATTGTAAGTGATAAGCAACAGCAAAAAAATCAGCACTAGGCAATATTGCCATTGCGACCCATAATACAAAAGAATCGATAAGGTCAATCATATAGTTTATACCTGACATGATAATAAGTTTGAAAAAGTCGATGACATATCAAACGATAGACATCATGTAATACAAATCCAAATGCAAGAATTGCCAGAAAGCAAACCAACAAAGCTCCACCAACAATGACTGCTATTGCTTCTAAGATAAAATCTAGAATAGCAAAAAACATATTAGGACTTTAGAAAATCACGTGGATAGAATGAGTCATACAGAAACTTTGCAACCGGTCGAGGGTCCCTAAGAGCTATTGTCAATGCAATAGCTCCAAGAGGAACGATGATAGCCATTCCAAGAAAGAAAACCGAATAGCAAAAAATAACAGCACTTATCGTGCCAATGTCTAAGTTCAAGTTCATGATGATAGTGTTTTTGATTTTGCTTTGAAACCGCCGGAATGCCAACCCGCACCACGTAAGTTGAATGCAGAAGCACGTATAATTTTAGACATTATTGTATCACACTTTGGGCAATGATGTTGAGTTTTGTCATCATGTTTGTGATTGATTTCCTGTTCATGACCGCAAGATGGGCAACCATAATCGTATAGCATTTTTGTGTTTCTCCTTATTAGATTTGTGCATAGAATGATTTTAAATACGTGATAAGCCAGACTTCAAATTCTTCTTTTAGTTCTGGCGTTTTAGATGGAAGTTTAGTTGTTTCCAACAATTTATCCATTGTAGTATTTAGCATTTCAAAACTATGCACAGCATCTTCAAATTCGACACGACCTCTTTTGACTGCAAGCAAGTAGTCGGCAATCTCAAGAGGAAACCTTAGTTCTTGAGCACCCAAGATTTCAGTTGCTTGATAGGCAATACGAATAGCATGAGATAGAGCTTTCCAATCAACTTCTTGTTCTTGAGCTTTCTTAGCACGATGACCGTACTTTTCAACAAGTTTCTTCAAAGCTCCAATGACATTAGACACCCGTTCAGTTTGGTGATAGTATCGGTCATTGACTTGAAGAGCTAACGTATCTTTGTATTCTTCATTAGAACCTTTGATGTACGAATAATGAACGTAACCATTGAGCACAGTCAATGGAAGCTCTACGTCTTTGATACGAGTTTCTTGTGGATTTTCAACTTTTTCAAGTTCTTCAATCAATCGCTCAACTGCATTCAGTCGCTCACCTTTGACACCATATACTTGAGCTTGATGAGCTGCATAGCCGACCATTTTGGAAATGTCAGATGTCAAAAACTTAGTGCTGAGTTCATTGATGAATTCACTGAACAACGCAGTAAAGTATGCATTCAACCAATGTGCCGAACTATCATACTGAAACCGATAGTTATGAGCACCACTTTTGAATGCAAAGACAAGTTCATACGCATAGCTTTGACCTTCGAAAAAGTCGAACGCCAATCGTTGAAGAGGAATAAATTCGATTTCTTCTTCACCGGCATTCATCTTTTCGTTAGGCTTTACATCACGTACAACCCGGTTTTTGATTTTGTGTCCAAGCAATAACTTGCCGTAATCTGGCAAGTAAACCATCTTGGAATCGATATCGGACGATTCATCATCGGTTCCATATAGTGCAGAACCGAAACGGAATTTGATTAGATTAGTTTCACTCATAATTTTTGATTGATAACCAGATTTGCTGTAATGACGGCCATTTCTGCCGGAGTAATAGTTTCAGTCCAAGATACGAAGCTGGCAAGAGTACTCAACCATAGTAACCATGTATGAGATGTTTCAGCTTCATCAAGATGTTTATTGAGCGGGCGACGATAATGAACAACTTCGCATTTTTTGAAGATACCTTCTTCAGCCACTTCGCCAACAGTATCTTCAGTCAAATCGACAACTTCACCTTTACGAAAATAACGAAACGTACCAGCTTCAATCGTAATTTCGTGTCCAAGCAATAATGCTTTTAGAACTGTTGCTGTACAAACAGGATTTACATATCTTTCTTCATTGGCACCAATTAGCATATTCACTTACTCCTCTTCATCATCGTAAAAATCAACAACAACTTCTTCCTCTTTGAAGAAATCGTAATGTACAGTAAAAATAGCATTGACAGTTTCAGTAAATGGTGCGACTTGAACTGACATGTTCAACAAATCTTTATGACCAACGCATTGAGCAATGACTTTAGCAATTTCAGTCATAATCAATGCATCACCACCATAAGGGATTTCATCGACATAAATGGCTAATAAATTTTCATCGCTTTCACCAATATGAACACCAACATAATTGAATTCACGAACCAAGTTTCTTGTGATGCATTCTGAAATGTCCATCTGGAGTTCTCCACGCTATTGTTTGAATATAGTTCTATTATACATCAATAAAAATCAATGTAAATAGTCAGCTTACTTGAAAATGTGAAGTCTATAACAGTTCGAGCGAAAGTAAATGTAGTTGCAAAACTATGACAAGAGCATATCCAATAGCATGGCTCTTTTTGAATGAAAAACCAGATGCATCTTGTTTATAAAGAGCCGCTCGACCTTTGGCTTTATCATTAAGATACAATGGAAGTAGTTCAATTTTCCCGGGTCTAATCAACGCTATAGCATCGGCAACATCTTCTATCGAGCGAGGTCGTAATCGTTGTAATAACTCACCATGTCTGCTCATTTGAAAAAGCTTAGACCAATTTGATGGAATCAATAACAAGTTCCAATCAGGTTCAATAGTTAGCAGTTCTTCGATTTCTTCACGAGATTCAAACTTATCGTAAACTGAAAGATGAAGAAAGTCTAACTTGAAATATCCATATTCATCAGCTTCTTCATATGGAATTGCGGCCAGTTTTGTTAGCGGGTCAATTGGAATGTTTTGTGGATAGATGCCACAAGGATGCGGTCTAAGTTTTTCATTCTGAACAATACTAGCTGGTATCCAATTTGGGAATAAGTTGAGTGGTTTGAACTTTGTTGGGAAGTCAATATCAACATCACCAAAATAAGAAACATTAGTTTCCGACATTGATTACTTTATCCATTTCAGCGAGTAACTCGCGATTTTGTGCAAATCTTTCAGCCCAAACTGCATGATTGATAACCTGTTCAAATAATGAATAATCATCTTTGTCAATATTATTAAGAAACTCTCTACCAATGTTACTCACATATAGAAACCAAGGAGATAACTTTTTCTTTCTAAATGCTTCAAGCACTGTGGGAAATCCTAAGCGAGATAACACCTCAGTAAATGGACATTCTAGTGTTTCAGCTAATCGTTCAAGATATTCCTGTGATTGAGCTAACTGCTCCCATGGGTCAAGTTGGGCATCATAGTTCTTTAGCCATAACGCATACACTGCATCACTACAAAATAATGCAGGTCCAATATCAGGATGGTTCTTGACAATGAATGTAAGAAACTGGTTTGCATCAAGTTCAATTTTTGAACATAATTCTGCAAACTTTACAAAGTTGATAAAGAAGCGAGAGGACATAAACGTATCGGGCGATTGAACTGAATGTCTTCGTAGCTTCATCCACATATTGTAACTTGCAAACGCAGATTGACCGATGACAGTCTTCATTGTCTCTAATCGTCTTTTACCTTTACATACATGAGACAAGAATGATTTCTCACGAGCATATACGTGTCCGCAATAGTTACATTTCCATCCTGCTAATTTAGGGGTTGAGTTCGCACTTGAAGCTGCTCGTCTATTAGCAGCTTTGTTCTTTAGGGCATTTGCATCCATTATTTGAAGACTCATGTTGATTGTCACTTTCTCTAGTAAGTTTGAATGGGTCTAGATATTGTATCATGGTTTGCTTATCAAATTCTATCGGCAGCACTTTGCAATAAGGCTCTTCATTAGTATCCAAGAAGTTTGATACGACTTTAGTAATGAGCTCTTCAGTAATCACTTGCTCTCTGACAACCGCAAACAATACTTTACGACCAATACGATGTTTAGGTCCTCTATCTTCACGTAGTTCTACATGAATGAGAGGAGCAGGTTCAGACTCGACAATCTCTTGCATACGTACTTTGACTTTTGCCATGATATCGACTGCTTGGTCAGTTTCAGTACGCGATTGAGCAATGACATCATCATAAGCTCTATCAAAAATCTTGTCATGATAGACTTGAGCAGCCGTATGAATTGACAGAATATACACACATTGAAAACGACGTGATAGGAAACGACAGAATGCCCAAGAGGATTCTTCATGCAAGTCCATGTCAGTATCCCACAACTTTCCATTCAGTTCTTCAGACGTTATCTGAAAATAACGTCTTGCAATTTTACGTCTTTGAAGTGAGTTCATTTTCGATTCTTGAAATAATATTCAGCACAAGAGTATAGAATAACTATACATGATATAATCAAATAAAGTGCAAAGATATCAGATATCATCTTTCTTTGATAGATTGATACCTGACTTTTTAATGAACTCTCGACGAGTACATTTAGCCATGTCTCTATCTCCATAAGATATGTGACTTTTGTCAGATTCAAAAATCAAAACTCCGACTAGTCCAACTACAAAAACAACTAATAACATAACTACTATACCAGCAGAAATACACATTTATCCTAACTCCTTTTTGAGTTTTTTGATTTCATCGACTTGATAACCAAGCTCTTCAGCTAATTGTATCACATCTTCGCTAGAAAGTAACGGCAATGATTGCTTTGCCTCTCGTTCGCTAAAGTCATAATACTCTTTGACAATGTCAAGTGCCATACTTGACATCTTACCACTTTTCTTACTTTCAGGTTTCCATACAAAACGACGACTGTCATTCAATCCGCAGCAAGCAAGGAGCTTGCAGAATAGTTCAGTATGGTCAATCTTAAACCCATCTTTAGTGCCAAGATTGAACAAATGATTATTGACAAATTCGTCAATGATAGTTAGTTGATAAGCATCTTTAGTTCCTGACATCCAACGAGTAATCACATACGATGAAAAACCCTTTTGCTCTTCTTCTGATAAAGTATTCCACAAGTCCAATTCAGACTTATTCAGCCTTGAGAGTATCGAAAAGATGTCAAGCTTGAATGCTTTCTTTTCCACTATGGCAGGTTTCTTAACAGTGCTCATTATATGTTGCTCAAAGCATTGATAAGTGCTGCCATTGTAATATCTGGAAATGCTGACCTTGAATGCTTATCAAGATAATCTGCAATTCCGATAACCGCAAGCTTTTGGGATTGAATATCAGATTTGAACTTTGGAACTTTTGCAATGTTTTGGTATAAGAATTGATAGAGTTCTTCGTATTCTTCACGTTGAGCATTTTGACAAATAACATCACGTGCAGAATCGAAATCACCAATTTCAATATAGTCAATCAGCTTGAATTTATAATCATTACTCGCATCACTGCTATTAGCATTTGACCATGTTAGCTTTTTATTTGAAACACTTTGTTGTAATGTTTCAATTGTTGCACGAATATCCGGGTAGCAGACACTTACAATTTTTTCAAGTGCAATGATTGATTCTTCTGATTCTAAAGATACTCCTTCTTGTTCAAGCATGTCAGCCATTTTGATAATGACGTCTTCTTGATTAGGTGCTTTGAACTCGTAACGTTGTAACCTTGATTTCAACGCTGGCATAATCTTATTCACATAGTTACAAGTAAAGATAAACCGACAAGAATCAGAGTTATCTTCAACTATATGACGTAATACTGCTTGAGCATTGTGCGATAAGTAATCAGCTTCTTCCATTCTAACAACTTTCATGTTACCCATCGGCATTGTTTCTGCAAAACGACCAACTTTATCACGAAGGTTATCAACACCTGTTTCATCAGAACATTTCACCAACATTACATCAAGCGGGTCAATGTTAAGGTCTTTTATTAGAGCTAAGGAAATAGTTGTCTTACCTGTACCCTGAACACCACTTAGTAAAAGATTAGGTAGTTCGCGTTTCCCACTTGATACTTCATGGAAAAAAGTTCGATGTGTATCATTCTGAAAGATGATATCTTCAATCGTTGTTGGTCGGTATTTTGCTACCCAAAGTTTGGAGATGCCGCTTTTTGATGATTTCATATATGTATGATGTTATGTTGTTAGATGTGTATATTATAAACCATAATTCTTGCCATGTGAACTTGGAATTTGTCCATCAAAGAAAGAAACTTCTTCACGACTGTCATTGATAAAGCTGAGAGATGATTGTTCAACTGGAGGTTTCTCTTCTTCCACTTCTGGAAGTTTAGCAACAGACTTAGCTTGTTCAACCATCGATGGAGAAAAGTAAGGATAGAAGTTTTTATCTGGGTCTTCATTTTCTTCATGTATAGCTTCAATGGATTCTTCATCTCTGTCTTCAAGAGGCTCAAGTTCTAAATCATGATGACTTTCATTTACATCTTTTGTTGGATAGTCATTCCAAAAGTATTGGGGATTGTAGTCTTCTTCTTTCTCATCATCAAGTTCAAACCCAGATGGAAGTTCCTTATCAAGTGGAATATCTTCTATAAGCTCTTTAACTCGTATTGGCAACAATGGAGCTTTGATTTCTTTAGGCGTTCTTTGTGCTACTAAGTAGTTACCTGCCAAAATAAGAGCAACTGCAAGTGGGTCAAATACGAATATCATCAAGCCAATCAACCAACCCATTGCTGCTTCAGGTGTTGACTTCAAAGCAGTAGCAAGATACATAATCGGACCAGCATGAGATGTAGCATCAATCATTTCAGTTTGAACTTTTGGAACTTCTACATCCAATTGTACAATCCTGTTATTGATACGCTCAATCTCAGTCTTGAAGTTGTTCAATAACTTTGTTCTGCCCTTTACATAATCAGACGGTAAGTTTGCAATTTGAGCATCTATCTCTTTCTTACGAGCCTCAAGCTTGACTTTTTCTTCAGTCATAGACTTCACTTTGACTTCAAGTGTTTTGACTGGAAGTGAGCTCTTCTGAAAGTTTGTACTCAAATAAGATGCAGCACCCATACTCGTAATAGTCATTAGCACAAAAGATGCTACTGTCAAATACGTTCGTAACAGCTTTGACATCTTCCCCCATTCACGATAAAGAACGGTGACTGATGTGACTTTAGCAATGTCAAAAGCAATGGCCAGTGCAACTATCAGTTCAGTATAACCGAATAGTTGCACAAGTCCAATTACCGATACTATCGTCCCGATGCCTTCAAGTAAAAGAGCTGAAAGCAGTGTAAGTATAATGAAGAACATATTAGTAGAACCTTTATAATGTGTATAGTTCTACTATTTAGTAGTTAGGAAAAGAAAGAGCTAAAGCCTTCGTGATTTCGTAATAAAGACCTGATGAACCAGTAGTAATGCTTTGTCAGAACCACATCTTGAAGCAATAAAGTCATCAAGATTTTGCCAACGATTTCATTATGATCGTAATCAGGACCTAATGCTAATGAACCAGATAAGAGCGGATTGCCAGCATTGTTTTCCAAAGCTGCTCGAGCTTCAACCTTATTGAAGCAGTCTGATGGAGCTTTATAAGCCACTGTCCATTCACAGAATGTCAATGTTTCGGATTCAGGAATGAGAGTAGTGCTAATTGAAATGCACAACTTGCTCATTGTACCTTGCCATTCAGGGAAGTAATCGTTGCTTCGTAAGTAACGAAACTTTGTGTGATAATCGCCTTGGTTTCGCCGAAGAACGATTACTTCATCTTCATTTGGGGCAATGTTGGTTTCTGGATTTGTGTTCATATGTTATACCTTCTCTCTATGTTATGTGTTATTAAGATCTTGCCCGACGTTGAACATCAGTAAAGGATTGACGCCAATCACGATATCCATCAGCATACCAACGTCTCCATCCTGGAGCACTTGCAAATACTTTGAAGACTTCACCCGTATCAAGTGCATTCACTACTTCTAAAGTTCCATCTTCTTGTTCTTGACAAAAGACCAAACCTGATAAAGACTTCTTACCGATATCAGTGATAGGTTCTTTTAGCATTTTTTTCCAACTATGTCCAATTCTCTTTTCAGCTACAGCTTTCATGCTAAAGCTGAAATCGTCTCGTGCTCCATCATGTGTTACACCAGAACCCATACCTAAGCAAAAGCTATCAAGTGCAAAGCCTTTATTTACCCAAGCTCTAACAACACCTTCATGAGTATCAACTCGAATGCCATCACCTTGGATAACTGCAACACATGGTGCCAATACTTTATAGCCTACAGAATTGACATAACCGTTTTTAAATTGTTCAAATAAGATGTCACCAATTTCACCTGGCTCTACTTCTGGGTCACCACTATCAGGACGACATACCAGCTTACCACCAGACTGCTCAATCAATGGACGTAATACCTCACCACCTAAGTAATCTCGTACAAACCGTTTGCTATCATAAGTGTCAATAACACCGGAGATGACAGGGATGCCAATCCCATCTTCTTTGAAACTTTTGACACGAGCATACAGTCTATTGACTAACATAACTGCAGCACCCCAATCATCGCGTTTCTCTGCATTAGAATTCATACACATGACTGAATGTTCAGTTGCTTCAATTGAAGTAGTCGTTGCTTTAGATGTACCATACAACTTTTTGATGTAGCGATTAGCTCGTGTGCAATCAGAACCATCGAACAACATGGCATGAGCAATACCAGCCATCACGGCAGCTTCATTTGGACTATCGGCTCCACGGTCGCCAAAGTTATGCAGCATGTAATTGACCAATGCTTTATCAGTGCCAACTTCATCGCACACCGTTTCAAGTGTCTTACGAACGGTACGACAAACGGATGCTACAGTTGACATCTTCCACAGTGTTGATTGAGCAAAGGTTTCAATGTAGGTTGGTAGCCAAGCAGTTTCATAACCGCCAGTATTGACAAAAGCCGCGATCGGAGTTTGTGGTAAGACAACTCGACCTTCTTCAACACCAAACATTTCAAGTGGTAGTTTGCCATCAAGCTCACGAACAATGTATTCCCAACCTTTACGATTGAAGTTGTAACCTTGTTCAGTGATTTCAACTTCAGCTTCATCAATATGTTCTTCGGTAATCCGAACTGAAGCTAAGAAGCTTGCAAGTAAAGAATGACCTGCTGCAACAATTTCTTTTGAATACTTTGAAGGTTTTCGAGGAACACAGACGACATACTGGTTTTCAATGTCAACTGGCATTTCAAGCCAGTGATTTGCCTTGTACCCATCTATGAGTAATACAGGGTTTAGTGGTAAAAGATGTGATAGCATAATAGGAATCCCCTAAATGTAATGTAAGAAAAGTAGCAATGTCTATCATTGCTAAAGTATGTGTCTATTATATCTCAATTCCAACAGATTGTAAACGTTTTTCTTCTTCCCATTCTAAGTCTAGCTTCAATTGAGTCAATACTTCGCCCAACCAGTTTGTGCCTTTCCATTCATTGACTGGTGTGACTTTGGCAGTTACTTCATCAAGTCCAATACCCCAAACAGTATCGTACGGAGATGCTTCAACGAGAATAGCATTACCAGTGTTCATAAGCTCGCAATACAATGACGGGTTCTGTGTAAACTTAGCATAATTGCCATCATACACAATCTTGCCGCATTCTTGTTCCCAAACTGCCAAGTCAAAGTTTTGAACTTCACGTCCAAGCTTCTTTTGAACCTTAGGGTCAGTCGCTTGTAAGATAAGCGACGCAGCATGCTTATCACCAAACAATGCAGCTTTCTTGAACATCATGTATTGTTCCGCACAGTTGAATGTAATGCTACCATAGTCGTAGTTTCCAACTTTATTGCCAGACTCTATAACGAATTCTGATGGATGCCATTGGCTAAAAACTCCACTCCAGAAAAAGTGGAATTTTCCATCTTCGTGAATGCTATCTTGTTGAGTGTTCATATGTTCCTCTTTATGTTTATGAAATAAGTGAAAGTGCCCAATCTATAATATCTTTATGGTCTTCAAAGATATGTTCTTCCATGTCCAAGACATCGTTGATAGGAATCCATTTAGCTTTAGCAGCATCATCACTGCCTTTTACTTTTGACAGTTCGCCAGCAGGTAAGTAGAATGCATATGCATGAGTAATTGTTCTGCCACGCAATGACCTATCAGGATTATCAAATACATGAGAACCTTTCATTGAACCGGCCATAACAGCCGTTGGAACTTTGAGTTTGGTTTCTTCACGTAGCTCACGTAATGCAGCAACAGTCAAGTATTCACCAGGCTTAACAAATCCACCGGGCAATGCCCACAGCCCTTTACCTGGGGCAGCTCGACGTTGAATCATTAGTATATGTCCTGATTGAATAACGACTGCATCAACTGTCACAAAGAATGGAGGATGGGGAGCAGATTCCCAAGACTTCTGGTATTCCTGAATGTGACGATACTCCTCACACAGATTAGCATATTGGTCGCACTTACTCCAGTCTTTGAGGTACTGTTTCAGTTCAGACGAAATGAGGTCTTTGTCATGCCATTTATCAAGTTGTCTAGAGAAGTATTCATCACGAACTTGAGTAGCATTGACATCATCAATTTGTTCAACCGAAACAAACTTCCATTGAGGAAACATATCAAGGTAAAAGCTAGACGAATCTTTCTTATGACCAATGACACCAATACGTAGATTTCTTGACACTTTACCAAGAGTAATAGTCTTGACAATCTTTTGAACTTGTTGAACCCATTCAGCATCATTATATCTGAAGTCGCGGATTGGCTTACAAATCAGTCGTGAAGTATCTTTAGCCGGAAGCTGATTGGACAGCATTGTAGCACGTTCAATCCATGACCAAGGATTCTTGATAGTACGCGGTTGAAAGCTAGAACCAAAAAGCACGATGACATTACTTGCCATGTCTAAAGCTCGTTTCACCGTCGATACATGAGCACGAGTTGGTGGTTGCATACGACCAATGTAAATAAGGTAATCGTATTGATAAGTACTCATTTGATTTCTCCAAAATAAGGAGACACAATTTTGAACATCTTGCTAAGTGAGGTCACCAGTTTTCGTAGTCCGGGAATTGAATTGACCGTCAAGTAAATGTTGATGATGTCTTGGATAGGATACCGATTTTTGAGGAATTCATTACCTCGGTTATTGATAATGATATCACTAAATTGTAACTTCTGAATTACAAATTCAGACTTTACGACATCATTCAATCGTTCTTCTGTGACATAAGCAGTATCACCTTTTAGTAAAGGAACCATTTTGTAGCGAGTAATTTGTGTGTTCATAATAGGAATCCCCTAGTATAGTTTTGAAATGTATAAGTCTATCTTATACGATTGTATTTATTCGAATTTAGCTTTCAACGTTTCATACAACATTCGTTGTTTGAGTTCATATTTTTCTTGGTCAGCTTTAGCTTGTTCAGCAAGTTCAAGTTCTACCATTTGACGACGAAGCTTCAATTGATTGAGCAAATCATTTCGAACTTCTTCATCGGTAAAGTAATTCATTGGCAAGGTAAAGGTGTAGAACTCAAGCTCGCCATTCTCATTGAACCAGCTACGAAATGTCACATCACCATTAGATGCTACATCAATCAATTCAACAACAGGTTCTTTGTCATCTTTGAACCAATAGAAAGCTTTGCAGTATTCTTCAGCAACAATTGTCAATGAACCATAGAACAAGTGCATCTGAAAAAAATCACAATATTCCATCTTCACATTCTTGACTTCAGTTTCTTCGTTAGATAGTTCCATTGAACATTTTACCCCAGTTGTAAGTAAAGTCATGATTGATGTTCAGTGTTGTGTTCAACAAGTTCATCCAATCATAGTGATGTTTTAGCATTGCTACTCGTTCTTCATCAGGCAATTCACACCATTCTTCCCAAGTATAAGGAGAATGATATGTAAGCAGATTGGTTCTTGAACCTAACAATCTTTTGAGCTTACGACGAACTGTACCAATGTTGTACGACCAATTGATGTATTCACCATCGACTTGACCAGGTAAATCAGGCACATACAATAGGTAATAGTATTCTTTGATAGTTCTTACTGGAATCCAATACTTACCATAGCCGGGGTCAATGCATAAACCCTTATCATGAAAATACTTGACTTCTTCTACACGGTTTTTATCGTATGATTGTCTATAACGACGACCACCTTTACGAGCAAGATACTTTTCATCAGGCTTGAAGATAAAGAGTACATGCTTTTGACCTTTAAACTCTTTGCGATATTGCGGACAAACTTGAATGCTTGCCCGCTTATATGCATACATATCAGGTCCAGGATAATCACCTGAGAACTCACAAACTTTCTCGATCGCCGCCAATTTCTAATCCTCAAAATGATGAATTTCAACTACATCATGAAAGGCTTCAATGAAGCCATCTTCTTTGATATGTCTTAAGTCACAATACACTATCATTTGATATGCATCAAATAAATCATACCAATGTTGTACCAATTCTTTGATTTTTGCTAACATCTGCATTTCTCCCCATAAGATTGAAGTTCTATAACCTTGAACTTGAATCTATTGTATCAACTGATACATCATTTGTAAATAGCTAAAAGTGATAACTGGTTATCAGTATCTTACTGTCGCACTGACATCATCAGATGTCATCATAACAAAGGCTTCTTCAGTTTGCCAGAAAGGTTCTTGATTTGGAAGGTTGATACGAGTGGTCCATTTGCCTGGTTCGATAAGAATGTAGAGCGAGTTGCGGATTTCATCGCAAACATCTTTCCCACAAACTTCTATCTTTCCCCAATGTGGTCGATGAACTTCAGTGAAGTCATATACATCAGTCAAAAAGATACCACCTGAAGACTTTGGCATAAAACTGGTATTAGTCAAGTCTTCAACAAACTTGAAGAAAATCTTCGTATTTAGAGGAATAAGCTTTATCATATATAGGTATGTTTATTCTGCAGTTGAAATAGGTGCTAAGATTTCCGGTTCATCGGTAAGCTGAACCGGCGTTGGAGTATTTGCTTCGTTGATTGAACTCATGACATCTTTCAATGCATCCGGTAAAGTAGGTGCTACAACTTCTGGAGTTGCAATAACTTTGAGACCGTTTGCTGGGGCGACATTCTTTTTCGGTTTTAGTCCATTCTTAGTATCGATAAACACTCGACGTTCTTCGGTGCTGATTGAAATTGGTGCTGATGCTAACGACTCCTTGATTGCAAGTATATCAAAATCGACAACTTGTCCGCGAGCGGAACGGGCGGTTCTTGCCATAAGTAAGTTCTCCTTTATAGGTATGGTAATGTTGTTTTTGGGTAAAGACTTTATCACATTCTATTTAGCAATGTCAAGAATGGAAGAATTCACTCCAATGAATGTTATACTTCAAGCAATCAACACAATGTATGCCTACTAAGAACAACAGATAAGAAGCACATGAAGAACCTCGACCAACTCCCCATACTTGACGATTTTGTCGTAGAACATTTACCACATATATGATAGTCTTTAGCCCTTCTTCAAACTGGAATTCGCGAACTGCTACAAGTTCATTTGCAATTCGAACTTCAGCACGTTCTTGTATATCTTCAGGTAGTTCTTTCAGCTTTTGAGCAAAGAACTCCTTCAGGTCAATCCCGTCAAGGTATTCTTGTGGCACTAACCATTCTTTAGGTGGTAAGTCAAATGCCGCATTTTCATCAAACACTTCTAATGTACTTGAACTTCGCTCATTGAAAAGCTGAACATCTTTTGTCAGTTCAGTGACTTGTATCTGCGATACATCCAAGCCTCGTAGGAGGAGGTCAGGTACTTGCTCTGGTTCTACTACTGAGATACCATTTGGAAGAAGTAGCCTATCCTTTAGAACGGTTAGATTTGAATGCATTTGATTCCGCATTTCTGAAGTAATGCTAATCCTTCTGG